ATGAAAAAAACTAACACAACAACAACGACAGCAACCGAAACAACAACCGAAAACATCTTGACTTATTCAGCGAATCCCTTTTGCGAATTTGATAAAAAAACAAATTTACAGCAGGAACATACGCAAGAAGAGTTTACAGGAATTAAAGAAGCACTCAAAAACAATTTTACATACGCAAGAAAAAACAATGATTTTGACTTGTTCAATGAAAATGTTGACTTCTGTAATGATTTCAACAACTACTATTCTGATTTTAAAATCAATGAAATTGTTTCACGGTTTAAAAATGACCGCAAAAACCTAATTGAATTTATTTGTAAAAATGAATTTATGAACGGCTTTATTAAAATTGACAAAGATTTTAATTTCAATGAAAAGTCGAAATTTATTGATTTCGCAGCTATTAAAGCAAAATATAAAAACTTGACCGATCCAAAATATGATTTTGCTTTAACGCTTTTTAACATTCTTTGTTTCCGATTTGCAAAAAATCAGCAAGAAGCGAAAACAATTCAAAAATTTGAAAATGTGCCGAATACTAATGCTACTTCTGAGTTTGCAGTGTTCCGCCCTTCTTCGGTTTCAATCAACACAATTCAAAAAGCACTTGTCGAGCTTCTGAAGCTGATGCTTCCGGATTTCAATTTACTTGTCAGCAAAAAAGATGTTCATTACATCATTGATAGCTGCGCAAAATGTGCCGAGAATAAAAGACTTATCACTTTTGCAGGTGAAAAAAAGATGGAAAAACACTTGTTTAATCTTGTAAAATCAAAAATTAATAATGAACAATTTGTTATCAAGAGTAAAAATAGTTGTGCAAAAACTATAAAACCCGAAAAGGAAAATAAACCGAAAAAAGAAACTGAAAAGCCTTCAAAGACAAAAATTGAAGCTAAAAAAACCGAAAATAAATAATTGAATAATCTAACTTGTAAAGAAGCTAACTTGCGTTAGCTTCTTTTTTTAATGCTTTTTATTACTTAAAGAGGAGGAAAAAACACAATGAAAACGCCCACAAAATACAGAGTAAACCGAAAAAAACAACATAACAGAGCCGTAACACTTGAAATAAGGTTATTTCTTGCAATTGCTATTGTTGTTTTTACTACTGCCTATTTAAGTTTTTATTACTGTTGTAAATTTCTTGTAATGATCGGAGGCTGAAATATTATGACAACAAAAAAATTTGAACAATTATATAAAACAGTTAAAACAGAATTACAATCAGAGTGTAGCAACATCCGTTATTTTAACAAGTTATTTTTCAAACAGATGTTGCAAGCTATACAGAGCGAAAACTATACAGAAATATTTACAACAGACTTGTACAACAAAAACGGATGCACTTATTGTACATTATTGGGTATATTAAATAATCTTACAGATGAAATTATGTTATAGGGTGAAAACTCAAAAAAATACTAAAAAAGAGGTTTAAAACTATGAAAATTATAGAAATTGAAAAAACTGATTCTATAAAAATCAATAGAAATTCGTGGACTGTAAAAACTCTGATACACTTAAAACTAAAGGTGTAATTCGTGGGATAACTCCAATTATGAAATTATCCCCCTCAAAACTGTATTCAATACATAAAGTTTTAGCTGAAAATGGTTTAAATGAATACAGAGGAAATATATACACTGACGGTATAAATTTATATTACCCTCACAATATTACTGATTTTTATGAAATGCAAATAAAGCAGTTCGGTCATATTTTAAATGAGTCTGAATATCAACGACATTTAGAATATGAAAAAATTGTTGATGAGCTACGCAAAAATCCTTTTTTAACAGTGATTGATTGTTGCATTTTATAACACGCTTTTATAAATGAAAAATTTTATAAATAATTAAAATACGCTGTGATATCGGTGAAACGGGCAGAAAAGCCCGTAGCAGTGAGATAGGCGCTCACGCCTGACGAGGCAGTTCAGACATAAACAAGGAGGAATAATAGAATGACAATCAGAGAATTTTTAGAAATGGCAACAGATACAACAATGGAAAATATTGTACTTTATAACTATGAAGAACAAGGAAATTTTTACGATGGCAAAATTGATACTTTAATTGAAAATGTTGACGAAAATCCAAAATCGGACTTAGCTGCAATACTTAACAGCGAGTTGCAACAATGGGATGTTTGTGACGGAAAATTAAATATAAATTATGACAATAACCCCGAATTATTAAAAAGATACTTAAATGAATAATAGGAGGGAAAATAAAATGCCAAAGGAATTGAAAACAGCTATTATCAAATGGCTTTTGGGCAATGAAAATCAGTGGCAGAGGGTGAATGCTTGTACGGAAGCATTCAGAGAATATATTTACAATAAAAGCGGAAATTATCTCATCGGCGGAGAAGCCGGGGTGGAATTTATCGGGGCAGCCGACAAACTAATTTTCAGTAAGTAAAGGAGAAAACGAAATAAAAACACTTGCAGATTTTAAACGAGATGCAGCAAGCGGAAAAATCAAACTTGAAATGGTGGAACGCTATGGAAAAACAGGAGAAGAAATCCCGGAAAGATACAGAGGAATCAGAGCGATTCAATCTGTAAATACTGTAGGAATTATGCTTGAAATTGCCGATGGATTGACCAGTAGTTTGGATTTTCCTCCAGCAAAGTTAATCGAATATGACGGAAAATCCTTGACCATCTATGAGAGAGGTGAAAGGGATTTGACCGAGCAGGAGAGGAAAATTCTTGCAGACTGGCAGAAAATCGAGGATGACTACTACAAGCAGAATCCATACGGTGATGCCTACTGGAAAAAGAAGGACTATTTCAAGAAATGCCCTTGCCCTTGGCTTGCTGGTTATGAAACCGTAAAAGGCAAGTATTATAACTACAACGGAAAAATCCTTGATAATCAGGTTAGAGGAAATGCAATTTTGAAGTACAATGTGTATGAACAGTAAGGGGTGAAAATATGAACAACAGAGATATTGAAATCCTAAAACAAAACTACGAAAGGTATAGAGAAAGGTTAAAGAATAGCATATACAAAGAGGATATGGATATATCAAGCAGTTGCTTTGTATCCTTCGGAACATCTGGCTTGACGGCTTTCAAATTCAACAGAGCAAAATGTAGATGGAAGAAGAAAACAATCAATGACTGGAAAAATCTTTCTTTTGATGAGTTTATGAAGAAGTTTAGAGAAGCGGAATGGGAGTGGGAATGCAGGGGTTAGAAATTATCGAGGAGGAATAATCAAAATGTTTGTTGTGAAGTATCACGCAAAAGGACATCGGACGAAATATCTGGGAGACAAAAAGGAAGTTGTAAATAAAAGATGTGCTATTGCTTTTGGTGAGGGCTTGCGGGAGCAATTCGAGCAGGTAGAGTCCGAGCATTGCACTTTGGAAGATATAAAGGTATCTGACACTGCTGAAATGATGTATGAAAATAGTTATATCAAAGTCGGAAACATTAAATGGTAATAAAACTAACATTTCATTGATATTAAGGAGAAAAATATTATGTCATGGGCAGATTATTGTAGAAGTAGAAAAAAAGGAACAGAACAATGCATCAGAGACAAAGACGGTCGTATTGTAGTATGGTGCGTTGGTTATAGTTATAATGAGTTGAAAAACCTTTTGAAACGTCATCCCGGATGGTATTTCAGTGATGCTAAATTTGAATAATTAAAAATTGTGTAGCATTCTCAGGAATAAAACAGAATGTTAAGGAGGTAACATTATGTTAAACATTACATTAAATACAGAGAAGAACGGCATTGAATTACGCTTTGACACTAAACCGAATACAGATATTATTACTGCCATTAAAGAAGCAGGATTTCGTTGGAGTGGAAAACAGCGGATGTGGTACGCAAAGCAAGACGATGACACGGTTGCTCTTGCTAATCAAATTTCAGAATCGGAAGGTAGTTTTGAGTATAAGCCAAAAACAGAAACTAACATTGACTTATGGTCTTTAACACGCACAGAAGGAATTGAAGATAATTACGGGAAAACCCGCATAACGAATACAAAAGAAATTGCTGCCAATATTCGTAAACATTTACGGAATAGATTTTCAATGTGCAAATGGTCGGTTACGAGTGATTATAACAGTATTTGTGTTAAATTGCTTGAAAGCCCATTTTCACGGAATTCAGAGGCTTTGAAGGCTATTGCTAATTATGCTTATACATATGCGCAGAGCTGGAATTATGACAACAGCGACAGCATGACAGATTATTTTGATGTCAATTTTTACGGCGTTTATAAAAATGACATTGTAAATTACAACTATAATCAGCGTGAATGTAAGCCGAACGAAACAGAACTTGAAACAGATTTTCTTGTAAAAAAATCAGAGTTTGATGCCGAACAAAAGAAGCAGGAAGAAGAACGAATTAAAAAAGGTGTTGAAGAATATAAAATCAGGCAGGCGGAGTATAAAAAAGCAGAAGCAGAACGACAGAAGAAAATTCACAGAATTGAAAAGAACGCAGAAATTAAAACGGTTGATTATACTATTTTGAATGCCATTCTAAAAGCTAACAAAGATGACAACCTTGACCACACTGAAATTTATGATAAAAAACAGTGCAGAGAAACTTGTCAGGTTTCTAGAGAAGTACATTTTACCACAGAGGTCTATGCGCTTTTTGAAAAACAGTTGATGAGCGATTATTCATTCTTTGGTGGAATGGGCGGAAGCCGTACAGATGACCGTAGAATCCAATCATCAATAGACTACGATATGATGACCGAAGAAGAACGGGAAACTGTCGAGTGGTACAATATTGATTGCGTTGCTATATATTGTGATGGTGAACTGAAACTTATCGTTGATCCACAGGGTTACAATTATGCAAGATATGTATATGTTTACGATGAGCAGAGCCAAAAGGTTGACACTTACCATTCAGATTATGGTATTAGTGAAGAAGAACATCAGCATAATATTGAACTTGCAGAAACTATTGAAGATGTCAGCACCGAGATTATCAGCCAAAATGAAATCAAAAAGACATGGCAGGATGAAGATTTTGATTTATATAAGGCTTGTATGAAAGAATGGATTTATGCAAATAAATTCAAGTTGAATGCCGGCATCGTCAGAGCAATTACAATTCCCGAACTTAAAACGGTTATGTATAAGGTTCTTACAGAAGTTGATAGCATAGCGGAACAATTCAAAAATACAAATCTTGAGGCAGGACAGAGAATCACAATCGTAAAGTATAGCGACTTTGGTATGATGTCGGTATCAAAAGTAACATTTCATAGTTACGAAATCGGGCAATACGCACAGTATGATAATTCTGTGAAAATGACATTCAAGCCGCATAGAAAGAAAGGTCTTTATTATAAGTGGTTTTATGGAGATGTTATCATCTACAATGGATGGTATGACCTTCCTGATACAGTTCTGTTTGATATATCATACAAAGAACATTGTATTACACAAAAATCTAAATGGGCATCATTTGATAGAAAGCAGTATGATGCTATACTTGAATACTTTGCGGAACAAGGATTGAAACCTATTATCAATACATACAAGCCTGTATTTTAAAGAGAAAAAATACATCGTACAGGTTAAAAATTAAAAACATAAAGGAGAGTTACAAAATGGGAATTACAGATAAATTCGGAAACTTTCAAATTAAGAAATCTGATAGAATCAGCAAGGAAGATCAAGCATGGTTGACTCACAGAGAGGAATTATATAAACGAGCGATTGCAGTTTACAAGTCTGTTTATGATATCTATAAGACAGAAAATGAATCATATTCAGAAGAAGACCGCAAAAATTACAAGTATTCTTCTTTTTTAGTCGGGAATTTTGGTGTTCCAAAATCGCTTTCTAATGTTCAAAATAGTTATATAAGTGGTATTTTCAGTTACTTTTCAAATAAGTATAATGTGCAACTTGAAAACAATTTTGATAGATATGATCTGGATAGAGAATATTACAGATACACTGACTCAGAACCTATCAAAGAGCTTGTTGTTGACTTCATTGACTACCATGTAGTGCTTGACAAAATTTTTGACCAGTTAGGCGGTATGAGTTTTGAAGAAAAGGCTATCAAAGAAATAAAAGATAAATTGAAAGAAAAATGTTACAACGGTTATCGTGATACATGGAAAATTAAAGTAAAAGGTAATAAATTCACATATACAGGCGGTTATTGTAGCAAAGCAAAATATTTTGATTATTACGAGTTCAGTAGTACAGAATGGTTATGTGCTTTTATTGATGCGTTGGCATTTAATACATATGGAGAAAAAACACAAGTTTATTCACTGAATCATCTATATGACTCTTATTCTATAAGACTTGAAGAGGATGATTTTCAGAATGGATTTTCAGCACCAGAGGTCGGAGTCAAGCATGTCAAACTCTTCAAGAATGGAAGGATTGATGTTACTTTTACAGATGCAGAATTTTGCCGTAAATTCGCAAGAGAATGGTGTGGTTATACACTTATTTAGGAGGAATCATATGCACGATAATAAATGTAATTGAATGGAGATATACAGTCATGAAATATAAATGTACAAATGAAGTAATCCCACAGGAAATGAGGGAAGATATCAATACAAAAATTGAATATATTGTAAATAACGATTTGCCAGAAGTAGAAACAGGTATTTCAAAAGATGATATTTTCAATGCATATACTGGATTAGGTGGGCTTCATGGTTTAGAGTTCAACAACTATGATAGTTACTATGATTATCAGAGAGCGAAAGCAGATATTGAGCAAGGACAGTTCTTTACGCCTTATAAGCTGGTTGAATGGATTTATAATTGCTTACATATTTCAAATACTGATTTGATAGCAGATCTTACTTGTGGACATGGTTCATTTATTAGTTGTGCGCCGGTTGAATCGAATTTTTACGGTTGCGAATTGGACGGGAAGCCGTACAGAGTGGCAAAATACCTTTATCCAGATGCAAAGCTGGAAAATACAGATATTCGTTTTTATGAGCCGAAAATTACTTTTGATTATATTCTGGGAAATCCACCGTATAATCTGAGGTGGAGAAAAGACGATAGCAGCTATTTGTCAGAATATTATTATTGTCTGAAAGCTGCGGAACTGTTAAAACCAGCTGGAATTATGGCTATTATCGTGCCTATGTCGTTTTGTGCTGATGATTTCTCTGATGGTGGCATGATTGACGGAATGAATGAGCATTTTAATTTTATCTGCCAAGTAGAACTTGACAAGAATACTTTTAAGCATTTGGGTGTTGAGAACTACAAAACCAAAATAGTGTTCTTTCAGAAAAAATCTGAATATACGAAAGAAGTTTCATATAGTACAGAGATACTTTCCGGCATTACTTCCGATGAAGTATGGGAGCAGTATTTAAAGCCTATTACAGAAGAAAGAGAACAGATTAAAAACAAGATTTTTCTGGAAACCGTAAGAAATAGCAAAGACGATGAGGCGTGGAGCTTTAAGGTTGAGAAACTTCTGTATGATATCAAACGAAATCCGAAAACATGCAGCCAGTATGCAGAATGTTGTGAATATGTCAATAGATATAAGACACAGCAAAAACCGGATCATATCAAATGGGACGAATGGGAACAACTTAAAATCAAGCCAAAAGATGTTATTAAGCATTTAAAAATGGCGTTATGTTCACAGAATCCAAAACTTGATAGAACTGGTAGAATTATTAAAAACAATTATACATTTGAGTATAATGGCGATTTTACATCTATAAATGATGTTGTGTTGCAAGGCTTTTCAATGGGGCATTTTCAGTCAAAATGGATTGATAAGATCGTGAATAAAAAGCGAAAGATGTATGATATCCAGAATATGCCATTTTCTGAAATGCAACCAAACAAAAAAATAGCAAAGTGGCTTGATGAGTTCGCATTGACGGATGATGAAAGAACTATAAAGCTGAATAATGCTCAGAAAGCGGATCTGAATCTGTTTATTCAGAAACCATATAGCTTCATACAGTGGGAACAGGGAAGCGGTAAAACATTCGCTGGAATTGCAATAGGTAAATATCGTTTGCAGCACGATCATGTGAAAAATGTATTTATTGTGAGTACGGCAATCTCAATCAAGAACAATTGGCAGGATGTATTGGATCAGTACGGTATCGATTTTGTTATGATTGGAAGCCTTGCAGATATTCAAAATATCAAAGAAGGTCAATTTGTAATTATCACTTTAAATATGATGTGTAAATATCATAAATTCATCAAGCGATATGTAAAATCAATCTGCCAGAAAGCCGTTTTGATTTTTGACGAATCGGATAATATGAGTAATCAGGACAGTAAACGGACAAAAGCCGTATTAAATGCTTTTCGCCGGTTGAAATATAAAACACTGATGACGGGTACAAGCACAAGGAATAATATCACTGAAATTTATCCTCAGTTTGAATTATTGTACAATAATTCTATCAATATGCTGTCTAAATGTGAGTATATTATGGAACGCAACAAAGATGGAGAACTGGAAGACCGGATAAATGAATATTATTTACAGCCATATCCAGCATATCGTAAGGGTAGTAAGTTATTTGCAGCGAGTCATATTCCAGAGAAAATCACTGTATTTGGTGTATCTCAGTTCACACAAGATATTCTTAATGCAGACATTTTGAAACAGATGATTGATAAGACGATCATCACACGCACATTTGAAGAAATTACTGGCAAACAGCTTTATGAGATTATACAGATTGCTTGTAAAATGGGAGAAGAAGAGAAATGTCTGTATAAGGTTGCATTGGATGAGTTTTATAAAATGGAATATCTGTTTGCGAAAACTGGGAACAGCCGCAAAGATGCAATGTTGAAAATTTTGAATCAGTTGCTTGCACTTTTGAAGATTTGCGCTGCGCCTCAGATGTTGAGAGAGTACAATCAGTCGATAATGCCGGAAAAATTCAAAACTGTATTATCACTTTTAGGCGAATTTTCTGATGAAAGAGTTGCTATTGGTGTGCGTCATATTTCAGTAGTAGATGCATATACAAAGGAAATCAAAAAAGCATTTCCGGGCAGACCTGTATTTGTGATTACTGGAAATGAAACTACATTACAACAGAGAAAGAAAATTGTCAAAGAGTTAAAAGAAACAACAAACGGAATTCTGATAAGCACACAGCAGAGCTTATCTGCAAGTATGAATATTGATTTTGTGAATAAGTGTATTATTCCAGAATTGCACTGGAACAACTCCAGCATGAGTCAGTATTATTTCCGCTTTATTCGTTATACTTCAACGGAATTCAAGCAAGTGTATTTTGTAACTTATGAGAATAGTATTGAAAGTAATCTGTTAAAAATGATTCTTGTAAAAGACAAATTAAATCTGTTTATGAAGGATCAGGATTTGACAGACGATGAATTATATGAACGTTTTGGAGTGGATAGTAATATGTTGCAGAACCTCATGTATAAAGAAAAAACGGAAGAAGGTTATGTGATAAGATGGGGAGATCAAAAAGTATCATAAAGAAACAACCATATATTCAGAGAAGATTAAAACGGCACTTTTAAGGAGAACTATAAACGATAAGGAGAAATATAAATGAATAAATCAGAGTTTTTGTTATACATTGAAGAAAATTTCAATATAACTGGTGAGAGTTATCGACTGATTAGTAATATTCTTGATTTCGTTTCAAACAATGCTACTAATGAGAATGAGCAATATAATATGTTATGCAATCTTCTTGATGGAACAATCGGATTATCAGATATGGAGTTGCGTAAAGTGTATCTGTAAGTAATTACTTTTAAGATTGTTTAATAGTTATATTCATAAATGAGGTGCAAAAAATGTTATATAAATGGTATGACGGCAAAAAGTATAGAGCTAATAAAAAAACAGAAGCAATCTTTATAAAATGGAAATCAATTGATAATGCTGTGGATATGAGAAAAAATAAATTAACTTTAGTACAATATGAAACTATACCATATATTTGGCACGATTTGGTGCAATTAGGTGTAGGGAGAACAATCTCACCAGAAGTTGCAAATTGGTTTAAGAAACAAGACTGTAAGGTTCAGATGGATTCAGATAGCATTAATTATATAATAATGATTTGATTACGGCAAACAGAGATTAAAACACTTTTATAACTCGGAATTGTTTATGTAATATTACATAATATAGTTTTTTTAATTAAGGAGGATTAAAGTATGGATATATCAAAAATACAGAAAATATACAACGATATTGATCGGGTAATCAATTCTTCAATGCTGGATAAATATGGAACTATCGAAGATATTTTTACATCTTTGTGTGGGCGTGATGATGAGATGTTGACTTTTGAGTATGCTGTTAATGTCTTGATTAGTCTGGACAAAGGACGTTTTTATCGAAAAAATCTTGAAAGGTATATGGACATATTTTGCGGTAACGCACAAATGGTAAAGGCATTACTAAATAAGCAAGGAGAAATTATAAAACAGTATCATGATTTTCAATTAAAATGGATGGCTGCACACGGTTATTCTCTAATAGATTTTTTAAGTAAAATTAACGATTGTTATGAGGAGTTACAGGCAAAAGAGCCAGTGTTTAAAGGTTGTCTTTACGATAACACTATTGATATTTGGGATGCATTTGATTTGTTTGAAGATACAGGATTTAAAGGTGGAATGATTTATCCTTGCTTTGATGAATGGTTAGACAATGAATGTATAGAAGATGACGACTAAAAATAAAACCGATATTTTAAAAGGAGTGCGTAATAATGAATAAAACAGAATTAAGAAGTGCTACAAGTGCAGCCAATAAGATTATTAAACTAATATCAAAAGCGAGAAAAGACTATGCAGGTTGTTTCTATGACAAGCAAGGTCGGCAGATTATTATATCAGACTATATTGCGATAAGATTAAATGAACATTTGTCTATTCCAGAGGCAAACATTCCGTTCGGCAATGTTGATAATTTGTTCTTGTCGGCTTGTCAAAACACTGAACAGTTAGATTTGTTAAGTTTGGAATACTTAAAGGATTACATACAGAACGCTAAAGATGATGAACCTCAAAGATATAAAGGTAGAGGACATGAATCTATTGTTTACGATTTTGGCGAAAGGCTGCCTATGGTAAATTCTGAATATATGTTGCTTATTTATAAGGTTTTAGGTTGGCGGAATTTGACAGCTAAAGCAAATGAGGATAAGTGGGAAACAAGTCCAATATACTTTTCTTCAGATAGAGGTGACGGCATTTTAATGCCTATGAGGAAAAAGGCGTGTATAAAATGGACAAGATAGAGAGCATGTTTAGTGTTGAAGGCTACAATAAAGATGCTGACACATATGTACCTTACGGATTGTTTGGAACATATATCGAAGCCAAGACTCACCTTAATACGCTGTTGCCCTTACTGAGAAAAGGTTTACTCACAGACAGGAGAACCAAAGAACCGATAGATTGGCTTAACATTGTGGAAAATGATAAAATATTAGCGAGTTTCACTTGAAATATTGTTGATATTATGATATAATAATGGAGAATACAAAATGAGAAAAGTATATGAAGTAAGAATGGAAAATTGGGAATGAGGAAGTGAACAAATGAAAACTAACGCAAAAATAACTATTTCTCGTAATATCAATAATATAAATCAAATTATTATATCTATTACAGATGATGACTTTAAAAAAGATATTGACATTTTAATTGCTCCCGAACAGTTTGCACTCGCATTAACAGGTTTAGGCTATCAAGATTGCATTATTGACAGGCAGTAATAATTGTTGAGTACTAATCTTAGGGCAAACTAGTTAAGCATACACGGGAGTTGATAGAACAGATAAAAGGTGGTGATTGACTGTGTTAAAAAGTGTAAAACTTGTATTGTATCCTACAAGGGAGCAGGAGGGGTTATTTAGACGATTTAGCGGTACTTCAAGATTTGTCTATAATATGTGTCTTGCATATATGATTCAGCAGTATCAGGATTACGGTGTAACCTGTAAATTAAGTGACTTGATGTCTTATATTCAGGGTTGTAAGTATTCTGAAGAATATGCATGGTTACAGGAAGTCCCAGAAGCTGTGCAGAAGCAGGCAATGAAAGATTTATTAACTGCATACAAGTTGTTTTTTAAGAGGGGTAAGGGTTTCCCAAAGTTTAAGCAAAAGAGTAGGGAGATACTGTCCTTTTACCAAAGAACAGATAAGTTACATTTAGACAAGAAGGACTTGAGCAAAGTAAAATTGACAGGTGTAAAGGAACCAGTTAAGTTTAAGTGTAATTCAGAGATAGACTTGAAGTCAGTTATGGAACGACCGTTAAATCCAAGAGTAAAGTATGACGAAAAACATTGGTATTTAACATTTTCTTATGACTTACGGAGCGAACATAAGAAACTGACAGATGAAATAATAGGTGTGGACTTAGGAATAAAGAATCTCGCTGTTGTTTCAAGTGGTGTTGTGTACAGAAATATTAATAAGACAAGAAGTGTGATACAACTTGAGAAGCGTCTAAAACGGTTACAGAGGAAAGTAAGTAAGAAGTATTTCCTGAATAAGCAAGGGGGTAAGTTTGTAAAAACAAGCAATATTATTAAATTAGAGCAGAAGATAAGGTTGTTACATAGAAGATTATCAAATATTAGAGATAATTATATACATCAAATAACTGCGGATTTGGTAAAAACCAAGCCAAATACAATAGTTATAGAGGATTTAAATGTAAGTGGTATGTTAAAGAACAGGCATCTTTCAAAAGCTGTATCACAGCAATGTTTTTATAAGTTTAGACAGTATCTTGAATATAAGTGTAGATTCAGTGGAATTAAACTTATACTTGCTGATAGGTTTTATCCATCAAGTAAGAAGTGTAGTTGTTGTGGGAAGGTAAAGAAATTCTTATCTTTACATGAGAGGGTATATAAATGTTCTAATTGTGGTTTGGTGTTAGATAGAGATTTTAATGCTTCACTTAATCTAAAAAATTACGCATTGTCACTTTAAAGATATGTGTAATATGTACCTGTCCGTTACAGGGAATTTAAGCCTTTGGAGTATTAAACAAATCAGAGTACCTATTAGGGAAATGAAATACAATGAGAAAGGAAGTTAAATCTATAACTATACAGATTTTTATGTAAAGTTATAGATTTATACAAACGGTGTATATGTGATAATTTCGTTATTTCACACACGACCTTTATTGGAAAACATCTACGGCGAACAGGTTTGGCAACAAATCATGAAGAGGGTTGAAGAAATAAAAGCAGATACTATTATTAACTAATATAGTGGGGGATATTTATGAAAAGATATGACAAAAACTATGAGGTAATACGGCTGCAACTTGATGATAGTGGATTGATTTGTAATTCTAATCTTGATGTATTGCCAAACTCTGAAATCATTGCCGTTAAAGATATTACTTCAATGCAGCTTGTTGATTATTATATCATCAACCACTATAAAGCGGCAACTGATAAAGTGTGGCAAAATAAATTCTTCGACAAAGCACTTGAAGAAGTGAATCAAGATAGTAAACATTTGTATGTTAGATTTAGAGCTAATGATGTTATTGTTCAAACACATAGTCCGTATCGGTTGTGTACTGACAAATGTGTAGCATCAAACATCATCGAAGTGGTGTCAGACTATAAGACTATGCTTAATGTTATGAACAGTGTTAAGGTTTCTTATGAGCAACCTACATATGAGTTATATAATAACGACTATTGTTGTGATGAAGGAACTTATACATTGCAAGATGGTTCTGGATATTTTGCCTTAGCCTACGAATTAAATTCCTGTAATTTTTATTGGTCATATGAAGATTGTCCACATAAATTTTCTGAGGATTTTCCAGAATGTGTGTACTGGAGAATTTATTGGTGTAACGACAAAGAGTATGAAGATACTTTATTGGACTTATATAAAGATGAAGATTTTGTGCTTTATCTGACCAACGCATCCGCTTGGTATGACAAACATAATAAATAAAATTCTTGTTTTAGAACAGATTCGTCATAAGGAGGAATGTAGTTTTATGAAAAGTCAATATAGAGAAATCAGAAGCAATTTCATTGATTATGATAAAAATATAATGTATATTGACGCTTGGAGAACAACAAGTTCCAACGAAGAGGGTAAAGTAATTGCCAAAATTAATCTTGCTAATTCCGAAGTGGAATATGTTGACGAGAAAGCTAAAACTGACGCTTATGCTCAGACAGTAATAAGGAGGGTGTTAAATGCCGTGGTTTGACAATAACAATAAACCAATCGAAGTTAATCATACTGAGATGATAGAAAGGGTAGAAAATGACATTCGGCTCTATGGTAAAGATTTGAAATGTTATGTTATTATTTCATCTCGCTCTGTTGTAGATTCGCCTGACATACAGATAGTAAGTAGATTTAGTTTAAAAAAATCTATTATAGGCGGTATGACAGACAAAGAATATGCTCTATCAATTACGCTTGAGGAATTGTTAAATAGACTGCGGTACGAACATTATGTGCCAAAAGATGTATAAAACAAAGGTTTTATACATAAAAAAATAGACATCACTCCGACCTGCGAAAATCTGGTGATGTCTATACCAAGTAAGCTATCGAAAGATGGTCAGCGTTAGCCTACCCATTTTCAAAGCCTAACATAATGATACACTATTGGGGAAATTTTGTCAATGTTATTTCCATATTTTGTGGGTTGAATTTGGATAGGAAAATTTTGTACAATAATAGTGAAAGGTGAATGAATATACATGAACAATTTAAGAAGAAAGAAAATTAAGGTAGCAATAGATTCTATTAATATATGTATTGGCAAGCTCGAAAATATTCTTTCTGAAGAAGAAGAGTATTTAGATTCTGTTCCTGAAAATTTGCAAAACTCAGAAAGATATGAAGAGAATTGTGAGTCCTATGATAACTTTGAGGATTTACTTGATGATTTGTCATCGACTATTCAAGAATTGGAGGAGGTTTATAATTGAGACAGATAAGTGAAAGAGTTTTTTTAAGAAAGTTAAGGAATAATGGGTATAGTTTTCTTCGACAGAATGGTAATCATGCAATATATGGTAATGGAATGCATACTGTATCTGTACCTGTAAGAAATTTTAAATCAGTAATAGCTTTACGCTTAACTAAAGAATTAAACCTAATATAAATATGGTGATAAATCATGATAACTTTAGTGTGTATTATAGGGTTTATTATCTTAATTCTGTGGGAAAAGAGTAAAGAAAATTATGCAAACCATAAGATCAAAAAAAATAATAAACAATATTTAAATCAATATATTAAAAACAGAAATGATGATGAGCCAAAGATTTGATTGATAAATGTTGGTTTACTCATTGACAATATAGAATTTTTTGATTATAATTAAATTAAGTAATCGAACAAGTGTTCTATTTTTAAAATAAAAGGAAGCGGGTATAATGAACAACACAATTAACTTATTCAATGAATGTTGGAACTGGAGCATTTACCTTGATAATGGTATCATAATGCCCAGAAACAGAACTTGCAAGCCACAAATAAGCAACAATCTTGAAATGGATTGCAGGTGTAAATGTTTAGACCAGTCACTCAAATGTGATGATGAAACATTTACAAACTTGGTTGATTTATGCTTTAGTGATTATTGTAGTTATGATTTTGAGAACTTGACATACATAGGAGAATGCCCACTTAGCGACTTTATACCGAAAGAAGAATATCAGATGGCTTGCCACTATATAAAATGTCGCAAATTTGTTTGTACGGTAAAGGGAACGGAAAGAAAAGCATATGTAATAGGTTACCTGCCAACTGAACCTGACAACGAAGATTGTATAATTTATGTATCTTATTGTTTTTATATTATAGAAAATAAATTAAGAATGTTTCAAGATGTGCAGAAAGCAAGTTTAAAAGCTAAAATGGAAGTGCATAAAAGTAATTTAAGTGATTTTGAAAAATTTTCTATTTTTTTTAAAAAAAGTGTTGACAACAATGCTTGATAGTGATATTATTAGTACATAAACAATGAAAGATTAAGAAATCTGAATAAATGACGGTCAAAATTTAGACTGCCTATATAATATTGTTTATTCCAAATGAAAACATACAAAATTTATTGTGGAAGGAGATTGGCGATGAGAGTCGCAGAAAATGTTAGTGTAAAGAATATTAAGTGCGGAGATGTATATTTCGCAAATTTAAGTGGTCAAGGCTCTCTGCAAACAGGATTAAGACCAGTCGTTGTTGTTAGCAACGATATCGGTAATTATTATAGTGGCATTGTTACGGTTATGCCGTTGACTTCTAAACATAAGAAAGATTTACCTACGCATATGAAAATAAAACCAAATGACATAAATGGTTTGAGAAGCGAGTCGATAATCTTAGGGGAACAGATTACTACAATTAATCAAAATCAATTAGGATATAAGATTGGTCAACTGACCGAGAGTGAATTAAAAGACGCTCGCCTTTGTGCTATTAACATGATGGGATTAAATTGTTTTGTACATCTATACAGCAATCTTCATAGGTGATAGATAATTGCTTGATAAATAATTGATTTACCTTTCTATTTTGTATTTGACAAGTTGCCTTACATATTGGTATAATATGTATTAATAATCGTGAAAGGCTGTTTGTTAATGGGAATGTGTGATAATGACCGTAAAGGTCAATCAATTATTGAAGAAATATTATTTGATCAAAAAGGAAAAATTCAAGTATTAGAGAATATTTTAAATTGTCAAGCGAAAACAAAGGAGTATCATTCTTTATACTTAGATACAACATATGTTATTCATAGGATGCTATATAAATTGAAAGATATATCTGACAAAGAATGTTGTGATAAATCCCCTATATGGTGTTGGAATGAATATGATGTGTTATCCAAGATACAAGATGAAAAATATACAGAAGATATTGTAAGAAATAAATTATTAATTATGGAATATTTTAAAGTGTTAAAACGACCAATTCCAAAATTGATAATTGACTTTAAGGCTGATGTATTTGTACCGACTGTTATTCCAACACTGAAATGGACAACCTACAGTATTATATCTGAGGATTGGAGTAAATATTTCAAAAGTAAGATTCATCGGGATTTAACTATGATATTTGCTTTATTATACTTTAATGGGGCAAATGTAACTGCAAAAGAGGCAGATTGTTCTGTTAAACATTTGGGTACTAATAATAACATCGTCAATTTTGAAAACATTGCATTTGCAGTTCCGGATATGTTAGCTGAAATATTTAGGCTATATCCAAAATTGGATACAGTTCTTATTCGTAATCTTTGGAAAAATTGTGGTATTAATTCTTATCAGTTTCGTTGGTCTGGCATTTATCAACGATGTTACAAATATGATAAAGCTAACGATAATTTTATATTTTTATCTGTTACACCCAAACAAGTTGATACAAAAGTTTTATTAAGTTTTGGATTTCCTGAACCAAGAAATGACTTTGATAAAGGAAAGATGATCAACAGATATAAACAATGGCGAACATACTTTAACTTATGATTAATTTAATTAATTTATATTTTTTTGGCTACTAATCTTGTAGCCAAAAAAATACATATCAATGACCGTCACTTGTAATTTTTAAAATAAGAAATGGAACATATAATAAGGAGTGAAAATATATGAGTCAGCAATTGGCTTTGATTGGATTCAAGGAGCAATATGTTCCCGATATTAACATTGTTACAAATGATAATACTGAAATAAGCGGGGAAAGTTATCTTGATAATGTTGTTGAAATAAATCGTTATCTTGAACAAATGGACAATGAGGATGAATTATATTTTAACGATAACGAAAATTTAATTGATTGTATTGAAGTAGACAATAATTATTTAGGTACAAAGAAAATTACTGATAAAAGCACTGATGCTTTCACGCCCAATGAAGTAAAGCTCATGCTCGAAGAGCTTTTAAAACCTTCAAAATATTATATAAACAGTTTGAGAAATTACCTTTATATAGTATTGAGTGTAAATACAGCTCGAAGAGCAGGTGATATTGTAAGTTTAAAGGTTGGAGATGTTTTGCAAACCAGTTCTAATGGGATAAGTGTTGGGGAATACATTAATTTACATGAGCAAAAAACTAAGAAATATGCTCATGTGAAGATTAACTCTTTTGCTAAATCAGCTTTACAATATTATTTCCGTGAATTAGGAAAATATAATCAACTTCATGGAAATTGTAAATTAAAAATGTCAGATTGGCTGTTTCCTAAGTGCTTCACTCCAGATGAACCAAATACAGTGGATGGAATGAGAAAAGTCATTCAGAGATTAACAAAAAAACTGCATAGTAAAAATCCACAAATGTTTTGTAAACATTATGGAACACATAGCTTACGAAAGACAATTGCCCGAAATGTTGTAGATCATACAACGGATGTCAAAGAACTTCAAATTACATCAGAATTTCTTGGTCATTCCAGTCAAAAAATAACGGCTGCCTATATTAATATTCAACAAAAGGAAATTGATGATTTTGTTGAAAAATATGGTGTTGGCTTGGAAGTCTGATTTTATATATATTTAACTTATCTCCTTTTTAGTTGGTTTATTAGTTGTGAAAATCAACCGTAAGTTTTTCAGAAATTCTTTTGCTTACGGTTTTATATATTGAGCAGTCGCCAAGCGGTTAAGGCACTGGACTTTGACTCCAGTATCGTGGGTTCAATTCCCACCTGCTCAGCCAAACGGTATTGTGTAGCTTTATAACCTTGCGGTTCAAAATAAAAATCTACTGTTATTGTAGAAAGACTTTATACTGATCAGTTACTCAGTTTGGCATTGAATGGAACGGCGGTGTCCCTTGACTGTTGTTCCGTCAGCCTTCAATCTACACAATACCGGATATGACACAGTAGTCCAACGGCAGAGACAGCAGACTTAAAATCTGTAAAGTGAGAGTTCAAATCTCTTCTGTGTCACCATATGGACTGTTAGCTCAACTGGTTAGAGCGGCAAACTCATAATTTGCGGGTACAGGGTTCGACTCCCTGACAGTCCACCATTTACAAGTGAGTGCAATCGGCACAAACTCATTTTGTAACCTCCTTGACGCATGACGGATAAGCGTCACCATAACGGTCTGTGGTTGTTCATCAAAATGAACTGAGTCCGTCCAAATAAAAGAAAGGAAAGAGTTTAATGAAGAAGTTAAAAGCTGAACTACATAGAATGCGATTCTGGATAAGTGCAATATCAATATTTATTACAGTTCCATTATTCGTAATTGCTCGATTAGGAGCAGTGAATGAACGAAAATCAGAAATGCTCGGTGGAGAATTATTGATTTTGTTCATTCCATTCATTGCAAATATGATATACATAAACATCAAAGATACAATAATTGAGCATCGCAGAATGACGATGATTCTCAAAAGGAAGAAAGTTCCAAAGCCCACAATTGTGGTTAAAAATATTAAGAGCATAAAGGAGAATACATAATGTCCAAAGTAGTTAAAAGTTACAAAGGTTTTAATAAAGATATGACTTGCAGAGGCTTTCAGTATGAAGAAGGCAAAGAATATGAAACAAGTAAAGCTGTTGTGTGCAATGAAGGATTTCATGCATGTGAACACCCTTTAGATTGTTTAGGTTATTATCCACCAAATACAAGTGTATATCATGAAGTTGAGCAGACAGGCGAACTTTCATCCGATTCTGGTAGTAGAGGTTCAAAAATTGCATCAACTAAGATTAAAATTGGTGCAAAATTAAGCATAGCTGGACTCGTTCAGGCTGCAATAGATTTCACCAAATCCAAAACCGTCACAATGCAGGATACGACAGGAGATTACGGTGCATCCTCGGCTACAGGAGATTACGGTGCATCCTCGGCTACAGGAGATTACGGTGCATCCTCGGCTACGGGATATTACGGTGCATCCTCGGCTACGGGAAGGTGTGGTGTGTCCTCGGCTACGGGATATTACGGTGCATCCTCGGCTACGGGATATTACGGTGCATCCTCGGCTACAGGAAGGTGTGGTGTGTCCTCGGCTACGGGATATTACGGTGCATCCTCGGCTACAGGAGATTACGGTGCATCCTCGGCTACAGGAAGGTGTGGTGTGTCCTCGGCTACGGGATATTACGGTGCATCCTCGGCTGATAATTCTACAGCTGTTGCAGTAGCGTGGGGTTATAAAAGCAAGGCAAAAGGCTGTATTGGTGCTCATATTGTTTGTGCTGAATGGAAATATGATAATCTTAATAACGATTGGTTTTTTGTTGAAGCAAAGATGTCAATAGTGGATGGCGTAAAGATTAAAGCAGATACATATTACACTTTACGAGACGGTGAATTTGTAGAGGTGTAAGAATGAAGAAAAGAATACTTGCTTGTGTTATGATTATTGCAACAATCTCAATGTTAATGATTGGTTGTACATCCGTAAACGGTACAGACGAAACATCAGACAGAATAGATAATATGTTCGTGCGTGTAGGACGGAATAGTTGGTTAGATGCATGGATAGTGTATAATACTGAAACTAAAGTAATGTATGCAATATCAGACATACCATATAATAAAGGAACAATGACTTTACTCGTTGATGAAAATGGTAAACCGGAACTTTGGAAAGAATAATACAAAGGATGTGATTGATAATGCCAGTAGAGGAAAACCAACTTTTTAAAGTTGGAGATAAAGTCAAGATACTTCCAGCAATACTATCATACTATCCTAAATTTCCGTATGTAGGAGTAGTAGGCAGAGTGTGTACCATTGAAGGCTATGGTGTTCAGATCGGTGTTGAGTTTTCGACTCCTTACAATTACTTACACAACTGTGACGGAGCAGCTGGGTCCCATTCTGGCTGGTGGTGTCTTAGGAGGCATTTGGAATTTATACCTGATGATGATAATTTGCCGGATATTTGGGAGTATATTAAATAAAAGTGAGGTTTTATTGGAGTTTAACTGAGAAAAACCACGAATAAATTCAACATTTAAACAAGATAGTATAGAGGTGTAAAATATGATTGATTGTTCAAAAACTGAAAATTATTTTATTGAAAAAAAGAGAATGTTGAAAGCAACAGAATCAACAGTATGCAGAGTGGGATGTGCCAAATGCCCCTTAAGTGCTGGTAATAACAATAAAGGAATATGCTGCACAGATTTTGAAGTGCTTTATTCCGAAAAAGCAATTGCAATCGTTCAGAAATGGAGTAATGCACATCCGCAGAAGACTTATTTGAGTGAGCTTTTGAAAATCTTTCCAAACACTCCACTTAAGGATGATGGAACTCCTAAAGGTATATGTCTGTATGAATTAGGGGTGACGAGTTTAGATAATTGCGAAGTAGACAATGCGTGTGCTAAATGCTGGAATCAGCCTATTAAGGACGGTAAAAAATGAACGGAACAGCCCTTGGTAAATATTATGATTTTTATGCCATCGATGAATATTATTGTGAAGATGACGAAGTTTTGCCAAGACCTCCCAAAGTTATCGGCAAACCTTGCGAAGCAAAAATTTACAAAAAGCATATATATTTTCATTGTCGAAGTATGTTGAGATAAGGAGTGATATAGAATGAAATATTATTATAAACTAATCAACAATGAAACAAATGAAATAGAGAGCTATGTAGAAAGTTCTGAATGTACAAGACCTGAGCGGAGGCTATCTTATCAAAACTCAAGGATATTAACACTCATCTCGCAAATATGAAAGGATATGAAGAACGAGATGAAAATGTCGGTGAAATTGTTACATTACAAGACTTTGATAATCAGATAACAGAAGATGTTCAAGAAGTTAAACACGGAAAGTGGGTATCGACTGTAAATGCTTTAGGGTACACTGAATGTCATTGCTCAGAATGCAATAATTATTTATTCTTAGATTCTAAGGATAGCCAGTTATATCCATACTGCCCCTATTATGGTGCAAAAATGGATAAGGAGTGAAAACAATGACAAGAAATGAACTTGAAAGGTATTTAGGCAAATGTGTGACAATTACTCTTTTGGATAACACTGTAATTGAGGGCACTTTACATAAGACGGGTGAAAAAGCCTTTGAAAACAACCCTAATTTATCAATACCAGTTAATTTTTATTTTTGCACTGATGTAAATAATAAAGTGGTTAAAAATACTGCATTCAGAGTATCGCACATCCAGAGAATCAGTTGCTATGAAAAGTTAAGAATGACAAACTTTGAAAAAATCAAACAGATGTCAATTAAGGAGGATTAAATAATGGCAAAATTTGCGATAACTTATGAAAATGAAACAATCAAATATGAGCTTACTTTTAAAGACAAAGTATATGACTTTACAATGTATAAGGATGATTGCGGTATGTACTCTGACAAACAATTATTTAGCTATCAGTTGGAAAACGATGGTGTTGACACTTCTATGTTAGATTGGGATATAGATAATGTAGTCTTTACAAACGATGAAGTAGAAATCCTTGATACACTTAAAATGTTAGAGGCAATTGAGTAGGAGGTAAAAAAATGAAAATAGTTTATCACAATGATGCTGATGGTAAATGTGCAGGTTTCTGGGTTAGGGAACTTGCCTATGCAAAGGAACTCGCTTATGTAACAGAATATATCGGTTATATAAAAATGGATTATGGTAGAGAATTTCCATTTGATAAGATTAAGAAAAATGAAACAGTATATATTGTTGATTACTCAATCGAACCAAATGAAATGGATAAGCTTCTCGAAATCACACCAAATGTTACTTGGATTGACCACCATATTTCAGCAATTAAAAAATATGAAAACTACGATAAAGAAATTCGTGGTATCAGATATGACGGAGTAGCAGGCTGTATGCTTACATATTGTTATTTGAAGCACATGACGAATGGTGGTATTGGTGACATTAAACCATTCGAGGAAAGTATGACGAAGGATGCTCCAATGTTTACAAAACTGATAGCTGATTACGATGTATGGACTTTCAACTATGGACATTTAACTAAAGAATTTCACGCAGGCTTGAAATCAATACCGAATACAGAACCAAACAGTAATTTTTGGGCGGAATTTTTTATGCATGACAATTACGGTACAGACTTCTTAATTAAGGAAGGTATTTCAAGGATTCAGTATCGCAAAGAAACAATGACACATTATTGTGAAACTTTCGGTTTTGAGGTGATGTTTAACGGTTACAAATGCTTTGCTGTCAATATGGGAATGATGAGTAGTGACGATTTTGTTATTGGTAACATTGACAATTATGATATGCTGATTGGCTTTGTTTTTAATGGTCACGAATGGAGATACTCTCTGCGTTCAACGAAGGTTGATTGTTCAAAGATTGCTATGTTGTATGGCGGTGGCGGTCATAAAGGTGCTGCTGGGTTTAATACCAAAGAATGTGTTTTAGGAAAGGGCGATGACTGTGAAAATTCTTAAACACGGAAAATATTATCATCCACCACAGTTGTGTATCTGTCCAAAATGCGGATGCGAATTTGTGGTAGATGATGATAAATGTGGGCATTCTTACTTTGATGATATTTACGGATGCGAGTGTCCTGAATGCGATACAAGAAGTCCGTCAGTAGGGGATTATAAAAAATGGTAAAAATTATTAAAAGTGGTACAGATTGTGTGACGAAGTTGTTTCATCAGGATGGTAGTATAGTCAGTTTTGAGTGTAGAATGTGTGGTTGTATTTTTGAAACCGACATTTATTCAATCAGAGCTTTTGCCAATCCTGTATATAGAGAATCGGTTTGTCCACAATGCTTGTCAACCACCAAGAAACTTGGTGCAATTGGATAATAAAATACATATTTTAAGGAAGTGTAAGAAATGGATATAACGACAATTATATCAATTGTGGTTTCGGCAGTTGCAGTAATAATTGTAATCGCTTGCGATATTTGTATTGCTGTAAATCACAAAAAATTAAAGAAGGCTGAGAGAAAGATCAAAAGTCTTGACATCTACATAAAAACTACAAAAGCATATATGGCTGCTCTTGAGCAGGATTACAGAGAGGTGGTTAAGAAAACTGAGAGGGAGGCAGTGTAATGTTAGATTGTGAAAAACAGGTAATAAAAGGTTTATCAAATGAGCAACTAATTTATATTATTGAACTGTTACTTCATAATCAAGAGTCGATTAGAGCTATCTGTAGTGAGGTATCTAACAAACATATGTGTTCTGATGAAGCTGTTCTCCGTATTGCTGCGGGACTCTATGATACGACTACTATTAATGGCAGAACTTTACCCGCATATATTGATATGAAATTAGGCAAAATCACTCCTGAAGAGTTTAGAAGTATTTTTCGTGGTTAATAAGGAGGATTGGATAAAATTTGAGTGATTGTATGTTATGTCTACATAAACAACTATGTCGATACAATGATGGTGAGGACATTAATGTCCCTACCGAATGGGGCAAGTCAACATACAAATGTCCTCACTTTAACGATGACGATGTATCATTTTGGCTTTATGCCGACATTGACGAGGTTATGGACTACATCAAGGCTAAGAATAATGTTACAAATACGCAGTAAAGAGGTGGAATAATGTTACAGATTGTATGTTTTATCATCGGAGCTATATTTGGTGGTTGTCTGACAGCAACGGTTATGGCACTACTTTTTGCTCATACCGACTTATATGTAAAAGATGGTGATAATAACAATGAAGAAGAGTCTCTACAAGAGAGTGAACGATAAGGGTGAGTGGTGTCAAGAAGCTATCCGTAATAAACGATATGCACGACACGACATACATTGGTGTAAAAGATACTTGAATCGTTCATTCAGGCGTAAAAGGAAAAATAATACAGAGGGTGATTAATATGAAAGTAATTAGTTCAGGGAATACATATGAAATCTTTGATGATACTTTGCGTGTGTACGAAAAATTGCCAGCACAAAACTACATTGTTAGATTTAGCAAATTCAAAGGATTCTATTTAGATAAATATACAGACATTCAGATCAATGAAGATAAGGTTTACGGTGTGCATACAACAAAAGCCGATAAGGTTTTGAGAACTTTTGCTAATATGAATAGAAGTCTTGGTGTGATTTTGAGTGGAGATAAAGGCATAGGAAAATCTTTATTTGCAAAACTTTTAGCGGTTAAAGCAAAAGAACAGAGTATTCCTCTTATTGTTGTTGACAAATATATTACAGGCATTGCTTCATATCTTGAAAGCATAGATCAAGAAGTTATGGTACTTTTTGATGAGTTTGACAAAACTTTTGGTGGTATTACAGCCAAAGATGGCGAAGCTAATCCTCAAACTGAATTACTAAGTTTGTTTGACGGAGTTTCTGCTGGAAAAAAATTATTTGTTATTACTTGCAATAATCTTCAAAAGATAAGCGACTTTTTTGTAAATCGACCGGGCAGATTTCATTACCATTTTAGATTTGAATATCCTACAGCAGAAGAAATAAGACAGTATTTATCGGATAAACTACACAAGCAGTATCATGACCAAATTCAACCTGTTATAGATTTTTCAAGACGAGTTGATTTGAATTATGATTGCCTACGAGCTATTGCTTTTGAAATAAATAATGGTAATTCGTTTAAGGAAACGATTTCTGATTTAAACATCATTAAAACAAACCACTGTAGTAAATTTAATGTTGCTTTAAGGTATAAAAATGGTATGCTAATTCGTAGTCATAACGAAAGTATTGATTTAAGTAGTAATAGTAGTAAAACTATAAATTTTGTGGATGATAAATTTCGAGATATTTGTGATATTGTGTTTTACCCGCAAAATATTAAGTATAATGATACCAAAAATGTTTATTATGTAGAATGTAGTGATTTAATTCTCACATATGAAGATGACGAAAATGAGTTAATTGATAAATTTAAGCAATCAGAAGTAGATTGTTTAGAATTGGTAAAAGTACCTTTACAGACATTGCATTATGTGGTGTAAATAAAAGAGGAGTTTTAAATATGCCAACAGGGTTTACATCTTTTATTGAAAATGGAACAATAACAACCGGAAAAGATTTTCTTTTACTCTGTTCTCGCAATTTTGGTTTAGCGGCAAAAATAAGTAGAGATAAAGGGTTGAAAACACCTATACCAACGCATTTCGCACCTGATAACTTTTATCAAAAACGTTATGAAGAATCTGTAGAGAAATATAAGAAATTTTCTCAAATGACAGATACAGAGTTTGCTAAATATGTGCGTACAGAACATGATTCATGTATAGATAGAGCCAAACAGTGTTTGGACGAGATGATTGCAAAAGATAAAGTGTATCAACGCATCAAACAAGAAGTGGAGAAATGGAAACCACCGACTGACCTGCATGAAAACATTAAGACATTTGCGCTAAACCAGATTGACATGTGTATAAGTACAGATCAAGACTATGATTATTATATGCGAATTATAAACAAGACATTTGACGATACTCCAGAAAGTGTCAAAGAATATAAGAAAAACTTTTTGAAGTCGTTAAAGGATGAAATACGGCAAGCTAAATCGGATTTAGACAGAGAAATGAAGCGAGTCGAAGATTATAACATTTTTATGAAGCAGTTTTTGGCAAGTTTGGAAACAATAAAAGTATAGTTTTACAGCTAAAACCGTAATTTCCGTTTTTATCCTTTAATAATTGCATTTATAGCAGTAAAATAAGCAGATAAAAACAGATATTGCGTAATTAACCAAAGAGGTGAAAGTGTGTTTTATTTTTTTTAACACTATTGACCGTCATTTGTAATTGCAAAAAATAAAATATAAAATTAAAGGCGGTGATGCTATGAAGAATGTCTATTATGACTTTAAATCGAAAGGTGGTGAAAATAATTTCAAAAGATGTAAACGATATGGCAGTTGAAGAAATAATTGATTTATTTCCTGATGAAAAAATTAAAGAAGCTGTTAAAAATGTTTATGATGCTGCTTACAAAAAAGGTCTTATGATTGGAGCATACTCAATTTCTACAATTGTATTGAGGAAGCTTAAAGGAAGTAAAAACCCTGCTTTAGCTGTAGCTAATACAATTAAGTTTTTAAAGTCAAATAAACATATTGAGTCATATGATAAACAGTAAAAAGAGATTATAGAGAAAGGATTTTAAGATGTTAAAAACATCCAAAAATTATTTAGTTGATAAGGAATTAACTTGCAATGGTTGTACCTATTTAGATTTCAAATACAAGCAATGTAGAGCATTAAAAGAACAGCATTGTGTCTACGATAAATATGGAAAAAAATTGACTACATATTGCATTTGTAAAAATTTAAATTGTGTAACCGTTCCTTCTAATTGTGATGAAGGTGCTTTTATTACAGTTCTCAAGGATAAAAAATGTGTAGGATATAAAGCTAAAAATACAAATAAAAAAGATAATAGAAAGGTTGATACAACAAATGAGTAGTAAAGGACTTGGATTAAGACAGACAAAAGGTAAATTTCAGATAATGGGTAAAGTTACTGGAATTGAGAAAGATGGATTTTATAAAGAAGGTGAGTCATCAAACACTGGTAAGAGTTGGCGTAGAGTTAATTTTGGCGTAATGTATCAGCCTGATTCAGTTGCCTATGTTCAGCAGACTGGTTCTCAGCAAGATTATGTATATTTTAACAAGTCAGAGGTTGTTAATGGTAAGCGTGTAAGTGATACACAGAAAGTTGCTTGGGCAGACAGACATAAAGCTCCATCTGAAGAATACAATCTTGTTGGCGTTCATTGTGGAGTTGAAAAAATTGTTGATGATGACGGTAAAATTGTGAATAATAAAAAGACACTTGTTGCTTTTGATGCTTGTAAGGAAATTTCCGAACATCTTCAGGATGATGATAGTGTATTCGTGAAAGGCGATATTAAGTTTTCTACATACAATGGCAAACACAACACTTCTTTTGACTTTGATCAAGTATCACTGTGTCAGAAACCTATTGATTTTGATGATGAAAAATTTAAGCCTATAAATATGTTTAAGCAGGAAATTATTTTTATGGGTATTGAAAAAAATAAGGAAAACGATAATGAATTTATTGTGTCGGCTAAAGTAGTTAATTATAACTCTATTGAAGATATCGAAATGTATGTTCATAACAGCAAAATAGCGCAGACTTTTAAGAAAATGCTTAAGCCTTATACCATGATTAAAGTAGGAGGTTATATTTCTGTCGAAACACCTGTTGAAGAAGTCGAAGTTGATGATGCTTGGGGTGTTGGTATTGAGATGGAAAAAGTGAAAGCTCCAACTGTTCGTAAACTGATTATCAATGGTGCTGACAAAGATACAATTGACACAGATACTTATTCAGAAGAGGTTATTGAGGAAGCTCTTTACAAGCAGAAGGCTAATGATAAGGCAAATAGTGAATTTAAAACAACAAGCGACAGTGATGACTGGGGCGAAAATTACGAAGGCGAGGAATGGGATTAATGAATATCAGAAAAGCAACAGCAGTAAAAGAAAAACTTGGCTTTCTTCTTTATGGAAAGCAGGGTACTTGGAAATCAAGTCTTTGCTTGGAATTTGCAAAGTTTAAGAGAGAAGATGGTGAACCTTTTCGAGTTTTGTATATAGATGCTGAGGCAGGCTCTATTGATTCATACCTTGAAGGTTATGAAGCACAAGGCGTAGATACAAGTAATATTTTAATTGCTTACACACAGTCACTTACTGAGGCAGAAAATTTAATTAAGACAGCTTCAGCAAATGAAGAAATTTATTTAACTGATGATAATGGTAATGATGTTCTTGCTGTAGACTCTAAGGGTGATAAATTTGTAGCAGATGCCATTGTTGTTGATGGACTGTCACTTCTTTATACAGCCCGTCAGCAAGGTATTGTAGAGTTCTCAAAAAAGAGAGCAGGAGTAAGAGCCAAAAAGAAAGAAATGGTTGGTGACGAAAAATTTGTTGCCATTGAGGGTGCCGGTCTTGAAGTTAAAGATTATCAGACACTTAAATTTGATGGTCAGTCATTCATTCTTGATCTTCTTGCAAGTGGCAAACATTTTGCTGTAACTTGTCGAGAAGAAGATGTAAAGGAAAATATGAAGGATAAAGATGGTCAGTTTAAGATGGTTGCCACTGGTGAGAAAAGACCACAGGGCTTTAAAGATGTTGCATATAATGTAAAGACCGTACTTCACATGACACAGGATGAAGAAAGTGGTGAAGTGGTAGCTATTGTTGAGGGAAAAGATAGAACAAATATTTATCCACAAAATCAGTTTATTGAACATCCTTCTCTTCTCGCTTGGCAAAAAGTTATTGATAGAAATAAAAATAAAAAGGAAATTAAGGTTGTCTCTTCACTTAACAATAGCGTTAATATTGAGGCTAAAAACATTGAAGAAACAGCTATTAAAGATGATGATGAAACTTCATCAAGAGTAATTGATAGTAGTGTTGAAGAATTGAAGAGTAAAATTTCTACCACATTGAAAAGTCTTGTAAGTACAAAGAAAGCGAAAGCAAAGAATTTAATTATTGCAGCTGGTCTTTCCCCTACATACAAACAGATTGAAGATAGTGCTACACTTCAGAAATACCTATCTATTCTTGAATCTGTTGTTTGATGAAACATGAAATGTTTTTATTGTAAAAACATTATAGATATTACAAAAATGTACGATGGCAGTTATGTGATAGATCAAAATCATTATTGCCATTGTGCATGTTTCATTCAATATAAAATAAATTTAAAAAGAAAATCGTGGACAGAAGATCAGGCAATAAAATATTTACAGCCATTAAAAAATAAGACCGAAGAAATAGCTAATAAGGCATATTATTTAGGTCAATTAGCAGAATGGTATTGTCAATTTTATGGGCAAAAAATAATGCCTAATAAGGCAAAGCAATTGGTAAATATGATTGCCGATGGTAGGTATAAAGACATTACAATAAAGATACCAGTTGAAGATTTATACCAAATGTTTATTCGTAATCAGGATAAGTTAAAAAAAATTAATTATCAACTTGAGGCAAAAAAAATACGAACAGGACAATCTTTAACTGTAGAATCTATGTTTGCGTATGACATAGCGGTCATCATAAATGATTATAACGATTATTGTGAGTGGAAACAGGCAGCGTTGGAAGAGTCTGTGTTAAAAAAACAATCACTTAATGCTCGGCGTACACAAATAGATTATACTATTTTTAAAAAATATCATCGAAGTGAGAATAAAGGTGCTGACATTTCTGACATTATAGATGATATATGATTATAGGCACTTAAATTAAATGGGTGGTGATATTTTATAGAAGAACAAGAAATTAAACTTGACAATGTTCAAAATGAGATATTATTTGTTGGAGCTATATATAAACAGCCATCATTACTTGTAGAATATGCTTCGCAAATAAGAAGTAAATATGATTTTACAGACGAAGTGACAAGATTTTTTTACGATAATGCTGTTTCTATTTACCAAAATCGTAGTCAATCTTTTAATTCATCTACCATAACAACATATATGACTGAAGATCAAGAAAGGTATCAATCTTATATTAATTATGGTGGTTGGTCAACTGTATCTAAATGGATGGAACTTGCTTTAGTTGAGAATGTAAAATCGTATGCAGAAGTATTAAAAAAATATTCTTTACTAAGAGAGTATTCTCGTAAGGGATTTAATGTTAGCAAAATCGTAACACATCCGAAATTTGAATCGTGGACTTCAAGTGACATTCCACGATTAGTTAGAAGCAAAATTGACAGGGTTCAAACTGTTATTTTAGGTAATGCTGATACTGAAATCTTAAATAATAAAATGACAGACATGATTCTTGACAGACTTAAAACACCTGATATGGGAATTTCAACACCTTATCCGATGTGGAATGAAATGTTTAAGGGTTTAAAAACAGAATGTTTAATGTGTGTTGGCATGAGGTCAAATGACGGTAAGTCACGATTTATGTTTAAATTGATTGCATACTTGGCATTGTATCAGAAAGAGCCAGTATGTGTGTTGTTAAATGAAATGTCAATTGAGAATATGAAATTTTGTTTACTAACTACTGTTATTAATAATCGAGAGTTTGAAGAATTGCATGGTATTCATTTAAGTAAAAAAGAAAGAGAAATTACACTTGGGTTATACAAGGATAATAAAGGGGAGTTTATTATCCGTAAACAAAATGCCGAAGGTGAATTTATTGAATCGTTCGATGACTATTATGCCAGAGTCTCGCAATTATCAGATGAGTATGCAAACATTATTAAGGTAGCTGAATGGATTGAAAAAGAAACTAAGGGATTGATTTTTGCTGTTGATATGGTTTCTGCTTATGATAATCAGACATTAGAGTTAGAAATCCGAAAACAACATATGATTAGCCAAACACAATATTTCTTTTATGATACATTAAAAGATACCGATAGCACAGTGGGTGATTGGACTGGATTAAAAGTTACTACAACAATGTTGTCAGAACTAACAAGGCAGTTGAATATTTTTATTTATTGTTCTATTCAGTTGACAGACGATACTAATTTTGTCAAACCTGAAGATTTGTGTTCATCAAATATCGCTAACTGTAAGCAATTAAAACATGTACTTGATACATTGGTATTATTCAAATCCGTTGATTTAAAAGATTATTCTAAATATAAATATCTTGTTTATGATTCCGAATGGGGAGATTATGGAGAAGAATCGTTAGACAATAGTAAAAAATATTATATAGGGGTTACGGATAAGAATAGATTTGGCAATAAGCATAAAATGGTTTATGAAGTTAATCTTGATACCAATGAATGGTATGAACGAGGTGAATTAGTAGTTGTAGCAAGGGGAAGGTAAAAATGGATGTACAACGCTTAAAAGAACATATAATCAATAATGATTTTGTTCCACAGATTTTAGAATGTTTGAAATGCCATGATATTAAAGACAAAGGGGAGTATTATCAGTGTGCTAATCCAGACGGAGATAATCTTAATGCTATTACTGTATATAAAAATAGTTTATATACAATAGATTATACTCGCAATATAGAACAAAAAAATATCTCAGATATATTTAATTTGGTTATGTTTTTTCAGCATTGTAACTTTTTTCAATCATTAAAATATGTATGCCAGTGTATAGGCATTGATTATTATTATGATTTTAATAAAAATTTACCTGCAAGCCTTAAATTGACAAAACTACTTATGGAGCTTAGCATACATAACGATGGGGACATTTGTATTGAAAAGCCTATTGAGCCAATCAGTGAACATATTTTATCATATTATAAGCCATATTTGAACGATATGTTTTATCAAGATAATATTGATTATCGAATACAAAAAATGTTTGAAGTTGGATATGATGAAGAAACAAACAGGATTACAATTCCAATTAGAGATGAATTAGGTAATTTGGTAGGTGTTAAGGGGAGGTATTTCTCTACCAATATGCCTGATTATATAAATAAGTATTTATATATTGAACCTTGTGCTAAAGGTCAAATCTTATATGGATTGAATATCGCTTATGATTCAATTAAACAAAATAATTCTGTATATGTTGTTGAGTCTGAAAAAGGTGTTATGCAGATGTTTTCAGGTGGCTACACAAACACAGTAGCCACCTGTGGCAAGAAAATTACACAAATTCAAGTTAATAAGTTATCAAGGATATGCGAGAATATTATTTTTGTTTATGACAAAGATGTTCAAATTGAAGAATTAAATCATATTGCTGATAAGTTTATGAATTATCTCAATATCTTTGCAGTTATTGATAAGCAAAATATATTATCTGAAAAGGAAAGTCCGTGTGATAATCCTAAAAAATTTAAAACATTGATCCAAAATGGAATGACAAGGTTGAGGTGATATAATGGAATGTAAATTAATCAATAGCAGTCCTAATGATATTAACAATATAACTGGGACAGTTTTACATAATAGAGGAATAAAAAATCCTTGTAAATATTTACATTTAACAGATGATGTTGTGTATTCTTATGAATTGTTAGATAACATTGATAATGCAGTACGATGCTTTTGCAAAGTTGCACCTGAAGAATCAAGGAAAGTTCACATTATAGTTGATTCTGATGTAGATGGATATACTTCGTCAGCAATAATGTATATGTATCTTAAAACGGTATGTCCAATGTGGGAAGTGACATATTCGTTACATGATAAAAAGCAACATGGTTTATCGAAAGATATTACAATTCCCAAAGATACTCAATTATTAATCATTCCCGATGCTGGAAGTAATGATGTTGAACAATGTTGCAAGCTAAAAGAAGAAAATGCACTTCTTGATATTATTATATTAGACCATCATATTATCGAAATTGATAATCCATATGCAATTATCGTTAATAACCAAAAAGGTAATTATCCCAACAAAGAACTGTCGGGAGTAGGCATTACATATAAATTTGTACAAGCACTTGATGATGAATGGTTTAATTTTGAATCCGAGAAATATCTTGACCTTGTTGCATTAGGTAATATAGGTGATATGATGGATATTAGGAGCTATGAGACTAAAAGAATTATTGACAAAGGATTATCAAGCGTTTGCAATCCTCTTTTTAAAGCATTAATCAAAAAACAATTTGATTCAATACATAACAGGGTTAATATTCATAATGTACAATTTTATATCGTTCCATTAATAAATGCTTTAATAAGAATGGGTTCACAAGAAGAAAAGGATTTGATGTTTCAGGCATTTATTGAACAGACTCAATATTTTGATTATAAGCCAAGAAATAAACCAACAATAGAAGAATCTATTTATGATAGAGTTGCTCGTTTTTGCAATAACGCTAAAGCAAGGCAACGAAACGCAATTAATAAAGCATTATCAAATGTATATAATGTAATTGACGATAGTTCCTCTTTAAATGACAAAGTATTGCTCGTTAATACAACACATATGGGGATTGACGAATCATTAACAGGTGTTATGGCTATGAAGATAGCAGAAAAATATAAAAAACCGACTTTATGTTTAAGAAAAGCACAAGAAGATGGCTTATTTAGAGGTTCTGGACGAAATTATAAAAATAGTAGTTGTGATAGTTTTAAAGAATTATTGGCTAAAACAGATACTTTTAAATTAGTACAGGGACACGATAATGCCTTTGGTGTTGAAATATACGGTAAAAATGTTAAGAAAACTATATGTGAATTAAACTCATTGCCAATTAAAAATGACTCAGTTATATTATGTGATTTTATTATCACTGCCGACTTTATGGACACTGGTGTCGTCAAGCGTATAGATGATTCCGCAGATATTTATGGACAGAATATAGATGAGCCTATTATTTTAGTAACTAATTTATTAGTGAAAAGAAGTCAGTTCAATCTTATGGGTAAGCAGTTCAATAATTGGCGTATTGAAACTGACAACGGAGTGTCTTTTGTTAAGTTTGGTGTTGATAATGCAAGCGATTCATTATGTAATCTTTTTGATGATTTTAGTGATACTGAAGAAGTAATGTTAAATGTAGTCGGTAAGACAAATATTAATGTATTCAATGGTATTATTACTTGTCAATTCATAGTAGACGATTATGAAGTAGTTGGAGGTGATAATGAGCAGTGACGGAAAAAATAGTACATTTACATAATCATTCTGAATTTTCTTTATTGGACGGTTACGGTCATCCTGAAGATTATTTAAAGAGGGCAAAAGAAATCGGAAGTCCTGCATTTGCAATAACGGAGCATGGTAATGAATATAGTTGGGTGTATTTTGATAAATTAAAAGCTCAATATCCTGATATTAAAATGATATATGGCGTTGAGTTATATGAAGCATTTGATATGACAGTTAATGATCCGAACAACAAATATTTTCATTTGATTGCTTTAGCAAAAAATGAGCAAGGTAGAATTGCCCTGAATGAACTTGTTACAAAAGGAGAGTTTGAAGGTTATTATTATCATGGAAGAGTAGATTTAAATGCTATAAAGCCATATGCAAACGATTTAATTATTACATCAGCGTGTCTTGCTTCCAAGCTGTCAAGAGAAAAAGATTTTAATAAATGTATTGAATATGTAAACGAATATAAATCAATTTTCCCATATTTTTATCTTGAAATGCAATCACACGATGTTTCTGAACAATGTGAGTATAATCAAAAAATATTAAGACTTGCTCATAAAACTAATACAGAATTTATTGTCACTTGTGATTCCCATGTGGCAACTGAGGAAGATTTGCGTTATCAAAGTTATTTTGTACAAATAGCTCATGATACAGAAACTGCATCAGAAGTGTATAAAGATTGTTATATGCAATCTGTTGATGAAATACATGCTATAATGGACAAACAGATAGGTAAAGATAATGTAAGTATTGCTTTAGCTAACACTGTTAAAATTGCTGATATGATAGATATAGTTAATATGCCATTTCAAAAACCTCAACTGCCTACATATCCAATACCATTAGGGTATAAAAATGATTATGAATATTTATCGTATTTATGTGAACAGGGTTATCAAGAATTTGGATTGAATAATTTACCTTTTGAGGAAGAAAAAAAATATAAAGACAGATTGTCATATGAATTATCTGTTATTAATCAAATGGGTTTTAGTGGTTATTTCTTAATTGTGTGGGATTACATTAATTATGCTAAATCTCACAACATAGCAGTAGGATATGGCAGAGGATCGGGTGCAGGCTCAATAGTTAATTGGTTGCTTGGCATATCTACAATCAATCCATTAGAACATAATTTGATTTTTGAAAGATTTTTAAATCCGGAAAGAGTGTCGATGCCTAAACAATATTGGGCATTTGTTGTGAACTTTATTACTCAAAGGTGTGTCTATAAAAAATAGATGCTAACGGTATCAGTTGAATAAGACTCTACATCAAGGCTTACAAGCAGATATGTAGAAAACATAATATAGACGAAGTAGCTGACTAAGAGAGCCTACGGTCTTTAATAAGATAGCAGGTAATACCGTGCTAAGTTAATTTACATAAAATTTATAAAAAAGGAGTGTGTTTTATATAAGAATAAAACAAGTAAAGAATTATTCTAATTATTATGTGTCAGATATGGGAGATGTATATAGCATTTGTCATAATAAGTTTAAAAAATTAAAACTGTGGAGTGATGGCAAAAGTAGATATTATATGGTTTCATTATGTAATGGAACAAAGCATACTAAAAAAGCATTAGTTCATCGTTTGGTAGCCGAGGCGTTTTTATCTAATCCAAACAATTTACCAGAAATAAACCATATTGACTACAATTGTAAAAATAATGCAGTAAGCAATCTTGAGTGGTGTACAAGAGTATATAATATGCAACATTGTTTTAAAAAACATTCTCAAGTTAGAAATTATAAACCATGTGCTATATATCAAGATGGACATTTCATAAAAAAATTTCAAAGCATTGCAGAGGCGAGTAGATTTGCTACAGCATATTTACAAATAAGTGGTAGCAGCCTTTCCAAGTATAAAATAGTTAAAAATTATGAATTAAGATATGTAAATTAAAAAGTGTAACGACTAAATTGTACAGCAGAGGATGAGTTACTGCTGGAAGTGCAACAAGATATATGTAATATCAAGATATAGTCTAACTTTAAACTTTATTATTATAAAGGCTTATGAAAATAAGCATTAAAGTGGATATCGACACTGATTTTAATAAAAAAGAAGAAGTTCTGGCTTATTTAATGGACAAATACGGTTCTGATAGCGTATGTCAAATTATCAACTTTAGTTATATTAGTCCTATAGGGGCTATTAAAGATGTTGGTAAGGTCTTGGGCATACCATATAAAGTTACTGATAAATTAAGCAAGAAGTTTGTGTATAGCGATTTTCAAGAAAATTTAGATAATGATCCGTCAATCATAGAAGAATATGGTGAATATTCTGAATTGTTTGATATAGCAAAACATATAAGCGGAAGAGTAAAAACTGTATCAATGCACGCTGGTGGTGTAGGAATAGTTGATACTAAAATAACCGATTATATGGCTATACATAGAGGTAAAGATGATGCAAGAGTTATAGAAGTTGATAAAAGAGTAATTGAAGAAATTGGTATCATTAAATTTGACCTTCTCGGTGTGACAACTTTAAATATAGTTCAGGAAGTTATTAATTCGCTGAATTTAAATCCGGATTTTTTCAGTGCAAGTAATAGTGAATTTATGAATGATACAGCTACATATGATTTGCTTGCCAGTGGTAAAACTGATGGTGTCTTTCAAGTTGAGAGTCAAGGAATGAAAGATATTTTAATGAGATTAAAGCCAACAAACATTGATGATGTTTCGGCAGTATTAGCCTTATATCGTCCTGACAGTATGGGAATGGTAAATCAATTTATTCATAACAAAATACATCCTGAAGATATAACTTACATACATCCTGATATGCAACCTATTTTAAAAAATAGTTATGGTTGTTTAATATATCAAGAAGAAGTTATGGAAATCACAAGAGTATTTGGCGGCAGGACTTATGGTGGAGCAGACTTATTTCGTAAAGCTATTGGTAAAAAAAATATTGAACTTGTAAAAAAAGAATCAGCAAAATTAAAAAATGAAATCATCAATAATGGTTATGGTGAAGATTTAGCTGAAAAAATCAGTAATAATCTGGCTGAAATGGGTGGTTATTCGTTTAATTCGGCTCATAGTATTGCTTACGCTATGCTAACTTATCAAACTGCATATCTTAAGGCTCATTATCCTGTTGAGTTTTTTTGTGCATTGCTTAATAAAAATAAAGATGATTATGGTGCAATTAATAAATACATTATGGATGCAAAACAATTTGGCGTAATAATCAATCCACCTCATGTAAATAAATCAAAAAGCGGATTTTCTGTGTATGACGGACAAATTATGTTTGGGTTATCTGCCATTAATGGTATAGGCGAAAAAATAGCTTCTGTAATTTTAAATGAAAGACAAGCAAATGGTACATTCCATAATTTTTATGATTTTTTGCAAAGAGTATCACCAACAAAAACTCAGATGGTTTCTTTAATTAAAGCTGGGGCAATTCCTTGTAATAATAAAAAAAATTTGCTAATTAAATATTTTAAATATATTATAGGACACAAGGAATACAAACCTGTAAAAACATTACCCTCATTGTCAATATTAAAAAATATGGGTATTGACACTAATACTATTAAAGACAAAGCAGAAAGGTTAAGAAAGTATAATTTACGCAAAAAAATTGAGTTTGATATTGAACAAGAACAAAAAGAAAAAAAACAACTGTTAATTTATATTGATAAATATGGTCAAGATGAAAAATTCTGGGAATTTAGTGCTTTGTCAGTTTTCTTAACGGACAACCCATTTAATGAAAGTTATCAATATTGTAATACGATATACAATGATGTACAAGAAGGATGTTTATGTACACTTGTTGGTGTTATTGCTAAAATTCAAAAGAAAAAAGACCGATATAAAAATCAATTCGCATTTATCAATTTATACTCAACAAATGGTATTATAGAGGTGACTGTTTGGAGTTCAGTATATAAAAGATATATTGATTTTCTCAATAGAGGTGAGAGAGTAGTTTTAAAGTGCTGTAAAAGATCAAAGGATTGTTGTGAGGTACAAGCTGTTAAATCATATAACAGATGGTTATTTGAGAAAAGAAATACATTAGAAGATAAGAAGGAGGTGAGTTAATGTCAAACAAAGATATTATGTGTTTTCAAGCTGAAATATGTCAAGAACGATATTATAATAAAAATTCTTGTTGGGGAGTTTATACATTTAAGACACAAGACGAAATTAAATACTTTAACGGAAATCCAAAAGAATATATCAGTGATGACGGTAAATCAATATATTATTATTCTGTTTTATGTGGCGAAATGCAGCAATTGTTTGGTGGATGCATATATAGCGTTGAAGCTACTCCTGTATATAATAAAAAATATAATTGTTGGCAATATCAACCTCTGTCAGTTAAAGAAATAAATCAATGTTCAGAAAAAAACCAATATAATTTTCTTGTATCAATTTTATCTGAAAAGCAAGCAGATTCTTTACTTTCGGTATACCCTGATATTGTACAAAGGGTGATGAAAAATAAAGATGTTGACATTAATAAAATTAAAGGTATTAATGATGACAAATGGCAACTATGCAAACAGAAAATCATCAATAATTATAGTATGAAAGATATTTTGGCACTATTATCTCCTTATGGTATTAGTAACACTATATGTCAAAAACTAATATCTCTTGAAAGTCAGCCTGAATTGTTAAAACAAAAGATATTTAAAAATCCTTATGTAATTACCAAAGTAAAAGGGTTAGGGTTCAAAAGGGCTGATGGAGTAGCTCTCAAAATAAGACCAGATTTAAAAAAATCACTTGAAAGAGTTACTGCATTTCTTAAATATTATTTTAGTGTACTTGGCGAGGAAAGTGGTGATACTTATATAGATTTTCAAAAATTAAGAGAAGATGTCATTGACAATATTCCAGAGTGCATTAATGAATTTGATGATTTTATAACTTCACAAAGGCAGTCTAAAAACTTTTTATGGATTGACAATAACAATGTAGGGTTGAGGAAATATTACGATAAAGAAATGGCTGTTCTTGAAACTGTTATAAATTTAGATAATGGAACTGTAATGAATATTAATGAAAGTTATGTGGATAAAGTAATTCGGGATGCTGAATTATCGCAAGGATTTGAGTTTGATGCGACACAACTTGAGGTAATTAGAGGTTCATTAAATAAGCCTGTCGTGCTAATTACAGGTAAAGCAGGTACAGGTAAGACGAGTATTACAAGAGCTTTACTTGATATTTACACATATAATAATATGGAAATTAGATGTTGTGCATTATCAGCTAAAGCAGCTCAACGAATTACAGAAGCCACAGGGTATAAAGCAAGTACAATTCACCGTTTATTAAAATATCAACAAGATAGTGATTCTTCAATAGAAGAGCAGTTTAAATATAATTCACATAATCCTTTGCCAATTGATGTTTTATTTATTGATGAGTTTTCTATGATTAATGTGCCATTGGCATTGTCAATATTGTCAGCCGTTAAACAAGGTACAAGAGTAATTATCTGTGGTGATAATCGACAACTTCCTCCAATTGGCTACGGTAATGTTTTTAATGACCTTTTAGAATTTTCAAATAAGTTCACTATTTATAAACTACATAAAGTACATAGGCAGGCTGAAAAGTCTGGTATTTTAACTAATGCCAATAAGATAAGAGATGGTATTGATCCTATTCCTCGTAAAGAAATGCGGATGGTAGTTGGCAACAATAAAGATTTAATTTATCAATTCCGCACCAATAGAGAAGGTTTAAGGGATATAGGCATAAAGTCTTATTTAAACGCTGTTAATAAATTTGGAATTGACAATGTAGTGATAATCACCCCACGAAAGAGTGATTGTATTAACTCCACTGCCGAAATTAATCAAATTATTCAAAATAATTTATTGCCAAATGCACCCAGCGTTAAAACTATTAATGGTATATTAAAAGTGGGTGCAAAGGTGATTCAAAGAGTTAATAATTACGACAAAGATGTTTTTAATGGTGAAATTGGCTATGTTACAAGTATTACGCATATAAAGCAAGATAAGACGAAAAAACAAAGTAAGAGTATATGTGTGTCAGTTGAATACAATAATTTATTAGATGAAAACTTAAAAAAAACGGTTAATTACATTGATTCAGAAGTGAATGAAGTGCAACTTGCTTATGCTTTAACAGTGCATTTAAGTCAAGGTAGTGGTTATGACTGTGTAATTGTCATTATAGACAATACCGATTACATTTTATTAGACAATTGTTTATTGTACACTGCTCTTACAAGAGCTAAAAAGAAATGTATGCTTTTAGCAGAACCCTCAGCATATAAACAGGCATTAAGAAAAAATCATTCATTAAGTAGAAAAACATGGTTAAATCTATTGACAAATTAATATGTATGGTGTACAATATATATTGTAAATCACAAGAATACAAATGACGGTCACCTCTTGATTAAATTGATAATGATCGTCTAAATATTTAACGAATAATACACATATTGTTAGAATTTAAACGATATGTGATGTATTATTTTACCTATATTAACCGTCATTTGTAATTAGGCTAAATGTATTATGGAATATATTATGGAACATAAATTAAAAAATGTAATTAAGAAAGGTGATTGAATGAGGCAAAAAATTGAACTTGTTACACTTAAGGATGTGTCTGATTTTACAGAGGCTGTAAGTCAGATTGACGAAGAAGTAACTCTTATCGGTAAAGACGAAAACGGCAAAGATTGGTCTATCAGTGGCAAATCATTTCTTGCAAGTCTTGTTCTTGCAAACGGTGTTGAGAGAGCAAAAACCAAAGCAGCACATAATGTTGATTGGAATACTATTACTTGTGTGTGTGACAAGGATATTTACTCAGTAATTAGTAAGTGGGCAGTAGGCTCAGTTATGGAGTAAGCTATGGAAAACAAAATACATAGAACAGTAATGTTACACATTCAGCTTCAGCGAGATGATTTTGACGATTTTCTTCACATAGCAGATGAATTAATGAGTGGCATTATTGAGGTGGCACAGGGTAAGGAAGTGTTGTCCGGTAAAAGTCTACTTGGATTAATGCTTATAGACACAAGTAAGCCACAAACACTTATTATCAGAGGTTTTTTCACTGATAATTATGTGGATAAATTTAGAAAATGGGAAATTAAGGAAGGGTGATTATATCCGATTTGGTAAGAAGATAGCAAGTTTATGGGTAATGTTAGGTATGATGTTTGGCTTTTCGGCTTGTGGAGAACCAAACATCTCCACCCCTGACACTGCAACACGAGACACAGCCACTAAAGATACGGCAGTCAAATCAACAACGCAACCTACAACCGTGCATGTCACAACAGAACCAACAACAGTAAAACCAACTGAGAAAACTAAAAAAGACAAGAAGAAGGTTAAAACAACCTCTCCTCCTACAGAACCGCCAACAGAAAAAGTTGAAGTTCAAGCAGAAACAAAAACTATTACAAAATTAAATAATACATATAACACATCGTCAGATGAGGTAGATTTGTTGGCAAGAGTAATTTATTGCGAAGCGGGTAATTGTAGTGAGTATTGTCAATGGTTGGTAGGTTCAACGGCAATGAATTTAGCCGACAGCAACGGTGGATTGAGAGCAGTAGCTTTTGATTATAATACATTCAATGTGGCAGGTATTCTTTACACGAGAGATCCGAGCGAGTTGTCTTATTCAGTTGCTCAAAGGATATTGAGTGGTGATAGAGATTATAATGTCAAAGCGTTCAGAATGAGTTGTTATCATTCATTTGGAGCACCGTATGCAGTGGTAGATAATGTTTATTTCAGCAGTTACTAAAAGGAGATAATAATGACTGTTAAATCAATTGTATTAGTTCTCGGAGCTTCGGGCTCTGGTAAAGATTACTTAGTAGACAAAGTTTGTAAGGAATATAATCGCAAAAAGGTTGTGTCTTATACGACACGACCAAGAAGAGATAATGAATCTCCAAACTCACATATTTTTGTGACAGATGAGGAGTTTGATAAACTGACCAATATCGTGGCTTATACCGAGTTTAACGGTTACAGATATTGTGCAACACAACAGCAAATTGATGACGCTGATTTTTACATAATCGATCCAAAGGGATTTGAAGATTTCAAGAATAATTACAAAGGCGATAAACTAATTGACTCTGTACTGATAGATTGTCCTGCTGTTGAAAGATTCTTGAGAATGAAGAAAAGGTATAAAGACAGCAAAACAGGAACTGTAAAAGCTATGGAGCGTATTATTAACGACCGTAAAGAGTTTAAAGATATTGAAGAAAAAGTTGACTATGTAATCTCAAATCGCACCGAGGAAGATGTTAAAAACTGTGTGTTCTTACTCAAAACAATGCCAGAAACTACAGAATGGGTGAACAAGTTTGTAGAATGGGAGGCAAAATATGATAAAGAGAAAATACAATGAAGTTAATAGAGGTGGATTAAATGATTGATTGTTCTAAAACAGAATTCTATATGACTGAAAAAAATCGAATGACAAAAGCATATGAATCAGGAGTTTGCAGAATTAGATGTGAAAATTGTCCGTTAGATAAAGTAAATAACGGGAAACATGTTTCTTGCATGCAATTAGAATTAAAATACCCAAAATGGGCTATTTTAATTGTTCAGGGGTGGAGCAATGCTAATCCACAAAAAACATACTTGTCAGAATTTCTGCGAAATTATCCAAATGCCAATCTTAATGATGCTGGAGTACCTGACGGTATCTGTCCATATATGTTAGGATTGAGCGATAATCACGATTGCAAGCGTTCATGTATTGAATGCTGGAATCAGCCTATTCCTATTGAGAAAGACGAAGAGTGATAACAAGAGATAGCCTTGAGAAGTATCTTGATAGCGGAGTTTTTCACAAAGAAAATTAATGAAAGAGGTGTAAAAATGATAAAGTATGAAAGTGTTTGTAATTCTGATGTGTTTGATGAAATCAAGAGTGGGGAAACTATCTTTTTGCTCGACAGGGCAGCAAACGATGTTAGATGGGTAAATGATATGAGTATAGATAGCCTTGTAAAAGTTTTTAAGCACGACAATAAAGATAACAGATATGAGTTTTATAAGGAAGTGAAAGTAGATGAGAGTCTATCAGTGTGATAGTTGTTACAAAATTATCGAAAATCCGTACACAATTAAAATGAAGGAGTTTTATGTAGGGATTGACACTGAATACTTTACTCGGATTAAAACTCTTGTCAAAAGTAAGAGAAAAATTAAAATACAGCTATGTGACGATTGTTATAAAGGCTTACATTTTATTGCTGAAAAAAAGGAGCGGGATATGGATTGACAGCTAAAGAAATTAACAGATATTAAGTTTAAAAATCAACAAAAGGAGAATTTAAATGGCAGAATATCATGTTGGTTGTGGTGCTTTTGGCATATACGCTGGCACATTAAACCATAAAAACAAATATATGTGGCAAAACAAATCTGAAGTTACAGATGAAGCAATTGGAGCTGTTAGAGATTATATGGTAAATAAATTGTTGGGTGGATTTTCTTCCCCAAAGCAAATCTCAAGTGGGTATGAATGGGATTTAAAGGATGGTAAAACAGTAGAGTTGCGAATTACAATCAAAAATAAAGACTAATACAGGGTTAAAGGTAACAATAAAAGGGGGGGGTGATGCGTATGCTTTGAATTTACTGATAGTAAAAAATAAATAGGAGGAATTGAATGAAACAATTTGGAAAAACAGTGTATGTCAGCCACAAATACGGTGGCGACAAAAATAATCTCAAAGAGGTTGAAGAAATTATTAAAACGCAGCAAAAGAAACATCCGAATTATATGTTTATTTCACCGTTACATATGTTTAGCTTTCTGTACAACGATATGTCTTATGAAGATGGGCTTGAACTTTGTCTGTACCAGCTTGCCGAGTGTGATGAAATATGGGTGACAGGCGAGAAATGGTACGATTCAACAGGTGTTATCAAGGAAATTGAGTACGCAAACGCACATAAAATTGATGTTTTATTTGTGACAAACGCAGAAGATAATCCACACAAAGTTGAAGGTTATGATTATGTCAAAGGTTTGATTGATGGAATAAAGACAAATAAAGTTAGTAGCGATAAGATGCCTGTACCAACAACACCAGTTATGCATAAATATGACAATACATGCGAGAACACTAAAAGTGCATACATAAATGAGGACAATATTATTCGTACTTATATAGCTTATAATGTTGTTGATCCTCTTGTAAGGAATTTTATGAATATATGTGGTGTACAGATTCTTACCAAATGTCCTTTCTGCAAATCTGTAAATAACATCACACTTAAGGATAGAAGTCCAGTAAGCACACCTTGTAACAATTGTCATAACCTGCTTGACTTTAGTCATCTTACATTTGGTGATATTCTCAGGAAGAATGGGTGACAGGTATGAAAGTAATTAAAAGAGATGGTCGAGAAGTTGATTTTGACCGCAATAAGATTATTTCTGCAATTGGAAAAGCAAATAGCGAATCCCTTCAGAACCACGAAAAAACATTGTCTGATGATGAAATTAAAAATATTGCTACAAGAATTTATGATAAGCTCAGACGAAGTAAGCGAATTTATTCAGTTGAAGATATACAGGATTTAATTGAAGAATACATAGATAAATACGGTTGTTTCTCTTTGGCAAAAAGATACACACTTTACCGATACAAGCAGAGTTTAATCCGTAAGAAGAACACTACTGACGATACAATCCTTTCACTGATTGATTTAAGCAACGAGAACATCAAACAGGAAAACTCAAATAAAAATCCCACTATCATTCCTACTCAGCGTGACTATATGGCAGGTGAGGTCAGCAAAGATTTGACTGATAGAGTTTTACTTCCTCAAGATATTGTTGAGGCTGACAGAGAAGGAATTATTCATTTCCACGATAAAGATTACTTTGCACAACATACTTATAATTGTTGCTTATGTAATCTTGATGATATGCTCCAGAACGGAACGGTTATCAGTGGCACTATGATTGAGAAACCACACAGTTTTTCAACGGCTTGTACAATTGCAACACAGATTATTGCTCAGGTTGCCAGCAGTCAATATGGCGGACAGAGTATCAGTCTTACTGCTCTCGCACCGTTTGTGAATATTAGCCGACAGCACATTAAAGATGAGTTGAGAAGAGAGTGGAGTCAGTGTGGATTTGAAACTGACGAAAATAAGATTGCCGAGATAGCCGAAGAAAGACTTCAAAAGGAAATCAACAAAGGTGTTCAGACAATCCAATATCAAGTGGAAACACTTTTGACAACTAATGGACAAGCTCCTTTTATCACAGTCTTTATGTATCTTAATGAAGCCAACAATGAGCAAGAGAAACACGACCTCGCTATGATTATTAAAGAAACACTTAATCAAAGATATAAAGGCGTTAAAAATGAAAAGGGTGTGTGGATTACACCTGCGTTTCCAAAGCTTATTTATGTACTTGAAGAGGACAACATTACTGAGGATAGCAAGTATTGGTATCTTACAGAGCTTGCCGCAAAATGTTCAGCTAAACGACTTGTACCTGATTACATTTCAGAAAAGGTGATGAAAAAGCTAAAAGAAGGAAATTGTTTCCCTTCGATGGGTTAAACGGCTCATCTAAAACTCCGTGAACATAAATCAAAATGGTGTGCATTACACGAATAGGAACTGTAGGAAATGACAGTTAAGTAGTGTGCTAACAGGGGACTTTCGGGGTGAAACTTAGACTTGAACTATCCTGTGCCAAGACGCATATACAAGCTTTGTAATATGACGAATGTTAAAAGAATACAAAGGATTTTATGTGGATGAACAATGCAATATATATAATGCAAAAGGGCATAAGTTGTCGCCGTATATAGGCGTAGATGGATATGCCCACATCACAAGAAGTGAGAACAATAAAAAATACAGATACAGAATTCTAATGGTTTTAAATATGTGAATCATATTGACAGCAACAAACTAAATAACAATCCTGAAAATTTAGAATGGTGTACAAATTCACAAAATGTTTATCACGGTTGGCATAGTGGTAATCGAACACATAAAAATAGAACAAAAGTATCTGTATATTTGAATGGCAAACTTATTAATACATACCCGTCTATTCGACAATTATCAATGGATTTACAATTGGATAGACATAAAGTAGCAAGAATATTGAAAGGAGAATCAAACAATTGTTACAAGTATAAGTTTGTGTATGCGTAAGGTTAAGAGACTATCGAAAGCATAGCACAAATAGCTTTGTGTGATGAAGTGAGTAGAGTACATCTGAATAATGATACAGATGGAAGTGCGGAGTGAGCGAGTTAGCATAATAACTCCCAAAGATATAGTCCAGACTGTTGATACCGAACAGTCAGTGTAGAAGCTTTTTATCACCGTACAAAGAAAATGGTGAATACAAATTCTATGGCAGATTCAACAAAGGCGTAGTTACAATCAATCTTGTTGATGTAGCCTTATCGTCAGGCAAAGATAAAGAGAAGTTTTGGAAGATTTTCGATGAGAGATTGGAACTGTGTCATAAAGCCCTCTTGTGCAGATACGAGAGGCTGAAAGGAACAGTGTCGGATGTAGCTCCGATTATTTGGCAACACGGTGCATTAGCAAGACTTCAAAAAGGTGAAACCATTGATAAGTTGCTTGTCGGTGGTTATTCGTCAATATCACTTGGTTATGCAGGATTGTATGAGTGTGTAAAGTATATGACAGGCAAATCTCATACAGATCCGGAAGTAACACCGTTCGCACTTGATATTATGAGATATATGAACAAAAAGTGTGATGAATGGAATAAGCAACTTGATTTAGGTTTTTCGCTGTATGGTTCTCCAATTGAAAGCACAACTTACAAGTTTGCAAAATGTTTACAGCGAAGATTTGGTATTATCGAAGGTATTACAGATAAAAACTACATCACAAATAGTTATCATGTAAATGTCAGAGAGCCTATTGACGCCTTTGCAAAACTGAAACTTGAATCACAGTTTCAGGCATTAAGTTTGGGTGGTGCAATTAGTTATATTGAAACTTCTAATTTGCAAAATAACACAGAAGCTGTTCTGTCTGTTATGCAATTTATCTACGACAATATCATGTATGCTGAACTCAACACCAAAAGTGATTACTGTCAAGTGTGCGGATATGACGGAGAGATTGATGTAATAGAAAATGAAAACGGTAAACTTATTTGGAAGTGTCCAAACTGTGGCAACACAGATGAAAGTAAATTGAACATCTGTCGGAGAACTTGTGGGTTAAGTGTAAGCCCACTTTAAACCGAATAAACTGCGGGGAAGTCCCCATAACCTTAATGGCTACAACATAGCTGGAAACGGCAAGTGTGAATGCGGTATAGGATTAAATCTGTCAGTCCGATAGGATAGAAACCATAAAAACATTAAGCAAGGGATTACCGAGTGTGCAAGTCACTCTTACGCAACGAAACTCCTTAACAGGCAACGCTGATGGAGGACGCTCAACGACTATAATTTCGGGGAATTGTTTCTTATGCAAACAATGATATTGTATAGTCTACTCCCCTAATAAATATCGGGAAACCGAGGGTATAAAAGGATATAGGAACTAACTTCTGGAATCAAGGAAGAACACAAGAGATCAAAGAAAGATATGTGCATTTAGGTGGCAACGAGTGAATTACATCAAAATCACTAAACACGATATTGCCAATGGAGTTGGAGTCAGAGTTGTACTATGGGTAAGCGGTTGTACTGTTCATTGTTACAACTGTCAAAATCCTTCAACTTGGGATTTTACAGCCGGACAACCATTTACTAATGACACTATGACTGAATTGCTTGAAGCGTTAAGTCCTGATTATATATCGGGGCTAACGCTCTCAGGTGGACACCCATTGGAACAAGTAAATCAACAACAGGTATCTAATATTGTAAAAACGGTCAAAACCAAACTACCAAGCAAAACAATATGGTTATATACAGGTTATACATATGAACAGATATTAAAATCCAAGTTTGTTGTAAACGAAATCTTGCCTTATATAGATATTCTTGTTGATGGAAAATATGATGAGTCGCAAAGAGACATTTCTCTTGCTTGGTGTGGCTCAAGAAACCAAAGAGTAATCAAAATTCAAGAAAGTTTGAAATCAGGACAAGTAGTAACACTAACACTATAAGGAGATGGTAAATATAAATTATTTGAAAAATCCTTTTAATTATATTGGTGGTAAATACAAATTGCTGCCTCAAATTCTACCTCTTTTTCCGAAGAAAATTGATAAATTTGTAGATTTGTTCGGGGGGGGTGGAGAAGTTTCACTAAATGTGAATGCAAAACAGGTTGTGTATAACGACAAATGTAAACCACTCGTTAATATCTTCAGAAATCTTGATAGCAAATTCGTATACGAAGTTAAAGAAATGATTGATACATACAAATTGAACAAGTTTAGTAAGCAAGAATTTCTTAATTTAAGAAGTTACTATAATACAAATCTGAAAGATAATCTTGATAGAGAAAATGCAGTAGTTTTATATTGCTTAATTACTCACGCATTCAACTATCAAATAGCCTTTAATAAGAATAAAGAGTTTAATATGCCATCTGGTGCAAGCAGGTCTTACTTCTCTAAATCATTAGAGGATAAACTTGTAAAATACATAGAAGCTATCGACAAGAAAAATATTAGTTTTTACAGTAGCGATTTCCATAATTTGAATTTAGATTCGCCAGAATTTAATGACACTTTCTATTATTGTGATCCGCCTTATCTTATTACTGTTGGTGGATATGAACGAGATTATTTTTGTAAATGGTCAGAAGATTATGAGAGAGAGCTTCTTAATTTACTTGACATTATTAACTCAAAAGGTGGTAAATTTGCTTTGTCGAATGTTACAGAACACAAAGGCAAAGAAAATACAATTCTCAAAGAGTGGAGCAAGAACTACAACACACATTATCTAATCAAAGACTACAATAATTGCAACTATCAAACTAAGGTAAAAACAGGCAACAGTTCAATAGAAGTTTTAATTACAAATTATTAAAGGAGATGACGAAAATCAAAACAGCTAAAGAGTTAGAAGATACGATCAACTTTTTTATACAAGCAACAGAAGATTATCAAAACAATACCGAAAACGAATCATTACACGACTACGAAACACAAGATATCTTACATAAACTTGAACTTGAAGATGTGTCGTATCACGACACTGCCAAACTTGGAAAAGCCCTAATGAAAGTTAGAGAGAACCGCAGAAAAGCAAAAGATAGTGTAGAACTTAATGCTCCATTAGCAGAATGGATTCAGTTACATTCTGATGTGTTGAAATCATTACAGAAAGTTCTTGGAGAAACCAGAAAAATTGAGGACAAACAGCGTAGAAGAATGTATGTCCCAAGAACGAAGATTGTTGAGGAGGTAATTCATTGATAAATATAGGGTGGGCATTTAAGCCTAATGGGAATGAACTTCGTGAAGAAAATCTTGCAATATATAAGAAACTTGCACCGAAAGCAAAATTGATTTGGCTGAACTTTCACACAAAGAAGTACGATGTTACACAAGATGATTTGCAGAATTATATGTGTTACACGCAGAAGGAATATGGTTACGGTAACATTACATACAAGGTGTTAAGTAATCCGTTCAATTTCACAGAAGATGAACAGGCTCTGATTTGCGATGGTGGCAATCTTTGTTTTGGCTATCGTAAATTGGGCAACTTAATTACGATTTATACAGATTAAGGAGATACTAATGAAGTATATGGGAAGCAAGTCTCGTATTGCTAAATATATTGTCCCAATATTACAGGAATGTATTGACAGCAATAATGTGACTACATATATAGAACCCTTTGTTGGAGGGGCTAATATAATTGATAAGATTCGTTGCCAAGAGCGTATAGGCTCTGACATAAATCCGTACCTGATAGCATTGCTCAAAAGAGTACAAGAAGGAAAACCTTTACTTGATGAAGTGTCGAAAGATACATATAACCTTGTGAAAGATGCTTGGAAAGATGGGACAGATAAAGACAAATACGAACAGTGGTATGTTGGAAATGTAGGTTTTCTCGCTTCGTATAACGGCAAATGGTTTGACGGTGGGTATGGAAAACCTCACATTGTAAAAACACCTAACGGTAATAAAATCCGTGACTACTATCAAGAGGGCAAACGCAACCTCGAAAAACAGGCAAGTGATTTACTCAATATTACTTTGAAATGTAATGAATATAAGGAGTACGCTCCACAACACTACAAAGGTTGTGTATTTTACCTTGATCCACCGTATTTGAACACTAAACCATACAGTATTAATCCAACTTTTGACCACGAGGTTTTTTGGAGTTGGGCAAGAGAGTTGTCTAAAAACAATTATGTGTATATTAGCGAACTTGTTGCCCCAAAAGACTTTGAAATAGTTTGGAACAGGTCAACATTAGTTAGCATAGATGCACACAACACAAAAACAAGAAATGAATGTTTGTTTAAATGGAAAGGATAATGATAAATGATTCATTTTGTGAGCAGAAAACAGATTGACGCCATCATTAAAGAGTGTCAAAAGTTAGATGAGCTAATGGTACTTGTCGTAATGCAAGAAGATGGAAGTGGTTTTACTGTTGTGTGTGATCATATTGTATCGCATTGTGATGATTTGATTTACACACACATAACAAAAGGATATGCTTCGTTTGTATTTAGCAATAATAGTAAGATTGAAGTGGTTACAGACAAATACAAAGGTAAAGGTGAGAAATACAATAGTATGATTATAGACAAAAACATTGACTCGGAGCTTATTAAAACCTTCTGCGCTCCGTCCAATCTATCTTACAAAGAAAAAATGGAATTAAGAAGGAGAATGATAAATGTATATTGTACAAGTAAGACACATACAGGATAAAAACGCAAAAAGATATACATGCAAAGTCCCAGATAATGAATCTCTTAATAAAGGAGATATGGTTCTAACACGAAATGTTAATGGTAAAGAGAGTGTTGCGATTTGTGTTACAGATAGCGAAAACCTTTCGACTAATGCCATTGATATGATTATGTGTGGTGCTGAAGTGCTGAGTGAAGTTGTTGGAATATATAAAATTTATAAGTTTAAAACTGAATCCGAGATAGATTTGGAAAATACCGCAAGTGAATACACACAAGCAATGGCAAAATATTGTACAGCAACAATTCCAGAGGTGTAAAAATGGCAGATAAAACACGAGTTTTACAGGAGAGTGACAATGAAAATCATCAAACAAGGCAAACCTGAGTTGCAAATCAAACCATCAAAACCAAATACAATATCCTGTTCAGAATGTGGATGTGTATTTCAATATGATGATTATGACACACATTATGCCACAAACATAAGTTACGACTGAGAGGACGAGGACTGGGATGAATGGATTGTTTGTCCTTGGTGTAACACAGAAATTTATGGAATTTTTAATTTTGAGGAGAATTAGATGTGTAATGTATGCAAAAACTTGCCTTGCAAACCCACTTGTCCTCATGCTCTCGATCCACCAGTTATGGCAGTCTGTCATCAGTGTAGTAACAAATTAAGATATGACTATACATATTTTCGAGATAAATACGACAATATCTTCTGTTCTCGTGAGTGTGCTGAGGCGTATTACGACATTCAAGAATATGATTGGACAGAGAATGATATGGAATATACTTATCAGAAAATACCTGTGTTATGGAAAGGTCTTACTTACGACAAGTATCAAGCCAAATATGAAATAAGAGAGGAGTGTGACAATGGAAATTATTAGGCAAGGCAAACCTGAATTGCAAGTAGTTGAAACAATGTATGAAAAAGAATGTCCGAGATGTCATTGTCAATTTCGTTTTAATATTAATGAAACACATCATGGAGACCTTATATATGATGACTGCATGTATGTTCGGTGTCCGTGGTGTGGACATGAAATTCAAGAATATTTTTAAAAGAAAGATTTTAATATATTGCAAATGCAACGGAAAGGATTATGACTCGAAATGACTCGAAAAAGATTTAAAAAACTGATGTATTCACTTGGGTATCAGCGTAATAGTATTAACCAATGGATATCTCAATTCCGAAAAGAAAACGCTTCAGATAGTAGATCGTACTTATTCTGCTATCTTTATTACCCATATCTTCATTATCGTGAAAATCTTGACCACTTCTTTGAGTCTGGAGAAGGCTCTTTCGATAAATGCAATGACATATTCATTACGGATTGTGATTGGGTGTTTCAACACTTGCGTCAAGCAGTAAATGAAGATGTTTTACAATAGATATTATATGAATAAATTGTTTAGTGCGGTAGTTAAATTTGCACACAAAGGTGAATAAAATGATTCAAATTATTAGAGAAGGCGATTTTAAATCACCAGTAATTAGATTTAATTGTCTTAGATGTAAGTGCGTTTTTGACGCAGATAAGGATGACTACAAACTGATAGCAACTTCAGGTGACTTAGCATATATAACAGATTGTCCGTATTGTCACAAAAGAGTGGCTCGTATGATAATAAAAGATAGGAGATATATATGATTTACTATTTAACTGATAGAACTCTTGAAAGAGCAATTGAGCGTTGCAGTAACAAAAATTACAATTACCTTATTGTCCTTAAAGATAACAAAGATTTTGACGAAATTTCTGTTTCAGTTCTCGAACAGGCGATTATGAACGATACATACTGGAATACTTCGTCATATTTAACCTATGACCATATTTCCTTTAGAACAGGCACAATCACCATCTATAAAGATTCGTTAATTACAAACGATTTTAGGGGCGTGTATGACGAAATACTCGTTGACGAATTGGTAGAAGATAGCAAATGGGAAATCCTTGCCAAGCATACAAACAGTCACGGTTCATATAAAGAAAAGTATAAGTCAAAGGAGGAGCTTAGTTTTGCATAAGAACATTGATTATGAGTCCTTGCTTAGCTTTGTACAGGACAACCCTAACGCCGGCATATCACTGACAATATCAGAGAATGAATTTGACTAAGTAATTAAGACTATTATATCGGCATTGATTACCAACGAAACGCCACCAACACAATTAGTTAGCTACTTAGAATATAGAGTTCATTATATTTACATTGAGTTTGCTAACGAAGCAACGCTTGAAATAAACACAATTGAGGGGTGATAAAATGAAAAGAAAACCTATCCCTAAATCAGTAAGACTTAAAGTATATGAGAAATACAACGGGCATTGTGCATATTGTGGTTGTGAACTTGAACTAAAGGATATGCAAGTTGACCATATTGAAAGTGTTTATTGGTATAACGGTGCAAATGATATTGAAAATTATAATCCTGCTTGTAGAATGTGTAATTTCTACAAATCAACAATGCCTATTGCAGATTTCAGAAAGCAGTTAGGAAAGCTAACATCAAGACTCAAAGACATTTTTATTTATCGTTTGGCTAAGAAATATGGGTTAATCACAGAAGTTGAAAAGCCTGTGAAATTCTATTTTGAAAAGGAGGACAACCAATGAACGACTATAAAACCAGACTTTTATCCGAGTACAAAGAACTCGTAGATAGGATTAGTAAACTGAGAGTGTTTCTTAATAAATGGGACAACGGACAACTTTCGTTTGTTCCAAAGTCCTCAAGGGCAATCTATTCAAGACAACTTGAAGCAATGTGTACTTACAAGATGTGTCTTGAAAGTAGAATGCTGACAGACAAAATATCCTTTAAGGAGGTTGAAAATGTTTAAATTTAAACCATACATAACGGTTATTGGGGAAAACGGTTTAACGGTAGATTTTGAGTTGTCGCAACTCGGCACCTTTATGGCAAATAATATTGACATTGATAATGGGTTAGTTTGGTGTAATGAAGTTTATATTGAAACTAAGGCGATTGATTTATCGGTTATCGAACACAAAACTTCTCGTTTTAAGTTATTTGCCGATACTGTTACACAGATTATTCTTCATCCTTATAGAGCAAAAAGTAAATCTCTAATCTTGCATTTAGACACCGATGCCAAAGTTATACATAATAAAGACACGAACACAATTATTATTTCCAACTTATCAGATATAGAGAGGATGATGTAATGAGTAAAATAAAACAATCAACAGAGATAGCAACTAACAGATATAAAGCAAAGCCAATTTTTGCCGAAGAAAAAAAGTTTATCGAATCACGATTACCTCAAATTGCACCTCTTCCAGATGCGTGTTGGATATATGGTGGCGATACAAAAACTGTTTGGGTAGATTTATATTCTTCAGATTATTTACTGAAATTTAAAGTTGAAAATGGAGGAAAATTTTCTGTAATAAAAGACAACAGGTCTTTATTTAAAAACTACACCCCTGTGTCTCTGGAAGATACATTAGAGCGTGAAAAAGAACGAGTAAATAATTTATATAATAAATGTGTAGACAGACTATCTGATTATGTAAAAAACAATCCCCAAAAGATATATAAGATAAATCATTCAGGTGGTAAAGATAGTGAACTCACAATGGCTATTTGGAATGATATGTTAGATATTATTGGTTTTGCACCTGATTATGAATTTGTATTTTTCAATACTTCAAACGAAACAGCAGATGTATATAAAAGAATTAAGCAAATCCCCAAGATTAGGATTGTAAATCCCAAAACAGGATGGAGACAATGGATACAAAATAAGAATTACATGCTACCTTCAATATTCAGACGCTCCTGTTGTTCCGTATATAAAGAAGGACAAGCACAAAAGGTATTTGACAAAGAAGCAGAAATTGCACAGATATTAGGTGTTAGAAAGTTTGAAAGCACTAAGCGAGCAAAATATGAATTTTTTATGGATTATGATTTTAATAAATCTTTATTTGGTTCTTCGTGTTTTCCAAAAAAATGGATTAAATTAGCTCCGATTATAGATTTACAAAATATAGATGTGTGGCTACTCCTGATGATAAAGAATCTACCAATTAACCAGAGATACTTAAATGGTGCAAATAGAGTTGGATGTGTAATCTGTCCTTATTCTTCAAACTATGAAGATGAGTTAATAAAAATACATCAGCCACATCAATATGAATGGTTTGTTAAGGCTGCACAGCAACAGTATGATATAGCCACAGGTAAAAGGTTAGGGTACACCAAGCAAGAATGGGTGAATGGAGCTTGGAAAAGACCTGTATGTAAAAACACTGCTTTTCTAAAAAAGCAGCCAACCGAAGAAAATGTGAGATGGTATGCCGAACTTAAAGGACTCTCAGAAAATATGGCTAAAAAATATTTTAATAAAGTTTGTGGAAATTGTGGTTGTGTAATGAAAGAAAACAAAATTGCTATGTTTTATAAGTTATGTGGTCGCTTTGAGAATAAACCAGATAATAGAGAAGTTTTATGTGCTAAATGTTTTTGCAAACAATTTGGTATAGCTGTCGAAGAGTACAGGCAAAAAAATGTTGAATTTATAGAACAAGGATGTAATTTGTTTTGATAAAAAATACATAGAAAGGAAAACTAAATGGGTAAAATCACAATCTTACCAGAAACAACCATTGATCCAATTTCGTTAATGGGTAGACGAGCAGGTATATGTTGGGGAGCAGATATTACAGACAGCGAAAAAAACTACAAACGAGGTCTTGATTGTATTAAGTCTAATCACGGTAGAGTGTTTGAATTTGTAAACATTGAAGCAATTATTGAAGGTTACTCAGCAAGAGTAATTAGGGAATGGTATACACATATTGGTGGCAGTCCTACACGACTTCAAAGTAGCACAAGATATGTCAACTACAATAACTTTGAATACATAATTCCCAAAACAGTACAGACCGAAGAACAGAAAGCTTGGTACAACAACGCTATTGACACTATAAGCCAAACACTTCAAAATCTTGAAGAAAGTGGTGTCAAGAGAGAGGATGCCGCAATGTTACTTCCGTTGGGTATGGCGACTAAAATTGTAGACAAGCGAAATGTCAGAAATGTTATTAGTATGGCAGAACAGAGAATGTGTTCGAGAGCATATTGGGAGTATAGAGAACTCTTTAACGAATACATAAAGCAGTTAAAACTCTATTCGGAAGAGTGGGCAACACTAATTCCTATGGTTATGCAACCGAAATGTGAAACACTTGGATATTGCCCTGAGAAATACAGTTGTGGAAGAAAACCGAGAAAGGATTGATTATTATACAGCAGAAGCATTATTTAGATATTGAGAGACTTAAACCTAATTATTTAGATGCGTTTTCGGAAGGTGATGAAATTGTAATTCAAGAGAAAATTGATGGAGCGAACTTTTCAATTCGTTACGATGCCGAAAGTGATAGCATCAAAGCGTTTAGTCGTAGAAAGGAATTGGACGAAACCAACACTCTAAGAGGGGCTTGGAATTGGTCTCAAACACTTGATAAAGAATTAATTAAAACGGTATTGGGGAGTAATCTTATATTGTTTATGGAGTGGCTTGTACCCCATACTGTAAAATATCCTGACAACAAATACCACAAAGCATATTGTTATGATGTATATGATACCAACACACAACAGTATTTAAAACAAACAGAAACAGAAAAAATTGTAAAAGAACTTAATCTCACATTTGTTCCTGTTTTTTACAAAGGTAGGTTTACGAGTTGGGACGATGTGAAATCTTATATCGGTAAAACACAAATGGGTGGCGAATACGGAGAAGGTGTAGTTGTAAAAAACCAAACAACTTTAAATAATCCAAACACAAGATTGCCGTTTTATGTGAAGCTTGTATGTGAACAGTTTTGTGAAACGAAAGGACACAAACAAAGTCATATGGTTGACACAGACGCATTAGCCAAAAAAGCGGAGAATCAGCGTTTAGTAAGCACGGTTGTTACTAAAGCAAGAGTTCGTAAACTTATACATAAAATGGTTGATAATGGAGTTATACCTGAAAATTGGAGCAATACAGAAATGGGAATAATTGCTAAAAATATTGGAAAAGACATTTATTATGATTGTCTTAAAGAAGAAAAAGATGTTGTTGAAATGGTTGGTCACGACTTTGGTAAATTCGCTCACAGTTCCGCAATGAGATTAGCAAGAGAAATTCTGTCAGAAAGGGAACTCGACATTTAATAGCAATCAATGAGACGATGGAAATTAAAACTAAAAGATAAAGAGTATGAACCAATCGTGTATGCCAAAACCGAAACGGATGCAATAACTTATTTTAAAGATGAAGTCGTTGAGAATGTAACACTTTATGAGAATAGGGACTACTTATCGTATATTAACAAAATGCTGAAAAATGCAATGTTAGAAGGCACTCAACATCGAAACAATAATTGTGATCGTGAGTGGTACAAAACAGATACAGCATATGGGGTTTTGAGATTCCGTTTGATTAAAGACTATAATGATAACAGTTATTTTGACTATACCGACTATCAGTTCGTTTCTAATGATTGTAAAGTGTTACCTTGTACATATGAAATGTCAACACCGCAGAAAGTTTGTGAAAAATACTTTTCCGACTCGCCTTATTGCGAAATTTATTCATATAGGTTATACGGAGAACCAAAACTTGTTAAGCCAGTAGAATTAAAAGGCATTAAACCGAGTTTTATTGTTGACTTTATACCGAATAAATGCAAGTGTCATTGTTTTATAAAGGACAATGACTTATGGATAAAGCATAGGGATTTCTTTTCTAAATCGCACAAGCCTACCCCTAAAGACATGGGTACACCGCTTACATACAGACTACAGAAATATTTTAATTGCGACAAAAATTACTTAGATAAATTTATGTATCCCGACAGTTGGGGAGATATTGTGTTAAGAAATGAAGCTTGGATTGTGTTTCACAATATCAAGAATTTTGTGTTGGTCGATAAAATACCATCAGTTGTTTTTGTTGAAGATATGTTTTTGAACACTGACTTGATGAAGAAGTCAAACATATACAATTTATCAAACGAATGGGATAGATTTTTTGAAAACACATTAAAAACTTATGTTAAATATTTAAAAGGAGGAATTATTTGAAAGACTGGACAGGAAATAGTAAAAGTGTTCATTCCGTTTTAGGCGCTTCTAACCACTCTCTTAAAGAGAGGGAAACAAATGATTATTATGCCACAGAACCTAAAGCTGCTGAACTTCTACTTCAAGTAGAAGATTTCGCTCCTGACATTTGGGAATGTGCTTGTGGAGAATGCCATTTGTCTAAAGTATTTGAGGCTCACGGTTATAATGTTAAGTCAACAGATTTAATTTATCGTGACGGAGGAATGTCTGAAACATTCGATTTTTTAGCAGAGTCAAAACCTAATTCGTGGAACGGCAGTATTATTACAAACCCACCTTATAAATATGCTTATGAATTTGTAGAAAAAGCGTTAGATACAGTTACAACAGGCAACAAAGTGGCAATGTTTCTTAAACTGCAATTTCTTGAGGGTAAGAAACGAAGAAAGTTGTTTGATAACACCCCGCCACAGACAATCTATGTATCAAGTTCAAGACTTTTATGTGCTAAAAATGGAGATTTTGAAAGCACAACATCAAGTGCCGTAGCTTATGCTTGGTATGTGTGGCAAAAGGGATATAAAGGAAACACAATTGTTAAATGGATTAATTGAGGAGGAATGTTATGAAGGACACCATATATCTCATATCTGTATGTGTATTATGGTTTTGTTTATCGCTTAATTTAACAACTCGTATTAGAGAGCGAAACCAGTATTATGTAAATAAAAAATTACATAAAGCTATTTATCGTTACACAGAGTTGGGAATAGCTTTTGTTATAGGTGTAATATTAGTAAATATATTGATTTAAAGGAGCAAATATAATATGAAATACATTAAAAAAGCAATACCGATTGAAGCTTTTCAGTACAAAGGCGATTTTATTGAAAATGGAAAATATTGTATTCCTGAATGGGCAATTAAAGCGTATGAAGATGGCTTGCTTTATTATAAAGATGAAGGAGATTTATATATCCATACGCTTGAAGGTGAAATGAAATGCAGTTTTAATAGCTATATAGTTCAGGGTGTGAGAGGTGAGATTTATGCTTGTAGACAGGACATCTTCGAAGAAACATATATGGCGGTGGAAGAATGAAAGTTTTATCAAAAAGTGACTTGGAATCGTTAATAGCACAATTTCCAGACGGAGGTATTGTTTTTGCAGGATATACACCAGATGTGCTAACTTCAGAACTTATGGTGACTGACGGCGATTTTGGTGCAAAATGTATAATCCCTCAAGATGGAGAGGTGTTTGATTTCGATTGGAGTATTGGGGAATACAGAGATACAGATTTATTTGCAGTATTTGACAATAATGATATTTTACAAATGATTCAAACATTAACAAGTGGATTAAAAATATCATGCAAACCATGGTGGGAAGAATAAAATTTAGGATTTAAAAGGAAAGAGGTGAAATATATGTTTTACATTACTGGTGATTTGCATGGTGAATATGACATACACAAACTGAGTTCTAAACGATTTCCAATGGGTAACAATCTAACACGAGATGATTACCTAATTATTTGTGGTGACTTTGGCTTAGTGTGGAATAATGGAAATTCTGAAATGTATTGGCGAGATTGGCTTAATAACAAACCGTGGACAACCTTGTTTGTAGATGGAAACCACGAAAACTTTCCCTTGCTGAATCGTTACCCTATAACTAAAAAGTGGAGTGGAAAGGTACATCAGATTGAAGATAATATTTATCATCTAATGCGTGGACAAGTGTTTGAAATTGATGGCAAAACATTTTTTACAATGGGCGGTGCATCGAGCCACGATATACAGTATCGCACAAAGAATGTTGACTGGTGGGAAGAAGAACTACCCAATGAAGCCGAAATGCAGGAAGGGTTGGCAAATCTTGATAAGTATAACTGGAAGGTGGATTGTGTAATTACGCACTGTGCTCCAACCGAATTTATCGCCAGTTGTATCAATGTGGGGTACAGTCCGGACACTTTAACCGAATACCTACAGTACATTGATAACAAGTTGGATTATGAACATTGGTATATGGGACATTATCACCTTGATGTTATATTTGGTTCGGATTCAGAAAAGCAAAAGCATATTTTGTATAACTATGTGGATGTGATTGATTAACACGGAAAGGATAACGAATATATGGGAATGGTAATTTGCCTTATATCACTTTATTTATTGAACGCAAATGGAATTATAGTACCTGATGGATGCTTTATTATTGCATGGAGTTTTTCTATTGTGACTGCGGTAGCAACTTTACTTTCAGCAATCGGTCAAGTAATGAGTGATAAAAAATAATTAAGGAGAGTTAAATATGGAAATTAAAATTAAATACTTTACAAACATCGAAAAGATTAAGCAAATTCCAAACGGAGATTGGGTTGATTTAAGGTCAGCTATTGATGTTACACTCAAAAAGGGTGAGTTTACTATTATTCCACTCGGAGTAGGAATGAAGTTACCGTTTGGCTATGAAGCTCACATTGTGCCAAGAAGTAGCACTTACAAAAATTATGGCATTATTCAGACAAACCACATAGGAGTAATTGACAACTCCTATTCGGGTGATAACGACCAATGGGGTATGCCCGTAATTGCAATGAGAGATACAACCATACATAAGAACGATAGAATTTGTCAGTTTCGCATCACACAGAAACAGCCTGATTTTGAGTTTACAGAAGTAGAATGTCTTGATACAAAAAGTCGTGGCGGCTTTGGCTCAACAGGCAAGCAGTAAGGAGGAATAACTGTGATTACATATAATGATTTTGAAAGATATCTTACCAAAATTCAAAGAATCCATGAACTTGAAGATAAGATTTTGAATCTTGGTGATGAGTATAGTGATTTGGTTTTAGAATATGTATCGCCATTTGCATATCATGGTGTAACTATGGAAGATGAGTTGATTGACTGTCTCGAAAAAGGTTTAAACCTTAAGCCTGATGAATACGGTGATACTTGGATATCCTATTGGGTTTGGGAGACAGATTGTGGTCAAAGAAATACAATTGTAGAAATTGACAATAAAGAAGTAAGCATTGCCGAAATTGCTAACTTGTGGAAAGTTATCGAATGGGAAAGGTCGGGAGAATTGAATGAATAAACAAACGATTGTAGTTAATCTTTATGGTCAGCCCTCCTGTGGTAAATCCACAGGGGCTGCTTATATATTTAGTCAGTTAAAAATGAGGGGTATTGACACGGAACTTGTCACTGAAACGGCTAAAGATATAGTATGGGAGCATAATGATACTGCCTTAACTAACCAATTATATATACTTGGTTTACACTCACAAAGATTTTGGAGACTGAGAAATCAGGTTAGAGTAATTGTAACTGACTCGCCAATCCTATTGACCGAAATTTATAACTCATTTGAAAAGTGTGGTTTTTACCCCTCAAAATCTATTGAAAAGTGTGTAAACGATACCGCCGAAGCGTTTAGTTCTCTCTTTGATAACTTAAACTTCTTTGTTAAGCCTGTTAAAAAATATAATCCAAATGGCAGATTACAAACCGAAATTGAAGCAAATAATATAGGTACACGAATTGAATCAATGCTAATCGAAAAGAATATCCCATATGAAATTATCAAAGGCAACCAAAAGGGGTACGATAAAGCTGTACAACTAATTGTGGATTACATTGACCGAGAGGATAAAATGGATGCTATTAAAGAGGATAGAGAAAGGAATGGATTGAATGTTGTTTGAGGTTTATAAAGACGGACAAGGCAAATTTATGTGTAGTGATACAAGTTGTTTGCCAACGGAAAGCCAGCTTAAAAGCATGAACAAAAATGGGTATGAATTTAAGTTGAACGGTAAGAAAGCAACGCTAAAAAGCGTATTGAAATTGATTGAAAAGTAAATATAGATAATAACAATTTAATATTAGTTAGGTAGGTGTTCATATGAAACCAATGCTTACTCCAAAGGATATTATGGAAATTTTTGGTGTCAGTAAAAACACTGCATATAAAATGGTTAGACAAAAAGGCTTTCCTTCAATTAAAGTGGGAAATAGGTATGTTGTTAGAGAAAGTTCCCTTGAGAAGTGGATTGAAACGAACGAAGGTCGAGAATTTATTTTACTTGAAAGAAAAATTTGAAATTTCATAAAATTTTACCATAAATTTTTTCAAAAACTCTTGACTTTATTCGTTCCATCCGTTATAATAGTCACTGTTGAGTTGAGAACAGACAACATTTTTAAAGTCACAACTGTTGTCAAACTGTTGTCAAATTCAAATTTTGAATTCAAAAAATGTAGTGTTTAAGCCAAAAGTAGGCACTCCGACTAACTGCCTTCTAAGCAGTAGGTCAGGGGTTCGAGTCCCTTTTGGCGCGCCACTTATGGTGGGATTAGCGTAGTTGGTTAACGCGCCAGTTTGTGGCACTGGAGACCGCCGGTTCGAATCCGGCATTCCACCCCATTTGACTCATTAGCTCAGTTGGCAGAGCACTTGACTTTTAATCAAGGTGTCCGGAGTTCGAATCTCCGATGGGTCACCAACAGCCGCTGAAGAAATTCTTTGGCGGCTTGTTTTTTTAATAATCAATAAAAGCAGAATATATACTGAGCCGTCGCCAAGCGGTAAGGCAACGGACTTTGACTCCGTCACCCGTGGGTTCGAATCCCGCCGGCTCAGCCAAACAAAAAAGCCAGCAAACAAGCCTTATTCAGTATTTATCGGCTTATTTGCTGGTTTTTGAAAAACATTTTTTTGCGTTAAAACTTGATTTTTTGCTTTAAAAATTGATTTTTTGCTTTAAAATCCAACACGAAATCCAACACGAAATGAATAAATTACGCTTGCTTTTCTGATTTTGAATTGCAGTCGGATTTATTTTTGGAATTTGAGTAGGCGAAAACATTTAAAATTTTCTTTGTGAGTTCATCTGCGTGGTCTTTGAGAGTGTGCTGGTAAATTCGTTGGAGAGTTTCAACATTCTCCCAGCCGCCTATCTCGGCTATGTATTTGTCTGGGATTCCTTGAGCGTGCAGTTCGGAAGCAAAATAATGGCGCAATGAATGAAATTTGAAATACGGTAATTCGGAATTTTTTCGGCACTTTTTGAAATGGTCGTCAATGATGCCCGGATTGATACCGAAGTGATTCCATTTAAGACATTCTTGTATCAGTTCTCTGTCGAGTGGGACAACACGGTTGCCGGCAAAGCTCTTTGGAGTTTTTTTCAAAATCCAGTTTTTACCCGAATCCTGAACAAGTGACTTGTTGATTATAACACCGAAGTCTGTAAAATCGTCAGGAGATAGGGCAGATATCTCAGAACGGCGTAAAGATCCGTGACTTGCGAGCAACACGGGAACTCTAACATAATCATCGCAGAAGTCAAGCAATGTGTTGATTTGTTCTGTTGTCGGCACGGCAACTTCAACTTTTTGTTTTTGCGGAAGTCTGATTTTGGATAAATCCAATTGACGATAATACACACTCATTACGGAGTGAAACAATCCGTATATATTTCTAACACTCTTAGGAGAATGTGTAACTGCAAGCTCGCTTACGGAAGCTTGAACAAGTTCGGCGGTGATGTTCCTCAGCTTCATCGGCATAAGCAATTGCAAATATTTATTTTGGTATTGCTCATAACCCCTAATTGTTGACGGACTTGACACACCTCGCTTGATGCCTATGTATCTTTCGTATGCCTCTTTAAGCGTGAGATCGTCATAACTTGCCGAACTTCTCTGTCTGTTGTGGCTGAACTCCATAGCCATGTACTCGGCTTCTTTTTTCGTTTTGGCGGTAAATGACTTGTAGTGCCATTTACCTTTTTCGTCTTTGTAGTCAGGTACTAAAACACGATAGTTGCCCGATTTCAGTTTTTTGGCTTTTGCCATAATATCATCTCCTGTAATGTGGTATCGGCTCTTGTTCCACCAAGTAAAAATGCCGACGCCCTTTCAATTTTCCTCGTACTGTTCCAGCAGTACGGGGATTTTTTAATTACCAAACCATTTAAAGGCTCGTCTAAATCCTGCTTCTTCTGCTTCAGCCACCGTCATTGCGTAGAATTCCCCTTTCTTGCTAATTTTAGTAGAATCATATTGTTGGTCGAAAGGCAAATGATATATTTTTGTTTCACCATACATATCACGACCAATATTACATTTTATACATGGGTAATCATCAACTTCAATATTTTCTTTGAATTTTATACCTAAGTATTTTGCCATTTTCTTAGCCATAGGAGATAGTTGAATATTTGTTATTAAAACTCCCTTAACATTTTCTTTAGGGCAATTGTGCTCAATGCAATAGCTTGCCATAGTACCATATAGTTGAGTTATATGTTTTTCATGTATTTCTTTTTTTGAACTCTAATATTTACATTCTCTTGTAGACTTGACCACGGTTGCCGACATCAACAATTGTTATAAGAAGAATATCGTTATTGATTTCATAGATAACACGATAATTGCCGACACGCAGACGGTAAGCGTTGCTGTTTCCTGACAAGGCTTTTACATCACCGTCAGGAAGTTTTGAAACAGCTTTCAAAATCCGTTCTTGTTGATTACGGGGCTGAGATTTAATAAACTTCTGAGCCTTTTTGTTCAGTTCAATTTTATACTTCATCACAGATTTATCCCCAACTCATTGGCAAAATCTTCAAGGCTGACATTTTCGCTTGAGTCAGACGGGTTATTCTTGTATTCGTCATAGAGTTTCTGGCAGTAAGCGTCATCTTCTGCGTCATCTACGATATGTCTTAAACTTTGCAACATAGTGAGCAGTTCTTCAAGCTGTTCTTCTGAAAAGTCGTTTATAAGGTTAATAATTTTTTCTTTTGCTGACATACGGAATCCTCCTTGTTTTATAGTATTCAAAATTCAATATAAATAATATTTCCTACACGCTTGAAATCAGGCGTGTTTTTCTTTTATGTCTGAAAAATCGGGAGTTGTGTATTTTGCGTTGCCGATTAAATCTTCTGAATATTCAAGCAATTTTTCTTTTCCACTATCATTAAGCAAATGGTAATTATGCAATAGCTTTTGTGTATCATCTTTGCTTTCTATTGGTTTGACATTCCTCTTAATTTCGGAAAATGTATCTAAGATATTTTCAACCTTATAGATTTCACACAACTTTAGAAGTAAATCGGCATCAGGTTGACTTCGGGCATTTTCCCAACCGCTCACGGTCTTTCCACTCTTTCCAATGATTTCACCGACTTCATCAGCGGTCATACCTTGTTCTGCTCTCAATCTTTTTAAGACTGAGGCAATATATTCTCTTGACATTGGGTTATCTCCTTATCTGAATTATCATTATAAATATATTATATTTTCAGAAGTCAAGATTGTCAAGACATAATTCTTAATTTCTAAGAAAATTATTTTAAAAAATGCTTGACAATCTTAAAAATTAAGAGTATATTATAGTTACAATCTTAGAAATTAAGAAAGGCGGTGACATAAATGATAAGACATAACATTCTCGACATTTTTAACGAACGAATTTATGAGTTAGGAATTAAGCAGAAGTACATTGCTGAGAAGATGAACATAACACAGGACAGGTTGTCTAGAATCTTATCAGGTAAGAGTAATATGTTAGCTGATGAAATGATTACTCTTTGTGCTTTACTTGATTTAGAGATTAACCCACAACTGTTTTATTGTCAGAAAACCGCATAAGAACCGATACCACATTACAGGAAAATAACTGCAAGGGGGGTGAGAGGAATGTTAGAAAATGCTGACAGAATTAAGGTTGTAAAAAGCCTTGTGAATTTTATTGAAAGAGTTACAAAAAAAGAACGACCTTCAAAGGCAGAAGTGGAAGTTCTGCCCGAGGTCGTAAGAGCTTTAAGAGAATTTATTACCGTTCAGAATTCTTAACATCCAAATAAGAATTACCGAGGGTGTCGGCAATACCGTTGAATAGTGCAGAATAGAATTCAGCTACCTGCTTTCCGCCCTTTTCGTCAATTGAAATGCTTAAGTTTGGAGCAATAGCCACTAAAACATCTTTAGCGACTTTATTTGCCAATTCATCAATTGAATAATTACGCATAATAAACTCACCTCCTCTCTGATTATAAATAATATCACGAGTCGAGATGAAATACAAGTTAAGTAAACAGCGTAAAGAACCGATACCACATTACAGGGAAATAACTGCAAGGGGGTGAGGAAATCAATTCTAAGAAACTCAAAGAGTTAATAAAAAATGCAGGCTACACACAGGTAAGACTTGCAGAAGAACTTGACATATCACCCAACTCTCTTTCATCTAAAATAACGGGTAAGTCCGAATTTACTTTAAGAGAAGCAAAAAAAGTTTGTGAATGTCTTGATATAGCAGACCTGAGCAAAAGGGCAGAGTTGTTTTTGACATAAAAAAACAAGCACCGACGGTCCTTTCATCGGTACTTGTTCCCAATTTTTTTACCTGTGTAAATTGCAGTCAGAAGTGAGTACAAAGGTTTCTCTCGCTTTTTTAACTGGTGAGGAACCAGTGAACTTCGTCTCAACATCTGACATCAGCAAAAGGACTACCGATTTCTTGATTTACTGCGTCACTTAAGCGGTTTGGCTCCGCTGTGATAGCCTTAGCATTCGCATTTAACAGGAACCGGCAAAGTCAAAAGTTTGGTCAAAATAACCAACTCCTTCCTTTTGCCCAAAAATAGGCTAATTTCATTATACAAATATTTTTGTATAATGTCAAATTATTTTAAACCGATACCACATTACATAAAACAAAAGTAGGGGGTGAGAGGAATGTTTGCTAAATACATTAAAAGTAGGAACTACAAAAAAGGTAAACACGATGTTGTTATACGCTTGAATAATTTCAGTAGTGACAATCAAAAAGAAGATGTGATATGGGAAATAAAACAATTGATGAGCCGTATAAACCATACATCCGAAAGTAAGATAAACTACAAAATAAAAATCGGCTGAACATAAAGCTCAACCGATTTGATGTTATCAGTTATTCGACACTGTAAAGAGAATCATATGAGACATCAATAGGGTCGGTGTCATTACAAGCCTCTATAAATAAAGAAGTTGGTACATCATATTTAGGGTCTTGTTCCAAAATTGACAAAGTTGCATAAATCATGCCGTCATCTTTCATCAACTTTACTTGTTCATATAATTCTGAAACCTTAACTTTAATCGCAGACATATTCTCACCTCCTCTCTGATTATAAATAATATCACGAGTTGAGATGAAATACAAGTTAAGCAAACAGCGTAAAGAACCGATACTACATTACAGGGAAATAACTGCAAGGGGGTGAGAGAATGGATAAAACTATCGGGCTTGAAATTATCGGGCTTGCATATATGTTGATTTTTACATTTATTTCCACTGTCGGTTCAATTGGAGGCCTCAAGAAAATGCTTAGTGAAAAATTCGACAACAGCGGTGACGACGATTTTGAAGAAAATTCTTATATCAGATTTCTTATTTTTTCCGGAATGAACATTGCCTTTACTATTGGTTACATTATCATGATGATTAAGGACATCATTGCTATTTTCTAAGGGAGTGAGAGGAATGTTTAAGTTAAAAAAGCGTAAGCGTAAGGAGATATACAACATTGCCAAGACAGCCACGTGGGATGTTTTGTGTTCGCTTGAGTTTAGCGAACAGGTCGGAGAAAAATATCCCGATGATATGTTACACAAAAACCGTATGAGCGTGTGGATTGGAAATTTTAACGGTTACCGGGACCAAAAAATGTTTATGAAACAGTTCAGAAAGTTTGCCACCGAACTTGAGCAGAAGAGAAACCGCCACCTTTTCTATATTTTTCACTAACAGGAGAACAGTATGAACTTAATTGAAAAGATTTCTAAGTTTAAAAAACACTTAGAAAATAAGCATTTTGTGCGCAGTTTTATGAAGGCAGCTATTATCAAGCGTGAAGAAGTTTACAAGATAACAGAAACCGCCACAAAGGATGTACTGGATTCACTTGACTGCACCGAAAGAATCGGAGAGAAAGTTCCCTATAAATTGTGGTTTGCCCCTTCCGCAAAATTATTGGTCGGAAATTTTGAGGACAAGACCGACGCTGTTATGTTTATGAAACATTTCGGGAAATTTATTGCTGAGTTTGAGAAGGAGAGAGGGGGCGGGATAGTTTGTATCTATAATCCCGATACAGACGGATTGCCGCCAAACGGAATAATGTAGCAGACTTATCTAAAAAGGGCAATAAGGGAAATGATAAGTGAAGTGACAGAAGCAAAGTAAGGTAAATAATGCAGTATCCAGTTTTTTCTTCTGAACTTTGCATATGCAATTCCTTTAGCAGACGGATAGAAGTATGTATATATTCTTTCTTCCTTAGAGTAAATCAAACCACATTCAAGAAGATAGTCCGTACATGTTTTTGCATAATCTCCATAGTATTTTATGTTATCGGAATCGGATCTCTTTTTCGTGGGCTTAAAAAAATCATCGTGCAGGCTTTCGAGCTTTAAAAGATTTGCTTTAGGATTTTCGCATATAAATCTGAATATATTTTCTGTCGGTTTGTCAAATTGATAAAATTCCATAATTAAACCACCTTTTGTTTTGATTATAACATAACGGTCAAGACAGACAGGGAAATAAAAGTAGGGAGAATCATTATCATTATGAATGAAATCAGAGTAAGAATTAAAGACCTCATCAAAGAGCTTCAAATGTTGCAAAAGGACGGCTACGAATGTGCTGACCTCACAATTGAAGAAGCCGAAGAAGGTATTCCGGCTCGCATTATGCTCAGCGACTACGGCTGTGTATTTGAATGCAAAGGGGGAGAATGACTATGCAAATAATTAAAGTTAAAATTGATACCTTAATCACTAAACTTGAAGAGATCAAGGCAAGCGGACACGAAACGGTGCATTTGTCTATTGTTGAGGGTGTGCCAAAACACAAGATCCCAGCTCATGTTGACCTTGATGCAGACAAGGATTTTCGTTGTGTGCTCGAGGTGAGAAAGTGAGCCGAATCACAGTAAGAATTGATGACCTAATCAATCAGCGCAACGAAATCAAACGAGATGGTGCTGAAAAAGTTTTGCTTGAAATTGAAGAAGGTGTTGCAGACCCCGAGGAGAATTGTCCGAATAGGATAAATCTGATGTCTGCATATAATCCGGGCGATTATTGGGCAGAAGTATTTGAAAGCGACTAAGCAAAAGTCGATACCAGATTACAGGATTACAGAAATAAATAATGAAAGGGTGAGAAGAAAATGCCGAGAAAATTAGCTAAGCCCGAGGACAAATTAAAAAGGCAGTTGATTGCCAATATACAGTATGAAGCTGAAATCAGGAGTATTGACCGTGAAGGACAGGCTCTTGTGGCACATTGCTCTGAGGGTACATACAGGAAAAGACTTAAAGATCCGGGTACTTTTACCGTGGAAGAGCTGTCGAGGCTTGCCAACAAATTTGGCATACCTATTCAAAGCCTTTTCAAGGCTAGGGTGGTGTGTGATGAATGAATGACAAAACACTTGACGAACTCAACGATATGGCCAAAAGATGGATTGACGGAGAGGTTAATCATCTTGAAGTTGTGTCATTGAAATTGTTTGACCGTTTGTTGGTTCTGGAACTCGCCAACGCATACAGTATGTGCAAGGTTGGTTTGTTATCAGAGAAGTACACTGCCGCCTACAAATTAAAATTTTTTCAGGAGTACAGGGAACTCAAACTCAAAACGGAGCATTTGCTCGTACAGCAGGAACAGCAGATTGACTCCGTGAGGAGTGCAAGTGTAACTCTTTCGGAAGTCTGCAAGGAATACGGTAAAGGTGAGGTTGACCTCGTTAAGCTGTGCGAGTTGCAGGCAAAGGCAATTGATGAGCTGACGCATGAGAATGTACACATAAAGCTGTGGAACTCGGTCAGAGCATACAAAAAGCCTAAAGATTACGCAAGACGGCATATGAGCAAGATCGTTGATGAACTTATTGACAGGTTCGGCAGTAAAGTGCCGTTTGAGCAGGTTGTTATGTCATATCTCAACACTTGCCTTAAAGACAACCGCAGAGAGATGTGGGAACAGTTGACAGGCGATGACTATCCGACAAAGGCAAGACAGCAACTGCCGATTAAGGACGGCAATGCGAAAGGTGAGCTTGAATCAATGAAGAAACATTACGGTGTGAGAGCCGAAAGAAAAAATGTAAAGGAGAACAATGAAAATGATTTTAGGAAATTGGAAGAGCAAAAGCGAACTCAAGAGAGAGGTGGCAAAGAAGGAAATTAACATTAAGTACCTCACCGCCCTCAATGTAATTGGCGATGACATCGCAAATGTACAGCTTGACATTATTGACCGACTCAAAGCAGAGAACAACGAACTCAGAGCTGAGATTGAAAGACTCAGAACGGAAAATCTGACACAGGGCTTTGAGTGTGTCGGAGTATCGGTTATTTGATTGTAAGGAGATTTTTGTAATGGAAAGAAAACCAACATTGACTACGATTGCAATTGAAAAATTGCATCCACATCCCGATAACCCTCGTAAGGTTCTCGGGGACATTGATGAGCTTGCTGAAAGCATTAAGGCAAGTGGCATTCTTCAAAACCTCACGGTGGTGCCAATGAATGACGATTGGACGGAGTTTACTGTGATTATCGGACACAGAAGATTAGCAGCGGCAAAGCAGGCAGGATTGACTGAACTGCCGTGTGCTGTTGTCAAGATGACTGAAAAGGAGCAGTTATCTACAATGTTGACCGAAAATATGCAGCGGTCAGACTTAACCGTATATGAAGAAGCAAAGGGCTGTCAGCTCTTGCTCGACCTCGGTGATACGGTTGCAGAGGTTGCAGAGAAAACAGGATTTTCAGAAAGCAAAATCAGACGGAGAGTTAAACTCTGTGAGCTTGACGAAGAGGCATTCAAGGAAAGCCAGCTCAGACAACCCACATTGGCAGACTACGAGCGTCTGAATCAGATTAAGGATATTGATGTAAGGAATGAATTGCTTACATCAATCGGAACGAATAATTTTGACAATCTTTTGTATTCTGCTGTGCAAAAGCAGGAAGCTGACGAGAAAAGAGCAGAGCTTGAAAAAATCTGCCTCGATAACGGTATGACACAATGCGAAGGTTTTAAGGATATTCCCGAAAACTGCGAATACACAGGAATGTTCCAACTTGAAGATTTAATCGGCAAAACATTTGATGACGGCAGAAAGAGGTATTTCTTCCCGGCATATGGCGGTAGAATACATATCTATACCAAAATGACAAAAAAGAAAATCAAAGAGCTTAATGCAAAAGAAGAAAAAAGAATTGCAAAAAATCAAAAATTTGATGAAATCAATTCTCAGGTTGGCGAAATTAACGAGCGTTGCAAGGCTCTCAGAGAAGAATTTATGCGAGAGGGCAACTTTAACGATGACTCCCAAAAACAAGCATTAATCAATTACATATTGTATTCGATGTCTGAACGGAAAGAATACAACGAAATTTCTTTTTGCGCTTTAAGCGGCCTTAAATATGATGACAACAACGAATGCATAAACCTTGATGATTGCATAAAAGACACCGGAAAAATGTTAATGTCAGCGGCATATGCTTTTTTTAAGAACTGGCGAGACAACAGCAGTTACATTTTAGTTGACTACGCAGATAAGACAATTACCCGAAAAATCAATCCCGAACTTAACAGATTTTATAATCTACTCGTCAAGCTCGGCTATGTGATGAGTGACGAAGAGATTCAGCTCCGTGACGGCACACATCCGATTTTGACCGCCGGTGAAACAAACTAAATAAGTTAATCACGCTCTGCACAGCGAGATTATATATATCTCATTTTATACCTATACCTACTTTTCTGAATATTACCATTTTACAAATATCTCAGGCAGGTGCAGATGTCTGAGATGATTTTTAAGAGGTGAAAAATAATGGCATTCCCCGACAAATTAAAAGCGTTAAGACTTAGACATAAATTAACGCAAGATGAACTGGGTGAAAAGCTCTGCTTGAGCAGAACAAGTATATCTTACTATGAGCAAGGAAAATTTGAGCCTGATATTAAAACTATAATAGATATTTCAAATCTATTTAATGTTACGACAGACGAACTGCTGAAATGAGGTGAAAAGAAAATGGATAATAAATTAAAAATTCGTGAGGTATGCGGTGAGTATGCGTTAGATATACTGTTCGAGGATATGAGTTTTAGTACGATATATTTTCACTCTCAAAAAAATGCCGAAGCAGTCAAACGCATTATCTCAGATGACGGTAATCATACGATGTGTGTAACAAGAGATGCCAACAGTACAAAGGTGATTTGCCTTGACAGCTCGTGTCCGCATTGTAAAGAAGCTGTATTATCAATATACAATTACTGCCCCTACTGCGGTGCAAAACGGATATGAAGATAATAGATTTCGAGTTTGAAAAACTCTCTCGTCAAGAAAAAGAACTTGAAAAATTAAGAAAAAACAGTAATGTAAAAAAATTGCTTGTTGATTATCAAGTAAGTGATGACTGTATAAACTCAGATAGTTATGGAGCTGTATGTGTAAAATGTGGCAGATGTGGACGCACTTTTACAAAAGACGGATTTTTAAAGGAGAGTGAAGACAATGACAAAGAAAAAACCAAAGCGTCCGAATCAGCGGAAAATTGAGGATGATAATACAGGGTACATTACTCAATCTACTCGTCATTCTATGCTTGTATCATTGAGCCGTGAAATCAATGTGATTTCAGACGAAAACGCAGTTTTATATGACACAATAATCAAATTGTGTCGAAAGTTCTTTCCTGAAAAAAACAACCAAGAATTTTGGACTCAATGTAAGATTATGGAGAAAGGAGCTTATGCACCTAATCCTATTGATGATCCAACCATACCATACATAGAATCCCGCATATTAAAATTAGAAATGCTTGCAACCGGAAATATGGAGCTAAAAGACCAAATTGTTAAAATGTGCCGGCTGTTACTTGAGGAGAAAGACAATGACAAAGGCAATGACAGAAGTAAAACTTTATTTACAATATTTGACACTCCCGAAAATGCCCCGAAACTGTGGAACAGAAGAACATATTGCTATCAAGCCGAAAGAGCCGTACAGGATATGACTGCCGAAAAAGCAATTGAAGTGTTAAATGAAATCGGCGAAGGAGCAAATATTGAAGATATGCTTAAAAATTTGAGCAATTCCAATACATTTACCGCTCTTAAACTTGCCGTCCATGCTCTTGAAAAGCAAGTGGCAAAAAAACTTAAAGAAGTGACACGCACAAGTAGCAATAAAAAGAGCATAGTAAAAGCGTTTGAACATAATTATAACCGCCAGAATTGGCAAGATCCAGTGCCGATACCCGAGCACAAAGAATGGCAATGGACTGACTATCAATGCCCCATTTGCAACGCCCTCATCAAAGAGGGCAGACCTGAATTTTGCTGGCGCTGCGGACAGGCTTTTGACTGGTCTGATGAAACGGAAGGCGAAAAATAATGGTAAAAAAGAGAAAGAAGGATAACATTGACCTTATTTGTGAGGAGCTAATGAAATATAATGAAGAACATGGAACATCATACAGTTACGGCGAATATACAGCACTCGTCGGAATGGGCAAAATCAAAAGTAAGTACCGAAACGAAAGAGACATTGAACTGCCGCTCTTGTAGGGAATGCCGAGGGTACAAGTTTTGTGCAAGCAGAAGCAGGGATTATCCTTGCCTGTGTTTTACTGCTAAAAATGAAAGGTGACTACATATGAGACGAGAAGATAAAGAATTTTTAAACAGTCAGATTGAAAACTTAAAAGAATCCGCACACGAGCGTTCACATGAGTGTTTTGCGGCAGTGCTTATGCAGATTGATTATCTCCAGCTTAAATTACTCAAGGCTGAAAAAGGCTGTAAAAAGCTCAGAGCAGAAAACAGAAGATTAAGAGCAGAAAATCAGATGCTCGAGGACAACATGGGGAATCTTTTGTGTACAAGAGAGGAAGAAATGAGGTACAACCGAGTGTTGAATGAAAATATCACAAAGCTGGCTGAGGTCAACGCACTTATGGCAGGTAAGCTCTCGGTGTATGAAGAACCTATTAAGAGGACTGAATCTCAGCCCGATAAGACGGCTGACACGGTAAGAGCGTCAGATCCGTCAGAAGAATAATCAAGGCAACACCCTTGCTACACGCAAAATCCAATTTTTTAATCAAGAAATCAAACAATTTCCATATTCAAAAATTAAAATCAAAAAGCAATGACTTCTTTTTTTGATTTTAGCTGTTATAAGAAGAGCCGAGGCAACGGCTCGACATATTGCAATAAAATAAGAACACACAATTGCAGAGTAGTAAGGTTTGCAAAAAAGCAGTAGCTCAAGTGGTCAGATTGGGCTACTGCTTAGTTATATCTGTCAGCATTAAAATTCTAAAGCAGAATAATAATCAGTCATAATTGAGGGAGCTGAAATGCTCCTTTAATATCCTGCTCAAATGATTATTTAAGTCGGGAAAACAGGAAAAATATACTATAATAAAAGGTTATGCTATGTACACATATCGAAGAACAATCAAAAGCGGAGATATGATTGAGGTTGAATACTATCAATCAATCCGAAAAATCGGAAAAAACTACGGCGGAAGGAAATCAAATAATTCTTTAAGCTCGGCCAAGATGAGAAAAGCAAACAAGCTCCGTGCAGTCAAGCATATGCAGAGGCTCATAAATGCAAACTTTGGGAGCGGTGATTTCTTTTGTCGCTTTTCTGCGCCATACGGAACATATGAAACAGAAGAAGAGTTCCGCAAAGAGGTAGGTAAATGGCTTTACAGAATAAATTACCGCCTGAAAAAGCAGGGCAAGGGCCGATTAAAGTACATAGCGTTTATTGAGTGCGGTAAGTCGGGTAAGAATTGGCATATCCACATTATCGTAAGCAAAGAGGACAGGGAACTGCTGTCTGAACAATGGCCATATGAAAACGGTCAGAACTTTACTCCGCTATATAAGAACGAGAATTTCAAGAAATTGGCTGAGTACATAACAAAAGATTTGACAGGTAAAGATGAGATTGATGCCGCACAAAAGCGAATGATGACAAGCCGAAATCTTAAAAAGCCTGAATCGGTTACAAGAAAGGCAAAAAGAAAAGAGATCAGAGCACTTGAACGTGGCGAAATGATTGAAGCGCCCGAAGGTCATTATCTCATTGAGGACGATTACTCAATGAACTACTCTGACATAGGCGGTGCAAAATGGTATTTTTGTTTTTTGCCGATTACGCAGAGGCGAAAATGGTAAATAATGGTAAATTCAGACCGTGCGATGTACGGTCTTTTGGGGTTGCACAAAAATGAAGTATGCAGCGGAATAGATACAAAATCAAAGGAGAGACAAATTTGAAAGAAAACAAAGCCAAATGTCCGTTCTATTCTTACGATAGCCAAAGTAAGATTTGCTGTTTCGGGGCAGTTCTCAAAAGTAAGAGCACAACGCTGTTTTTTGATTCGCCGCAAGACAAGGAAAGTCACTTCAACGATTTTTGCGGTAGCTATTGTTGGAGGGGCTGTCCGCTTGCTCAGACGATCAGCAAAGATTTGTAAAACATCAATCTTTTAAAAACATAATATGCAAAAATTTTAAATCAATTCAAAAATTTTACTTCTGTCACGGTTTTGCCTTTCGGTGAAACCGTGTTTTTGCATACCAATATTAGGCACGAAAAAAAGTGTACAAATTTGGTATTAAAGTTTTAACTTTTTTGCGTGAAAGAAAAAAGCTAAAATTAAGACACGAAACATGTACAAAAAGGCGGTGAGCTGATGAGCGGAAAAGTTAAAGTGACAGGACAGGGAAGCGGAGCGAATGAGCCGAAAAACGGAGTGTCGAAACCCGAAAACGGAGTAAATGAACAGAAAGAGATTGACTGGGTGCAAATTAAAGCTGAATATATCAGCGGCACAATGTCTGCTTCTAAACTTGCCGAAAAGCACGGAGTGAGCGTGTATGCCATACGAAAAAGGTCGGGGAAAGAACGCTGGCAGGAGCTGAGGAAGCAGAATCAGAGTGAAACCGCAAACAAAATAGCTAAGAAAATCAACACAGAGAAAGTGAAGAAAACCGTCAGAGAGATTGACAGAGTTGTGGCCGTTGCCTCTAAACTTATCACAAAGTTGAACAGAGCCGTTAATGAGCTTGACAAGGACGAGGAACTCATCAAGAAGAAGGTCACGGTTAAAGCCGAAAAAAGCGAAGATGAGAAAGCCGCCACAGCGGAAGAGGAATACAGATACGATTATGCTAAACGCAAGACACTTGTAAACACAAAGCGTGCAGCGGAAATTTCAAAGAGTCTGCTTAATGTTCGTGACATACTCGCAGATTATACGACGGAACAGGACGAAGAGAACGCTCTCGGCATTATCGAAATCCCGATGCAGGAAGTCATGCGACCGCCCGAAGATGACGAGCAGGACGGTGAAAGCGTTGAGTAAGAAAGTCATATGGACTCCTCAACCGAAGCAGAAAATTGCGTTGAGCCGTGGCGAAGATGAGATGTTATACGGCGGTGCGGCAGGCGGAGGCAAGACCGATTATCTTGTAGTTGAGGCGGCTCGACAGGTGAATATCCCCGAATACAGAGGACTAATATTGCGAAGAGCTGTTCCTGACCTTGCACGAATTATTGACCAAACGAGGGCTATTTATCCGTCAATAGATAGGGGCGCAAGGTACAACGCAACAACGAGAGTGTGGACCTTTTCAAGCGACGCACAAATTAAGCTCGGCTCTTTATTTCGCACGAATGAAAAGTACAAGTATCAAGGCCAGCAATACGATTTTATCGGCTTTGACGAATTAACGCAGTTTACATTTGACGAGTACAGTTATTTAAAATCCCGAAATCGTGGTAACTGCAAGGCGACGAAGGTGTATATGCGGTCAACTGCCAACCCCGGCGGAGTAGGCCACGGCTGGGTGAAACAGTATTTTGTGACTGCCGGAACACCGGGCGAAACAATATGGCTCAGCGACAAAGTAATTATGCCTGACGGCACGACCAAAAACTATTGGAGCAGTAAAGTGTTTATCACGGCAAGTGTGTTTGATAACAACGCTTTGATGAATAATGACCCCGATTATGTAAAGCGACTGGCACAGTTGCCCGAAGCGGAGCGTAATGCCTTGCTCTACGGCTCGTGGGATAGTTTTGAGGGACAGGTTTTCACCGAATGGATAGACAATAGAGAGCATTACAAGGACAGACGGTGGACTCATGTTATTGAACCATTCAAAATTCCGCAAAGCTGGCGAATTATCAGATCATACGACTGGGGATATACAAGACCGTTTTCAGTCGGTTGGACTGCCGTTGACCAAGACGGCAGATTTTACCGAATCAGAGAATTATACGGCTGCAAGAAGAATCAGCCGAATACAGGTGTACGCTGGCCAATCGAAAAGGTGGCACAAGAAATTCTTGCGATTGAAAATAATGACCCTCAGATTAAGGGCAGACAGATATACGGTGTGGCGGATCCGGCTATCTTTGCAGAACAGGGCAGCGGAAAAAGTCAAGCCGCAACGCATGCACAGTTGGGTGTGTTTTGGAACAAGGGTGACAATGCGAGAATTTCCGGAAAAATGCAGTTTCATTCACGGCTTGCATTCGATGAGGAAGGCTATCCGATGTTTCAGTGTTTCAACACTTGCACTAACTTCATCAGAACAATTCCGAACCTTGTGTATTCACAGATTGACACCGAAGATATTGACACTGAGGGTGAAGATCATATTTATGACGAACAGCGATACGGCTTTATGACCTCGATAATTACACCAAAAGAAGTTGTACTGAGAAATGCAAGGGCATTTGATCCGCTGAATTTAAGTCAGACACGATATTACAACAGATAGGAGATTACCAAAATGAGTGAAGTAAAACGAGATGAAAACGGAATGATTATGCCGATAAAAACTACATATCCAGCTCTGACTTCTGACAAATCAAAGCTGAGCAATGTTTACGGCAAAGGCGATAAGACGACTGATGAAGAGCCGAAATCAGCCGAACAGGCAGAAAAAGAGAACGAGAGCAGCGGCAATCCTATCGGACTTGACGAAATACACGAGGCCATGCAGACCTTCCGCAAATATCAGAACAGCAAAAAGCAGTATGATGAAAGGTTTAAGCAGGCATTTAAAGAATATAATCTGCTCTATACAGAGGCGACTGCACCGCAGATTAAAACTGACGATAACGGCAGGCCTCGAAAGGTGCTTGTACCGAAACGCAAAGGAGCTCAGGCACTCAATGTCATAATGAACAAGCATGCTGACGCTATGGATAACTACCCCGAAATCATTTGTCTGCCGAGAGCAAAGGACGATGAACAGGCTGCAAAGACACTCAACAGCGTAATACCGTGCATACACAAACGCAACGGATTTATAAGGACCTACTCTGATGAACAGCTTGATAAGTTCGTAGGCGGTTGCGGTTGCTATGCCGTGCTATGGGACAAGACAGCGGAAAACGGACTGGGTGATATCGCTATCAGCCGAGTTGACATTTTGAATCTTTTTTGGGAGCCTCATATCGAAAATATACAGGACAGTGCGAATGTATTCTTTGCCCGATATTACGATGAAGAAGGAATCAGAAAGGTATATCCCGAGCTTGAAAGCGTTTCGACTGCATCTCTCGGACTTGTGGAACACGAAACCTACGACAACAGTAATAAATCCAATGATAAAGTCATCTTACTTGACTGGTACTACAAAAAGAACGGCGAACTGCACCTCTGTAAATTCGTCGGTGAACACATTCTCTACTCTTCGGAAAACGAGGGCAAGCCGATTTACAACCACGGAAAATATCCGTTTGTGCTTGAACCGATGTTCAGACTGCGAGATACTCCCGTGGGCTTCGGATTTATGGATGTAGTCAGAGCACCGCAAAATCAGCTTGATGAACTTAAACACGATATGCTTGTGAATATCAAAGTCAATTCACAGCCGAGAATTTACTCAAATACAGCTGTCGGAGTGAACAATGATGATATGACCGACCTTGACAAAACGGTAATTGAGGTCAACGGACAGTTGCAAGGTAACATTGCTCCCGTCGAATCAAAGGAGCTTGCCTCAGGAGCATGGAGCTTGTACGACAGGCTCTCTAATGAAATCAAAGAAACTTCTGCTACGAATGACGCGAGTAATGGAGCAAGTGCGGCAGGTGTTACAAGCGGTTCGGCAATTGCGGCATTGCAGGAAGCAGGCGGAAAGGTAAGCCGTGACTCAAACAAACTGGCACAGGAAGCAATGACGGAGCTTGCACAACTTGAAATTGAACTGATTAGGCAATTTTATAACTTGCCGAGAATTTTCAGAATCACGGGTGAAAACAATCAGACAACCTATGAGGAATTTGACAATACAGACCTAAGAAAACAGCCGTTGACCTATACGGACACAGACGGACAGGTTGTAAATTATACAGATGAGGACGGCAACATACTTGAACGACTGCCAATATTTGATATTGACGTGAAGGCGCAAAAGGCAAGCCCGTTTGCAACTGCCGCACAAAATGAAATGATGATGAATCTATTTCAAATGGGAGCGTTCAATCCGCAGGCGGCTGATGCCACACTTGTAATGCTTGACGGCATGACATTTGAGGGCAAAGAAAAACTAATTGAGAAAATCAAGCAGAATCAGACCTTGTCACAGGCGGTGCAGGAGCTCTCAAATAAAGTGCAAATGCTTGAGGCAATGAACGCAAGCAGAACAGCGGCAGATGTGCAGAATGCTATGCCGAGCGAAAATTCACAGACCGCACAGCAGACACCGCCACAGACTGAAAGCGAGGTAACAATGTGATTGAAATAACATTGATTGACTGCGGAAATCTGATATATTTCGGAAGCAAAGGACACGGCTCACATGATGTGTGTGTTGCCGTGAGCGCTTTATGTTCTGCATTTTTGCAGTATGTCAGAGAAATGCAGGACGAAAACAATGTGACGATAGTCAATGAAACCTATGAAAACGGTCACACGGAATCAGAATTTTATATCATTGGCTCAGATGCCGAAGTACGCAATGGCATTAAAGCACTATGGACGGGATTTGAGCTCTACGCCGAAAATTTCCCCGATGAAATAGAGCTTAACTATGATGACGGCAACCCAAAATAAAGTTTAAAATCAACAAGAGTTTTAACTTTTTTTAAAAAATTAAGGTTGATATAATTAAAATATAAGGTCGCAGTAGTGGAACTGCATTAAGGCCTGACACCTCGGAAAGACGAGAGAGAGACACCTCGGAAAGACGAGAGACGGAGGTTCTTATGAACGACAAATTTTTAAAGCTTATCGTAAATCTGCATGACGGCGACTCAGCAGGCGCAGCTGACGGCGGAGACGGAAACGATGAGAGCGGTGTTGCCACAAGCACCGACAACAACATAAGCCGTGAAACGAGAGAGAGAGCTGAGAGAATCGGCATAGGTGACGACCTTATCGACGATTATAACAAAGCTTTTGGCAGCGGCAATCAGAATCAGAACAACACAGAAGGCGAAAACAACAGCACAGACACAGACGGCGAAGAAAACTCAGAAGAAGAGTTTGAAAAGCTGATTAAGGGCAAGTACAAGAATGTGTATCAGAACAAAGTGGAATCTTTTGTTAAAGACAGAATGTCAACAAAAAATAAGCAGATTTCAGATATGCAGAAAAGAGAAAGCACCGGCAATCAGATTTTTGCTCTTATTGCAAACAAGTACAATGTACAGCCCGATGACCTTGACGGTCTCCTCAAAGCCGTAACAGAGGATAAGGATTTGTTTGCGGAAAAGGCTCTTGCCGCCGGAGTGACAACAGAAGAGGCACGCAACGACTTTTTCAATCAGCAGAAAACAAATGCACAGGAAGAAGAACTTGAAACCCTCCGAAGAGAAAAATCCGCAAGAGAGCTTGACACGCATTTAAGGTCAATTGCAGCGGAAACGATGAAAGAATTTCCAAACTTCAACCTTGAAGAGGAATTTCAGAATCCGTCATTCAGAACCGCTCTTGACTTTATTGCTCAACAGAGGAATGAACAGAACGAAAAGACAGGTCGTAATGATGAAATTTACGATTTGACGACCGCTTATAAAATGGCGCATTTTGATGAATTGCAGAAAGACCTTGTAAAGCGTTCAAGCTCTGCCGCAATCAGTGCGGCGGCACAGTCAATTCAGAGTGGCGCAAGGAGACCAACCGAAAATGCGGTCAAGAAAAGCGGTACAACCACGCAGAGAAAAAGCGTGGAAGATATGTCTGACGCTGAATTTGATGCCTTTTACGAGAAAGTGAGACGAGGCGAGGCACACCTCTAATGCCTTGCCGAAAAAAGGAAGGTACATATGAAAAGCAAGATTATTAAGCTTATTATCAATATCCACGGCAACACGGTTGACGCAGGCGGTGTAAACAAGTCAAACGGTTATGTTTACAATGCTTACGGCAATACGACATCAACATCGGGAAATGATTGGACTCCCGAAAAAGCTACATTCTATCACAAAGTGTTTCTCAAAAACCTGACAGCGAAATGCGTTCACGGTCAGTTCGGTGAGCATGACACAATTCCGAAGCAGTCGGGCAACATCTACAACAAGAGAGGTATTTCACCATACCCGACCGTTACAACACCGTTGCAGGAAGGCATTACTCCTGTCGGTAATAAGATGAGCTTCTACTACGTTGAGATTGCGGTGAATCAGTACGGCGCATATACCCCTATCACAGACTGGGCAAGTTTTTGCAGCCGTGATGATGTTATGACCAAGGACAGTGAGGAGCTTGCTTCACAGGCAGGACGCTCAATTGAAGAGATTGACCGTGAGGCTCTTAATGCCGGTACAAGCGTTATCTATGCACCGGCTGTAGGCTCTGACGGTGCGGTTACAGAGGTTGCAAGCCGCGCGGCTATTACGGCGAACAGTAAGCTCACTATTGACACCATTTTCAGAGCGCTCAATTACCTTGAGTGCCAGAACGCTGAGCCAATCGGAGAGAACTATGTCGCTGTTGTACATCCGAATGTTAAGTATGACATCATCAGCAACAAGGATTTCATCAGCGTAGTTAAGTATGCTCACGCAGACAGAATTTTCAAGGGCGAAATCGGTACAATCGGTAATGTTAAGTTTGTACAGTCGAACTTTGCAAAGGTGTTCAAGGGTGCGGGCGCAAGCAAGATTGATGTTTATTCAACTCTTGTGTTTGGCAAAGACGCATATGTTACTGTTGAGATTGAGGGCGAAGGCACTCAGACAATTGTAAAGGGCTTTGGCTCAGGCGGTACAGCTGATCCTCTTAACCAGAGAGCCACTCAGGGTTGGAAAACAACTCACGGCGTCGGCATTATCGGTCAGACCAGAATGGTGAGAATTGAAACAGCTTCATCACTCAACACCGTAGCACAGACAACTTCTCCGGCTGTAGCATAATTGGGAGGTATATAACCTATGGCAACAACAAAGAAAGCCGCAGAGACGGCAGAAAATACAGAAGTATCGGCAGCGGAAACTACTGCCGATACTGCAACAACTGTAACAATCGAAAAATCTCAGCTTGATAAGCTTCTTGGAATGTATGACGAGTTGCAGGAAATCAAGAAGAGTATGCCGACAGACCGTGAGGCGGAAAAAATCAAGCAGGACAAGGAACTTGCAAAGCTGATTGAAAAGGCAAACAAGGAAAGTGAAGAACTTGTTGAGTACATCGCTCCGACCGGTTCGATGAAGTCAAACAAGAATATTGAGGTCAATATCAACGGAGTGCAGTACACTGTTCCGAGAGGTGTTAAGACGAACATTCCACGCAAGGTTGCGGAGATTATTGACAACTCAATTAAGCAGGCTGAATTCGCGCAGGGCGTGCAGGATAAGGCTGCCGAGATTGCCCAGCAGGCAATTGCCGAGGGCAGAATCTAATTCAATAACAAGGAATAAATTGTACTCCTTACACAAAATTCGCAGAAGGGCGGGGGCGGTAGCTTCCGCCTTTTTGCGTACAATAATATTTGAGAGGTGATTTGATTATATGACACTTGATAAGGTAATTGAAAGAGTGCGAAAACTTAAAAGCGGATATGATGTGTCTGATGAGGACATTATAAGTTATATTAATGAGGTAGAAATGGAAATTATCAGCAATGTAATAAGTAATCGCGAAGGCGATAATTACATAGTTGGAACATACGGAAACTATCTGATTGACACGGACCGTGACTTTGAACTGCTTGCCCCTGCTCCATACGACAGAATGTATGAGGTTTATTGTGCGGCACAGATTGACAGGGATTACGAAGAGGCCGAGAGATATTCGGTTGATATGAGCGTATATAATCAGCTGAGGCAGGATTTTGGTGTGTTCTGGTTTAAAACGCACCCGCAAAAGAAACGATATAACTTTCACATTGGATAGGCGGTGAAATAATGCTACCCGAATTAAACATACCGAGGAGAGACACAACGAGTATCAGTGTGTTCAGAGGACTTAACCGAAGTCCGAACACAGGCTTTTCAAGGGTTTCAAGCTCATCAAGCAGTATTTACACAGAGTTCAAAGATTTTAAAAATATGACTTCTGATAAATACCCACAGCTTGCACCGAGAGCAAACCGCTCCCGAATTACTTCCGATAGCCAAATCAAAATCATCTCAAATCTTTTGTCGGCTAACTCAGGTTTGATTTATATTGACTCAGACAAAAATCTGCATATCGGGGCAGAGGTTACAAAGATTGATGAGATTGATGCGGCCAAACAGCACCATATCGTTTTATACGGCAATAAGGTTGTAGTATTCCCCGAGAAATTCTCGGTCAATATAAGCAATAAAAAGGTGACTATGATTGATTGCCAAAACAAAGATTTGAGCACACGAGTAGAAACAAAGAGTAATCTACAACTTGATGCCTCGACATTTGATTATGCATATTTGTTATGTTCAATTACACGTTCATATTATGACGCAAGTGCGAACAAAAATTATCGACCGAGCATAACTTTATATACCAACAACGATTTAACAGACACCAAATATCAGTTGACAAGTAATAAAGACATGGTTGATATATTCAACTTAGATGATATTAGGATAGGTATGGTAATTGAAAGTTATAACAACTTTTATTCTGTTATCGGAATTGAAAAGAAGGACAGTACCTATAAAAAGAATAGGCTTTTGAAATTCAAAAAGTTGCCCCAAAAGTTTAGTTATACGACAATAAGAGCCAAAAACATTGGATTGCATATTGAAGTTGGAGATTTTGTTAAAATCAGCGGATTAACTGACTCTCTTGTCAGCACAGATGCTGAAAGCTACGCCGATAAGACTTATGTAGAAAACCTTAACGGGAAAACTTTCAAGGTTTATTACGTTTCTAAAAATGAGCTTGTAATCAAGTGCGAATTGGAATCAAGCGTGCCGTACACAGGTACGGTCACAGTTGAAAGAATCTCACCCGATTTTGATGAGGGGAAAATTGTTGAAATGCAAAACCGCTTGTGGTGTTGCTCCTCAGACAAAAACGAAATTTATTGTTGTAAACAAGGCGATGAGCGTAACTGGCAGGCATACAGTGACGGAATCAGTACAGACAGCTGGGCTATGACCTGCGGTAAAGAAGGAAAGTTTACAGGGATTGCAACACGAGGCGACAGCGTTATTTTCTTCAAAGAAAACTACGCATTAAAAATCTACGGGACAAAACCGAGTAATTTTACCCTTGCAGAATACAATGTTCCCGGTGTTGAGATTGGAAGCGAAAAAAGTCTTGTAAACATTAACTCAACTTTGTTTTATCTTGGCCATAACGGTGTGTATGCTTATCAGAGCGGTAGCTTGCCGGCACTCATAAGCGAAGAATCTTTGTGGGGACATACTTATAAGAACGCAGTCGGCGGCAGACACGGAAATAAATACTACATATCTGCCGAAAGAGATGACGGAGAACAAGAGCTTCTTGTGTACGACACTGACAAAGGCTTGTGGCACAAGGAAGATAACGCAAAGATGATTGACTGCACAACATACAACGGTGTGCTGTATTGGCTTGACAAAACAAAAGAAAACATTATGTGTCCTGATAAAGCGGACAATCTTCTTGTTGACAATACGAAATATGAGTATCAACAGGAAGATTGCTTTGAGTGGTCTGCTGAAACAGGCGACCTTTACGACAGCGAATTAAACGTGAAGAATATCGGCAAGATACGAATCGGTATTAAAGCCGAAAATGGAGCAAAGGTCAGCTTGTTTGTGCAGTACAAGGACAACGGCGAATGGCGGAAAGTCAGCGAAATGCTTTACAGCGAGAAAAAGCCGAGAGTATTCGCCGTAGCTTTACGCAGAGCTGAATATCTGCGCCTTAAACTTGTAGGTACAGGACAGGTCGAAATATACGGAATTGATATTGAGCACAGCAGAGGAAGTGATAAGCGTGGCTACATTTAAACTTGATCCGCCCCCTTCGACAGATGACATAGGTGAGATGCGAAATTATCTGAATGATATGTACGAACAGTTGGCTTTCGTGCTTAGCAACATTGACAGCGACAACATAACAGATGATTTTCTATCCGCAATCGGACAGTCACAAAAAGGAAGTGAAAAATAATGGCTTATACATACAAGGTTTATGGAACGGGCGATGTTGACAATGCGGTTAATAACTATAACCGTGTTGCCTCATCAGCTCCGACATATGCTGACAGCTACGACACAAGACAGGCTCGTCAGCAGGCTGACAACTACGCTAATTCCTACACAGATAAAATCAATAAGGGATATACGAGTAAGTACAAGGGTACAATTGACGAGCTTGCCAATCAGTACCAAAAAAATAAATTTGACTGGACACCCGAAAATTCTTCTGAATATCAGCAGGCAAAAGAAAAATATACCCGTGAGGGCAAAGTTGCACAGGAGAATGTGCAGGGAAGTTATGCCGGCAATACAGGCGGTTACAGCAACACCTATTCACAGGCGGCAGGACAAAAGGCATTCGGCGAGTATATGGACGAGCTTGCAAACAAAGTACCCACACTTAAAAATGAAGCCTACAAGAGTTATCAGCAACAGCAGGAAGATACGCTGAACAGAATCGGCGTATTGCAGAACCTTGATAACACGCAGTATCAGAAATACAGGGACAGCGTAACGGATGATTACGACTTTATGAACTACTACGAGAATAAGTACGGCACAAGCAAAGGCCTTGATATGAGTAACTTTCAGAACGAACTTGCTCACTGGCAGACACAAATGTCAGCGGCACAGAGTAATCTTTCAGACATCAGAAGTCTTGCCGAGGCACAGTATGAACACAACACATTGAGTGCCGACACAAGGTCAAGTATTGACAGCCAGCGCAGACAGTCGGATGCTTATTACAATTATCTGAACAGTCAGGTAAAAATAAAGTGAGGTGAGAACATTGAGCGTGAACAGTGAAGAAAAGATTTATAATGACCTTATGAATGAAGTACCGAATCAGACGGTGAGCGGTGACACTAAGCAGAGTGCCACCGCTCTTGCGGGTGCAGAATCAACAGCGACAGGACAGGTTGACAATTATAAAAGCACTTACAGCGGTAAGTTAGATGACGCCATAAGCAACTATCTGACAGGCAGAGGATTTGAATATGATCCGACGCAAGACAAGGCATATCAGCAGTACCGCAAGGAATTTGCGCAGAATGCCGCTATGGCACGAGATACGAGCCGTAACACAGCTAATCAGCTTTCAGGCGGTTACAATCCTACCTATGCCGATACAGTCGCAGACGAGGTTTACAATGACCGTATGGGCAATATAAGCGATGCAGAAAGTACATTTAGAGGACTTGCACAACAGGATTATCAGTCAAAGCAGGAGAAAAACGCAAATGTGCTTAACCTCTATAACACGCTTGAGGGTACGGATTACAGCCGTAATCGTGACACGGTAGGAGACTACAAGAACTATCTTAATCTTCTTGCAAGCAGGTACTCAACCGACAGACAGGCAGACACAAACCTTGACAGCGCTAATAATGATGTTTACTCAGCAAAACTTAACGGAGCAGTAAATAATCTCTCATCAGCAAGAGCAGCAGACAGTCAACGCTATTTGTATGACACGGTAAGTGCCAATCAGCTTGCACAAAATGCACAGGCTGAAAGAGAAAACGCTCAGAAGATTGAATACGATAAAAATAAATCTGCTTATGACGCTTATGTTAAGGCTCAGACAGAGTTGGCAAAAGAACAGAAAGCTGCACAGGAGAAAGAGGATAACCGCAGATACAGAGCGGCATATGATAAGTTCGTAGATGCATATGACCTTAAAAATGCTAAGTATGAATACAAGGTCGGTCAGCTTGCACAGGGCTATTATAACGGCTACATCACGCTTGACGAAATGGACTATATTGCCGATAAGCTCAATGTCAGCACGGCTGACCTGACAAGCACGCTTGACAGGATGAGCAAAAACGGTGGAACGCTTAATGATGACCACTACGGCGGTCCGAACTCAATGAGTATCGGTAAAAACACTGATTATTTTCAAACGTCAACTTCAAGAGTTACTACGGACGAAAACGGAAAAACAAAATATTTATCGGAAAAAGAGTGGAACGAACTATCGATAAATAAGAAGAAAAAGTGAGGACTGTATATATGGCACAGCAAAGAAAAAGAACCGCAGGCGACGATTTAAGAGATTTTAAAGCAGGCAAAATCAGCGGAAACTTTTATCACAACGGTATTGACCGTTCGGATAATTATATTCAGCATACATCAGCACCGAGGTATATAACCGATAAAAACGGAAAAACGCAGGTGGCTTCCTATAACGAATGGATTCAGCAGGAAGTATTTCAGCATCAACACGATTTACCAAACGACACAAGTTCGACATCATCAAATAATAAAACAGCGACAAATGATATTTCTGTAAAAAGCAGCAACAATACTTCTTCAAGTACAGGCTCGGATATTAAATCCTTTTTTAGTGGAAATTTGAATAATGCGAACAGCTCCGCAGAGGATTTGAAGGACGCAATTAAAAACCCGAACAAGTCTTTGAATGATAGAGTTAAAGGACTTACACACATGTATAATGCTGCGGTTGCGACAGGTGACACCAAAACAGCCGAGAAAATGCAGAAAGAATATGACGAGCTTGCCGACAGGGTTAATAAGCAAACGGAAATAAACCGACAGAACGCTGAAACCGCAGAAGCTGAAAACGCAAAACTTGCAGAACAGGCAGAGAAAGAACAGAAGTATGCAGATAAATACAAAAACTCTACGCTTGAACAGAGGAAAAATGCACGCATACACGCAACAACAGAAGAACTTGACTGGCTGAACAAGCATATGTATGATAATTCATCAAGTAAGGAGTTGGAAGATTATAATAATCAGCTTAATAAAGAAGCTAACAGCTTGTGGAATCAGAGAGATGAAGAACAGGCATATAACCGGCTTAAAGCAATTGAAGATGAACAGGGAAAATTAAAAACTGCAATCGACAACGCAAAACTCTCTGAACAGAAGAAAAAAGAGTACGACGATATTGTTAATAACGACATCAAGGCAAAAACTGTTTTGCAGAAATATTATGCTTTGCAGGAGTATTTAAAAACAGATACCTCAGACGCTGACGAAGCTGATAATACTGATAACAGCTACATCAAAAAACTGTCTGAGAGCGAAAGAAATAAAATCAAAGCAGATTTCTTAAAACTTAAAGATAAAGGCTATAATACCGAATCCTTATATAAATGGTATGCGAGAGAACAGGATGAAAAAAAGGCAGAGGATAACCTTGACCGTATAAAAATGTATGCAAAAAAACATCCCGTTATTGCTTCCGCAAACAGCATAGGTCAGAAATTTGTCGGAGGCGTACCCGATGCAATTCAATATATTTCGGCTAACATTGATAAAAAATATAACGGCGGTGACGGTTATATAAATCCTGACACTACCGAGACAGCAAAAAGTGAAGCAATAAGGCAATCAGTTTCCGAAAGAATCAACAATGATTTCGGCTCTTTGCTCTATACCGCAGGTATGGGAATTGCTGATTCAACTATCAATATGGTTATGAATAAGTTTATTCCCGGTGGTTCGGCAATGGGTTTAACTTTGCTTGGTACTTCTGCGGGTGTAAGCGGTGCTAATGAGGTTATTGAAAACGGCGGTTCAATTGAAAATGCAGTGACAACTGGAGTAGCCAACGGCATTGCCGAAGCTTTGTTTGAGAAAATATCGCTTGAACAGCTCTCAGCGTTTAGAGCAAGCGGTAAAAGCACATTTCGTGCGGCTGTCGGCAATGTGCTTAAAGGCGCATTTACTGAAGGCTCGGAAGAGGCTTTTACCGACCTTGCAAACAGATTGACTGATGACGCAATAAACAAGGATTTATCTTCATACAACCTTTCAAAGAAAAATTATATGGAACAGGGAATGAGTGAGGCTGAGGCGGAGAATGCCGCAAGCTGGGACTTTTGGAAGAATGTCGGACTTGATTTTGCCGGCGGTGCAATATCGGGTGGTGTGCTTAACCTTGCTACCGCAGGAATTAATCTTGCAGGTGCAAAAATTGATATGGCACAAAATAAAGAGAGTAACGCACAAATCGGTAAAGCTGTTATGGCCGATGAAAACTTTGACCTTGATTTGCTTATCAGGCAAGGACTGGCAACCGAGAAAAACGATAAGGCATACACCTATGCTAAACATATGCAAAAACTTGTTGAAACCGATAACGAGGGAAAAATCAGTGCCGGAGATGTCGGCAACCTTATGTATCTTATCAACAGAGAGATTGCCCAAAATCCCGAACTTGTAAACAAAATTGCTCAGGTAACAAAGCAGAACACACAAGAGCAGAGTAATCAGGCTGTTAATGTTCAGAACGAACAGAGCTCTACACAGCAGAACACGGCTCAGAACGGACAGCAGAACGCAGAACAGGCACAGGCAAACACTGTAATAAATGCAACAAAAAAAGCCGATACAGAGGATATCGGCAAAATGTACGGCGTGTATGCTTTTGGCAAGAAGCACCCAAACGGCATTATTGCAACAGATACTTCAACGGGCAAGGTTGTCAAGGTTGCACTAAAGAGCCTTGAAAGCTCAGCTAAGATCAATCGCAATGATGAAGAAAATACACTTGTGTTCAACACAAATGACGGCAAGCAGGTTAATGCGGACAGCATAACATTTTCTGACAGTCAGCTTGATACGATTGTTCACAGCGCAAACGAATTTGATACATACGGCGCGAGGAACTATATTTCAAACTTTGAGGAGTGGAGAGAAAGTCCGCAGGCACAGAAAATGAGCGATGACGAAATGCTTTATAAATATAACAGAGCATATTCAGCTGCATACAGCTTTGGTCGAGAGGGCGTTAAACTTGATTCACTCAGAGAAACTTCTGAATATAAAATTCTTAAAAACATTCTCGGTGAACAGATTGTAAGTCAGGCATTGAGCACCGGCAGAAGAGATGTTGACATTAACACTCAACACCACGCAAACCGCCTGACAGAACTTATCAACCGCAACGGCAGAGCAGACACAAGCGGTGTGGGCGTGTATGCAGACAGCGGAACTGATGTTTCACACATTTCGCAGGAGCTTATTAATACACTCGGCAACCTTGCGACAAAGACGGGCAGAAACATTATTATTTCGGACCGCCTTGCTGACGGAGTGAACGGTGTTGCAAGAGACGGTAACATTATCCTTAGTTCGGAAATCAGCAGTCAGAAAATCCTTGCCACAGCTTTACATGAAGCCGGACATATGATTAAGAAAACCAACCCGACCGAATGGCAAACATTGAGTGACTTTGTAGCTGACTACCTTGTACGCAAAGGTGTTGACCTTAACAAGATGATTGACCGCACTATTGAGAGGTACGGCAACCGACTGCAGGCCGATGAACACGAAAACACAAGAGATGCCGCCCTTGAAGAAATCGTGTGCGACACACTTATGAGCATTGCCTCGGATGAAAAGGCTCTCAATATTGCCCTCAGCACCAAGCAGAATAAATCAAAAATTGCAGCGGCAATTAAGTCTTTGATTGCAAAAGTAAAGGATTGGCTCATTGGGAAAAGCACAAACTACGGAGCCAAGGCCTTTGCCAAAGACCTTGAAGCTCTTGAAAAACTCGCTCAAAGATTTTCAGAGGCGGCAGATACTGCAAGAGAAAACATCACCGAACAAACAGAGGTTCAGAATGGGGAGAGGTTGGATGTTGAGAAATATTCAATGGGAAGTACCGACAACATAGTACAAGCGGAATTTGAAAAGAAAGTTGATGAAATTGAAAAAAACACCTACAACAGTGATAATGTTGTAATTATGGGTATTACACCTAATATTTTACAAAAAATCGGATTAGCACCATTACCTCTTGCTATGACTAAAAATCATATTTATTCTGTCGCAGTATCAGATACAAGAGCAAAAAGTGAGGGGAGATATCATAAAAATACCAATTATCACAATTTAGGTTTTGATGCCGTAAAAGATATTTACAATAAAATTTCTGATCCGCTTATGGTAATAGCTCACCCTGATTTTGCGGTAAAGAAAAATAAGAGCAAAGACAGCACCCATAAAGTAGTTGTTTTAGTTGATTTATCAGTTGGCGGAAAACAGGTAATTGCACCGATAACTGTTGATTATGAGGGAATGTACAATAACACACACATAGATGTTAATCTTGTTGCAACATATTTTGATAAGGATAATATCAACGATTATATAAAAGAAGCCATTGCTTTGGAAACAATGGGCAAAACAGGATTCTTTTATTTAGACAAAAAAAGAACCCAGAATATTTTTAAGAAGTCAGGGTACCAATTACCCAGCCGACTTAAAAATTCGGGTTCCAATATTATTATACGTCCTATTGATGATATTGTCAATAAAAAAATCAATAATATTACTCAAAGCAAACAATTTATCAGATGGTTCGGTGATTGGCAGAATAGCCCTGCAAAAGCAAGTAAAGTGGTAGACAACAACGGTGAACCGCTTGTTTTGTACCACCAAACAGAAAAAGAGTTTACAACCTTTGATACAAAACAAAAAGGCTCGGGAGAATTTGACAGTGAAATGCCTACGGGTATATTTATGAAACCGACAAACAACGATATCGGAGTTGGCGGAAATATTCAAATGCCGTTGTATGCCTCTATTAAAAATCCCCTCATTGTCAACAACAGAAGCGAACTTGTTAAATTTTACGATAAGAATGTACAGGGATATACGAAAGCTAAAAGTGCGATAGACAGCGTTAATAAGGAATACAAGGCTAAATTCAACGAGGAGATGAAAAGAGAAAACGAGGAATATCAAAAGCTGTGGAATGCGAAAAAGAACGGTGAAATATCAGAAGAAGAGTACCAAAAATCCATATCAAGAGATGCACTTGATGAAATTATGGAAGAATGGGAAAATAAGGTTAATGAAGCAAGCCATAACGCTAAAGCCTTGATAGATGATTATTTCAAAAACAGCAATTATGACGGTGTTATCGTTAATAATGATGTCGGCAGTTTTGGAAGAAGCACAAAAACATTCATAGCATTTGAAAATACTCAGGTTAAATCTGCAACAGACAATATCGGAACATTTGACGGCAACAACCCTGATATTCGCTACAGCCTTGATGAAGATTATGATTTTACAGATGAAAAAGCCGGTGCAATACACGATACGCTGAATTTTTCAATTGACGATGAATACGATGATTGGCTTGTGAATGACGACGGCAAAAGTGTTTTTGACGCTGTAAAGGACGAAAAGAACCCCGACAGGCGAATCAGCATTTTATATCATTATGCCGGAAAAACCGCCGAACACGGAATGAGCGTGGGCAAGGATATACGAATCGGTCAATCAGGAATGCACCGTCTTGTGTGTAATGTTTTGCAGGAATACGGAGTAAATCTTAACGGTAAAAACAAATCAAGAATTAAATCGTTTAAATTAGCTGTACAGGATTTTGAAAATTCCGTCAAAAATGATACGCAGAGTTTTAACGATGCAATTGAGAGCCTTGCGGAAGAATGCAAAGAATATCTGAAAAAATCTTCCTTGATTGACAAAAAGCATTCCGAGTGGGCAAAGGATTTAAGCGACAGTCTGAAAGAGGTTACTCTTGTTATTCCAAAAGGTGACATTGATTTTATTAAAAGCGCCTACGGCAGTATTACAAACTTCCGTAAAGCACTTATGGGTAAAATCAACATCAGAACAGCAAAGGGATATGCTCTCATCGAAAGTGTAAACGAGGGCAGTATTGAAGATGTCGGAAATTCAATTTCAGAGATTATCGGAGATATTGCAGGGATTGACGAAACCTTTAACTGGAGAAGTGAAGAGGGATACAAAACACTTGAAAGATTTATTAACTATGACCTTGCAGAACATTTTGTTTCAATTGACGGAAAGAGTGTACAGTCAATTGACGAAACGGCAATTGAAATGGCTTTTGATGTTGCTACGGAATATTTGAAACAACAGGCAAAAGAAGTTGTTCTTGACAATAATGCCAATAAAGAATTATTGCACAGTGTTACTGAAATATATAATCAGGCTAACGAGGAACACGAACTGCTCCTAAAGGAAAAGAATGCAAGATATGCAGAACAGATTTCGGAGCAGAAGAAAAATGCCGAAAAGCAGATTAAATTTTTGGTAAGAAAGAACAATAAGAGAACCGAGCAGTATATCAAAAATGATATTAAGTTGAGAAATAAAATCGAGGAATACAGAATTATTCTTCATGCAACAAAAAAGACGGTTGCAGAAGAATACCGTGCCGAGCGAGATAAAACGAAGTATCGTCAGAAAATCAGTACAACGCTTGAAAGGCTTATTAACAGACACTTAAAGCCTAAGCCGAGCAATAATGTTCCTATTTCGGTTGTGAAACCTTTGTACAGACTTCTCTCCGAATTGACAGGCAATTATTCGGGATTTTCCAAAGGTGTAAACGACATTACGGAAAAGACGGGATATAACAAAACCGTCAATCAAAAAGATGAAAGAGTAAACAAAGTAACATTGTCAGCAGAAACCGAGAAACTTATTTCGGCTTTAAACAGCGAAATTGCAAATACTGACGGAAAAATTACTTTACCACCGGCAATGAGAAACGCTTTGCTGGGATATAATGTGTTTGACAACAAAGGCAATATCAAACAGCATTTTACAGGGCTTCTTGAAGATGTAAGAAATATTTTTGAGAAAGCCGAGAAAAACGGAAAAACCTCGTTTAAGGACTTTTCTCTTAGTGAGCTGAAAAGAATAAGCACAGCTTTCAGCGAAGTAAAGAAACTGCTTGACGCTGCAAATAAGATTGTCATTAACGGCAAGGAGTATGACGCTTATCTTGTATCACGAAAAGGTGCTGAGGAACTCAAAAAAGTTACAGGCACACACAAGAAAGGTTCTAATACACAGGCAAGCACTGCCAAGAGGACGCTTTTGGCATACCGCAAATATATGTCAGATCCGATACGCTTTGCACGAATGATTTCGGGTTATCACAATGACAGCGTGATTGTTCAGCTGATGGATATGCTGAATCAGGGACAGTCGGACGCAGAACAATTAAGCATTGACTGGACGAATAAGTATGAAGAACAAATGTCCCGTTTCTCATATAAAGCCAAAAAGGATTATGTCAGAGAGCAGGCAATGGAATTTGACGGCATAGACCCTAACACCAAAGAGGAACTTGTTGACAAGAAAACAGGCGAACAGGTTAAAGTTGGACTTACTGCCGATATGCTTGTTGAAATGCTCCTTGAATATGAGGATGAATACGGCAGGGCACATATGATGTACAGCGGTTATCAAGTGCCGAATATCAAGTACATAAAACGGAAAAACCAACAGCTTATGTATTCAAAGGACAGCGGTTGTTATATTCTTCCCACAGAGTCGGATATTTCACGAATCAGGGATTATGTCATGAACAATGAGATTGCAAAAACTGTTTATGAAATTTGCCGTGAGATGTACAATGAAGATATGCAGAATGCCGTCAACAAGGTGTCAAACGAAAAATACGGATATGAAATTGCAAAGGTAAAAAACTATTGTCCTATCACGATTGACGAAGATACGGTTTACGGAACATTTGCCGATGTGCTGATTAACAGAAGTATCAACAGCCGAGCATTCCTTCATGAAAGAGAAAATTTCAAGTACAACAGGCTGAAACTTAAAGGTGCAACGGCAAAGCTTACCTCTCAGATTAAAAGCGTGTCAAGCTGGTGCGGTCTTACGATGCCGATTGAAACATTTAACCGTGTGTTCAATATGCCACGCTACGACCACAAAAATGACAGCCTTGTTAAAGCTGTTCAGGAAGAAAACCTTAATTCTGCCGAAAATATCAGACAAAAAAATAACACCCATGCGGATGAAGAAGAAAAATCCAAGCTGAGCATTGACGAACACTTTACCGATAAGTACGATGAATGGGATAAAAAGGGCGGACGATTTTCGTTCAGAGTAGGAACAACATCAGAGGTTCTTCAAAGATTGGGTGTTGACGATAAAAATATTTGGTGGGATACTTCCAAAATACTTAAAATCAAAAACAAACACCCTGAAATGACAGATGATATTCTTAAACAAGTGCCTAATGTTTTGGAATCGCCTATTATTGTTATGGAGTCATATACAGTTAAAGGTAGATTAGTATTATTTGGTGATGTTTACGATGCAAAAAATAATCCCGTGTTGGTAGCTTTAGAGTTAAATCCTATAGGAGAGGGTGGAAAAAGCCTTGATATTATAAAAATAGCAAGTGCCTACGGCAAAGACAGTAATTTGCAACATATGATTGATAAAAGTAATATATTGTATGTTGAACCAAATGAAAAGAGAACCCATACTTGGCTAACGGGTAATGGGCTCCAATTGCCTCTGCCTAGTTCCAAGTATGGATTCTCTGACAATATTAAATCACAGAATCAAGGTGATGTCAAGTACAGCGTTGAAAAAGAGGCGCACTCAACGCTCAGCATTGACGAGGTTCTTGATTTCATTGAAAGGGAAGAAAAGCAAAAGAAAAAGAAGGAAAGCACATCGACAACGGAATATTTCCCGAGTATGAAGGAAATAATGAAACAGCAATGGGGCAACGAAAGCGAAGAATACATAAGTAAACTCATGGGCGATTTGCAGGGCTCGACAAAACAGGCTGATCCGGGCAGAATTGATATGCTGACAGGAAAATATATAAGAGCGGTACTGACAGCAAATATCTCTTCGGCTATCAAACAGTTATCTTCTTATCCATTGGCAGCGGCAAGGGTAGGCTGGAAAGCGACCCTTGCAGGACTTAAACACATTCGTCCGGGAAAGCATACTCCGTTTTTAAACAGAGCGTTACCCGACAGCTACAAGCAAAGTATTCCGTATGATGAAATTGCTAAATATACTCCTATACTTGAATACAGAAAACAGGGCAACAACAGCCGTGAAATGGCAGAAATCAGCAGATACAAAGGCTTGATTGACAGTTCGGGTTGGGTAGGACATACTCTTGACCGTTTAAACTGGATTGAAAAAAATGATGTGCTTATGGTAGAAATGAACTACTGGATTGCCTATGAGCATGTAAAGGGCAATATGGGAATATCTCCCGACAGTAAGGAATTTATGCCGAATGTTGCAAAAACGCTTGAGGACATTATTAACAATATGATGCCTAACAGTTCGGTAATGCAACAAGGACAGATTTTGAGAAGTAAAAATCCCGTGAACAGAATATTTACAATTTGCAAAAGTCAGGTTTTCTGTATGGTAAATGCCGCAATGGACGCAAGCGGTGAATACAACGCAAGGCTTAAAGATTACAAACAGGCTGTAAGTGAATCTGAAAAGAAGCAGGCGAGAACGGAAGTTAAGATTGCAAAGAAACAGCTTGCAAGGACCTACTCCGCAATTATTGTCAGTACAGCTATGACCTGCGGAATTTTGATGCCGTTGATAGCCGCATTGTTCGGCAAGTGGGACAGATACCGTGACGAGGACGGCAATATTACTCCGTGGTCTGTCGGTTCAAGGCTGTTGAAGGATTTCGGTTCTGAATTAACGGGCATGTTCCTTTTCGGTGACACGGTGTACAATACCGTATTAGCACTCATTGATAAAAACGAAGAATTTTACGGATTATCTCTTCCGGGTGTTGACACGATTAATGACTTTATAACGGGAATCATAAACATTGCCCGTTCCGATACACCCGAAAAGCTGAGAAAAAATATTTCTTCACTTGTGGGAACACTCGGAATGCTGACAGGACTTCCAACAAAGAATTTGATGAACTTGTTTCAGGGAGCATGCAATCACATTGAAAACTTCACAAAATACGGCGGTACACCGACTGTTAATGACTACGGTGAAGTGTCTATGCAGATGTATGCTAATTACTGCTATGAGGCTCTTATTGACGGCGACAAAAAGAAATTTGCAAAACTTTATTCAGAATGGCTGAAAGGAAAGACTTCCACAGGCAAGCAGGTTGATAAAAGCTATATTAACAGCAAACTGAAAACAGAGCTTGAAGATGATACGGAAATCATTGCCGCAGGAAATGCGTTCTTTAACGGCGATTTGACAGCATATGAAAACACGGTTGAAAAGTATTCTGACTTAGGCTTTGACAAAACAACCGTTGTAAAAGCCATTAATTCGATTGTCAGTGACCTTGAAGATGAACAAAAAAATGCAGAAGGACTTGATAAGTACGACAATGAAGAAGAGAGTGACAGCAAACCCGAATTGTACAAGTATTCGGATGCATTTGACTTTTTGAAGAACGGCGATACTGCGAACTATGAAAAGGTTGAAAAATACCTTATGGAGCATAAAGGTAAGACAAAGAATCAAATGAAAAAGCTGATGCAGAGTGCAAGCCGAACTGATCCGATGTTTGAGCAGTACATTTCTGCAAGTAAGAGCAATGATGCAGATACGACGCACACATTGTACAGGCAGTTACTGAATGTCTACGGTTCTGAAAGCAGATTTAAATCTGCTCTCAGAAAATATCAGGATAAAATCAAAAAGCGACAAGGTAAATAAACAAATTGTGAGGGCAGCGGAAACGCTGTCCTTTTTTGTGGGTTTTAACTTTTTTGAGTTCGCAGAAAACTATATAATGTAATTAACGATAGGGGGCGGCATTATGAATACGCTGAAATTTGAAGTATATAAAAATACCCTGAAACGCAGAGACGGATTTAATCCGGTTCTCGGTGAAAAGAAATACACTAAAATCAAATGCTACTTTATGGAATCCGACTGGGACAACTGCGCTCTTGTTACGGCAAATTTTATGAGCGAAAAAGATAATATCGTTAAAAGTACAGTGAGCCTTACAGCTGATGACAAAACCGCAGTGTTTGACATACCGTCAGAGCTTGAGGGGGATAAAGTCTATTTCAGCCTGACCGGAAGTTATGCAGATAGCAATGGCAATACAGTAACACTCAATACCAACCTTGTCGGAATTAACAGGCAGAAAGGTATGTTGCCGAGTGCTTCAACTGGCATAAGCCTTTTCGAGAAAATTATAGTGGCTGTAAACAGTATGGCATCAAGACTGAAAGATACGCTGAATCAATTCATGAACACATATCCGAATGTTGATGCAAGTAATTTGACTTGGCTCAACGTCAGATCGTTAGGAGTAGATAACACAGGCGCTGACACTACTCTTGGTATGCTTGTATTTTATCCGCTTGACAACAGAACTTTATATTTTCCGAAGGGAACATATAAATGCAACGGGTTAGCCCTCGAAAATGTTGAAAATCTGACAATTATATGTGATAATGCTGAATTTATTTATTGCAATAAAGCTACTGACAACACAGACTCAGCAGGCACAAGTGTACAAAGTACATTTTTCAAATTTACCGGTTGTAAGAATCTGACCGTTATTGACGGTAACTTTGACGGCAAAAATAAAGTGTCACAGATTATTACTTTGATTAATTGCCCAAATGCAAACATAGACAATGTTAATATATCTAATGCAGGCAATGCTTTATCGGCAACAGCGGCAGGTATTAATTTTTTGAGAAACTGCTCACACTTTAATGTCAGAAATGCCAAAATATCAGGCATTAAAGCCGGAACTGTCGGCCCAGACGGATACATTCATTCATTTGGCATTGGCGTGACAAGCGCAGGAAACGGGTACAGTCAACACGGTAACATTGTTAATGTGCGAATTAATGATATTGACGGATATAATTCCGGAGATGTTAAGCCGGACGGTGACGGTATCTACTTGATCGAAAGGCCGACCGATGATTTCAGCGGTGACGGCTATATTAATATTTCAAGGTGCGAAATAAAGGGATGTGCCAAAAGAGGAATTAAGGTTTCAACAAGGCATGTCAATATCTCAGACTGCTATATTGATGTTGACAGCTGGGGCTCGGCAATTGAGGCGCAGTACGGTAAGTTGACATTGAGGGATTCAATTATCAAGAACAGATATGCAAGCTGTCTGACTCTCGACTGGGACAACGGCACTAACTACATTGACAATTGTAAACTCTACGGTGCAGGAAAAGACGAAAGCTCAAAGTACGGCAATTACAAGGGCAATGGTATTGTGCTTAATCAGAGGTTGTCGTCAAGAGACGAACCGTACAGTGATGAGCCGTGCAATATCAGCATTAACAACTGCTTCGTTGACGGTGTATTCTCTCCGATTATTTCGGGATATGACAATAACATCAAGTACAAGTACGGAAACATTGTTGTTGATAACCTTAAAATTGGTCACTACAGAGATGCATCGGCAATCAAGCTCAATTCTACTATGATGACAGATGTCAATCGGCTTGTACTTTCGGATATTATGTATCAGTACGGAACAACAGAAGCAGAAGTGCTGAACGCAAACAATGAGTATTATGCTCTTAGTAATACGGCAGGAACTACAATTAATCTCGGCACACTGTCATCATATGTTAATCCTAAGCGATTGGTATATGACACAAATCTTACCGATGATTACAATGAAATCTTTAAGTTTTATAACCTTAACAATGCAGACTTTGGCGGTGAGACAGCAAAGGTGACAGATGTGCTTGAAGATTCACCGAACAGTGCAGATATTGCCGACGGAACCTATACAAGTGTAACCAATACTAATTTAAGTGTGTCAGTCGCTGACGGTACAATGAATGTAGCTTGTTCAACGGCATACGCTTCTGCATCATATGTCTATATTCCAATTTCAAGCATTACTCTTGACGGAAATGTATTTGACTTTGTTGTTTCTGATATAAGCAAGACAACAGCAGATGTTACTTTAACGCTTGCCAATGCCAAGAAGGCTACAATTGCCGGATTAACTGAATTTGCGCTAAACAAAACAGTAAAATCAACCATTGTAGGTAATGTCAGCGGTACGGCATCGTTTGTCCGCATTAAGCTCAATGCAAACAAAACGGCAAGCCTCTCGTGCAAGGTCAACTTTAAAAATCGCCAAAAGGTTTTAAAAGGACAGGTGGAAGCAAGATTGAAAATTCTTGAAGAGAAAATAAAAACATTGGAAGGTGCAAACGCGTGATAGATTGGATTATACAATATTGGCTACAAGCTCTATTCGGTATAATACTTGCAGCAATTGTTGCGATAGTAAAAACGCAGTGGAGCAAAATTAAGGCTATTGGCAAAGGCACACAGTCATTGCTTAGGGCGGAGCTTATCCGGTCGGGCGAAAAATATATCGAAAGAGGTTGGATTGAGGTCTATGCAAAGGATGCATATGACAAATGCTATCAGTCATATCATCACCTCGGGCAGAACGGCACAATGGACGATATGCATGAGAAGGTCATGGACTTACCGACTAACCCTATTATAAGAAAGGATGAAAATAATGAATAAGCAGAAAATTAAGAAATGGGCGGTTGCGGCACTCATCAGAGCCGCAAAGACAATGGCACAGACTGCAGCGGCAACACTCTCAGTTGCGGTAGTAATGAGCGATGTAAACTGGGTAATGGTTGCAAGTTCAACACTTCTTGCTGGCATTCTCTCAATGCTGACAAGTGTCGGTGGCTTGCCGGAGCTTAAAGAAAGCGAGGAATAACAATGCAAAATACCATTACAAAACGACAGATTGACGAATTACTTGAAAAATCAGAAATTAAGGTCGAAACAGTTTACAGTAAAGTAACCGTTGTAAGTTGCAAACTGCCAAACGGATTTGTCTTAACTGAATCAAGCGGAGCAGTTGACCCAGCAAACTATGATGAAAAAATCGGTACAGAAATCTGTATGGCAAGAATCGAAAACAAATTGTGGGAACTTGAAGGATATGTCCTTGCAAAACAGCTTTACGAAAGAGAGAAACAGTAATGAAAACTTATATCGGAGTTAAAAAAATTGAAGCCGAGCCGATGACAAGAGGCGATTATAATACATACAGAGGCTGGCAGATACCTACGGACGAAAATCCGGATGATGAAGGTTATCATGTTAAGCACGCTGACGGTCACGAGTCGTGGTCGCCCAAAGAAGATTTTGAAAACACATTTTTTGAAAAGGGAAAGAACCTTCTGAACGATACGGCGTTACTTATGAGTAGTGAGGATTACAAGGAAAGATTTATAGCTGAATATCAGCAATTGGTAATCCGTTATAAAAGGTTGAAGAAAATGCTTGATGCTTGGGATAAAGGAGAACTGAAATTTGCTCCGACTTGTCCACGCAACGCATATAATATGCAGATTAAAGCAATGGCAGATTATATTGCTGTACTTGAATCAAGAGCATTTATTGAAGGTATAAAAATATTTGCAGAACAGAAAGCGAGTGATTAAAAATGAAAGTTACTGCTGTTGATGTAAGTTTCTGTCAGACGAATGTTGATTACAACAAAGTCAAGGCTGACGGTATAGACACGGTTATTATTCGTGCCGGCTTTGGTAGAGAAACATATCAGAAAGACGCACAGTTTGAAGAACATTACAAGAACGCAAAAGCCGCAGGACTGAAAGTCGGTGTATATTGGTTTTCGTATGCGTACAGCGTTGCCGAGGCGAAAAAGGAAGCAAGTGCTTGCCTTTATTGCTTGAACGGCCGAAAACTTGATTTACCCGTGTTTTATGACCTTGAGCTTGGCTCTCAGACCAAACTCGGCAAAGACACCTTAACCGCAATGGCTGTAGCATTTTGTGAGTGTGTTAAAGTTCACGGTTATTCAGCCGGCGTTTATGCAAGTGCAAGCTGGTTTGCAAGTTATCTCAATTACGAGAAACTTAAAAAGCAATATGCAATTTGGCTCGCACAATGGAGAACAGACTCTCCGTGTCGTACTTGCGACATCTGGCAGAACTCCGACAGCGGAAAAGTCAACGGCATTAACGGAAATGTTGATACCGACATTATATTTAATGCTGACTATAAGGGCAGTTCAGCAACAACGATTACAACGCCGAAATACTCCGGAATTAAAGCTGTGCAGGCTTGGGTAGGCACAACGGTTGACGGTATCTATGGCCCTGACACGAAAAAACATTTGGTTATGAAGTTGCAGGAAGAACTTAACCGTCAGTTTGGAATGAACCTTATTGTTGACGGAATTTACGGTGTGGGCACTCATAATGCAATTGTTGTACTCTCATACGGTTGTAGAGGTAATCTTACCAAAGTTTTGCAGGGCTTGCTCATCTGTAAAGGGTATGACACAAACGGCTTTGACGGTATTTACGGTGTTGGCACAAATTCGGCAGTTAAATCATATCAGCGGACTCACTGTTTGAATGATGACGGTATCGCAGGCGGTAACACATTCAGAAGTTTGTGCGCTTAATCCAACACAAAATCCAACACGTTGAAAATAAAAGTCAGTATTTATCGGAATAATAAAGCGGATATAACGGGTTCGAATCCCGCCGGCTCAGCCATGAAACAGGCACTTGCAATTTTATGTAAGTGCCTGTTTCAATTATAGTTACCTGTCGAGGGTTATGCTATTGCGTTGTAACGATATACATAAAAAAGAATGCAAAAGATAAATTTTTTAAAAATACTCTTGACCTAAAGTTAGCTTGAGGTTATATAATATAGCTAAAGAGAGATATCTCTGATTTATATTTAAAATTTATATGATAAGGAGCTCTGATTACGATGTATATTGAAAAAATAAACGGACCGCAGGATGTTAAGAAACTCAGTATTGATGAACTTAACGCTCTTGCATCGGAGATGCGTGACGCTTTACTTCACCGTGCAAGTGTTCACGGCGGTCACTTCGGCCCGAATTTCGGTATTGTAGAAGCAACAATTGCCCTTCATTATGTATTTGATTCACCACAGGACAAGTTTGTGTTTGATGTATCACACCAGTCATATCCGCATAAAATCCTCACAGGCAGAAAAGAGGCATATATTGCACAGGAGCATTACGATGATGTAACAGGCTATGCAAGCCCCATAGAGAGCGAACACGATATGTTTACTGTCGGTCATACATCAACCTCTGTCAGCCTTGCCTGCGGACTTGCAAGGGGCAGAGATGTAACAAACGGCGAGGGTAATGTTATTGCACTCATCGGTGACGGCTCAATCAGCGGCGGTGAGGCTCTTGAAGGTTTTAATGTTGCCGGTGAAATGGATTCTAACCTGATTATTATAGCAAATGATAACCAAATGTCGATTGCAGAAAATCACGGCGGACTTTATAAAAATCTCAAACTTCTTCGTGACACAGACGGCAAGGCTGAATGTAACCTTTTCAAGTCAATGGGGCTTGATTATGTATATGTCAAGGACGGCAACAATATTGAAGAGCTTATCAAGGCTTTTAAGTCTGTAAAAGACATTGATCATCCTGTTGTTGTTCATATTAACACTCTTAAAGGTAAAGGTTATAAGCCTGCTGAAACCGACAAAGAAAGCTGGCATTGGTGTATGCCGTTTGATATTGAAACAGGCAAAACTACTGTTAATTTCCCTGATGAGGAGGACTACAGCTCAATCACAACAGATTATCTTAGAAATAAGATGAAGTCTGACAAGTCAGTTGTGGCGATTACAGCCGGTACTCCGGCACTTTACAGCTTTACTCCTGATGAGAGAAAGGCATTCGGCAGACAGTTCCTTGATGTAGGTATCGCAGAACAGACAGCTGTTGCAATGGCATCTGCTATCGCAAAGAACGGCGGCAAGCCCGTATTCAATGTTTACAGCTCATTCATTCAGAGAACCTACGATCAGCTTTCACAGGACTTGTGCCTTGACTCAAACCCTGCAACAATCCTTGTTCAGACTGCGTCGGTAAACGGTATGACAGATGTTACACACCTCGGAATTTTTGATATTCCCATGATTTCAAACATTCCTAACCTTGTTTATATCGCTCCGACAACTAAGGAAGATTACCTTGCAGTCCTCGACTGGAGCATTGAGCAGACAGATTACCCTGTTGCAATTCGTGTTCCCGTTGCAGAACTTGTTTCAACAGGCAAGCCTTGCACAAAGAATTTTGCAGAACTTAATAAATATGAAGTTGCTCAGCAGGGCGGTAAGATTGCCGTAATCGCACTCGGTTCATTCTATGGAATGGGCGAACAGGCTGCAAAGCTTATTGAAGAAAAAACAGGCACAGCACCTACTCTTATCAATCCTTACTACATTTCAGGCATTGACACAGAACTTCTTGAAAGCCTCAAGAAAGACCATGATGTTGTTGTGACACTTGAAGACGGAGTGCTTGACGGTGGCTTTGGTGAGAAGATTGCCCGTTTCTACGGTCCGTCAGATGTTAAGGTTATCAATTTCGGTCTTAAAAAGGAATTCCTTGACAGATATAATCCTGCCGATGTCCTCAAAGAAAACCGCCTCACACCCGAACAGATTGCAGAAGATGCAGTCGCTTTGATTTAA